TAAGACCAATCCCGTGTAACAAATCAGTGGGCAGAGCCGACAAGGGGAATGAAAAATCGGCAGAACGCGACCTCCCCTCCCTCCCGTGGACAACTCCACGGGAGTTTTGATTTTCCGTCGCTGCCCGGGCAAAAAATTTTTAAAAACCTATTGACAAATCCGGAAATCTATGCTATACTTTAGTCATCAAAAGAAAGGAAGATATAAATCATGAAGACCGTTAAGGAACTCACCGCCGAACTGAACGAAGCAAGAGCAATCAACAAAGAAATTTTCAATACTTATTATAAAATGGAAGGCAAATATGCCACCAAAGTAGTTTATACCGATTGCGCGATGCATGACCGCGGATATGATTTCGAATATGCAACTCCCGAAGACAAAGAAAAAGAAAAAGCCGAACGGGAAGCAATCCTTAAAAATCTGATTGACGAAACCGCAATCGAAAAAGAAATTGTCGAACTAAAAAATAAAACGTTCTATGAAAAACATGGCATGACAAGAGAAGAATATAATACACGTCACGCCATTCAGCAATACAAAAAAGAGATTGCAGAACTTGAAAAACAAATTGCTTCCCTTGAAGAGTGGCTTGCAGAATTAAAAAACAAAAAAGTTTAAAAAACCTATTGACAAACCGGGCAAAGTCTGCTATAATAGACTTATCAAAAGAAAGGGAGACACAAAATGACTTACATCACTTCGAACGAAACCCACAACTTCTTTTTACAGAAGGTCGGCAAAAAATGGTACGCAATCGCGGTCACCAAAGAGACCGAAGAGCGCACATTGGCAAGTTTTAGCGCCAAGAAAGTTGCCTTAAACGCAATTGAATCGTGGAAAGGGTGGATGTAAATCCACCCTTTAAACTTGCCATCGTGCCCGGGCAATATTGGCGCGACCCTTTCCACCACTAACATTTTACCATACCGAAGGGAACTTGTCAAGTACTTTTTCGAAAAAAAATTTTTTTTATTTTTTCAATTTTACTATTGACAAACTTAACTTTCCATGGTATACTATCGTTAGAAAAAAGAAAGGAACACCGCAATGAACACCACGATTTTCAAGTCCTTAATCGACAACTACAACGCACTTTCCTACACGCACGAATATATGTTCGGTTATGCCGATAACGGCACTATCTATTGCGCAATCGGTACGGCGAATGATCTCCCCTATATCTGCACACTGGATAGCGCAAGTCGTGGCGCAGGCTTTGCACTTCGCTACAAACCCAACAAGGCACAGAAAGCCTATATGCGAGTGCTTCCGACTTTTGCCCTTTGCTCAAAAGAATATTTCGACACTTGCGTCGCAAATAGCAAGTACAACGCAGGCGAGATTTTCGAAAAACTGGTCACCGAATGGTACGGGCAGACTTGGACAAAAGACAATGTTCCCTTTACAGAAGACGGCGACTTGACCGTCGACGGCGTTGCCTATCAAATCAAATACGAAAAGGCAACTTTCATCAACGAAAAAACTTTGGCGAGGATGCGGAACAAATAACCCGCGTCCCGTCAAATAACTTTAGAAGGCACGGCGATGCCCGGGCGCCCTCGAAAAAAATTTTTAAAAACACTTGACATTTAAATGCGTTTGTGATATACTATATATTGTCAAGGGGAAATGAGAACGGCGAGCGAAAGAGAGCCACTCCTTGAGGGTTAATGGTCGGTGTAAAATAATCCGAAAAAAGTTTTCAAAACCCCTTGACAAACCCTTCGGGGTATGATATACTATAGTTGTCAAGGGGAGAGACACTCAAGTTCAGCAGACAGAGACCAAAGTCGACAAGGGAAAACAGAAAGCAAAGAACTTGAAAGACTCATTAAAGAATTTCAAAAAAATGAAATTGCCCCTTGACAAACTTCAGAAAGTGTGCTATACTTAAACCACAAAAGAGAAGGAAAACTTAAAACCCGCGGGGTGACTTGGTCACTCTCCGCAGACCCGCAGTAGACACAAAGTCAAAGGTCACAAGTCGACCACGTTAGACGGGCACCCGCGTTATAAATCAGTAGACCAAAGATGCCGAGGATGGCACAGTCCGCCAAGTTGGCCGACCGCCTCGGATGGACGGAGCAGAGCCATTCAAAACGACTCCACGATAGTACTGTCGTGGGGTCGCGCCCGGGCCAAAAATTTTTCATATTTTGCTTGACAAAATTATAAAATTGTGATATAGTATATATAGAAAAGAAAGAGGTAACAAATATGAAACGCTTTTTTAATCTATCTGATACTTATCATTTTGAATGGAACGATATTCGCGCGCTTTGTACACTGGCAAATGTGTTGGGCATTATCTGTTTTGGTATGGTCGCTTGTTATTTGGGGCTTGCTATCGCGGCGTTTGGCTTTATCAAAGACCTTTCAAATAAAAATCGACATATCAACGAAATGCTAATGCACCTTGCAACCATTACATTAAATGTATATCTTCTTGCACAGTTTTATTGAGAGGAGCAAAAAATGTTTTACTTAATAATGAACCATCTTTCGACAAATGCCGCAGGCGGACCGCAAACTTTAGGCTTAATTTGTGACATATTGTTAGTTGGTATTGTCGCAGGTCTAATTCTTTCCCATAAAAAACACTAAGCGCCCGGGCAAAATTTTTTTGAAAAAACACTTGACAAATTTATCTTAATGTGATATAGTATATATAGAAAAAGAAAGGACATTCCAATATGACTACAATCTTCTTCGATATGGACGGCACAATTGCAGACTTCTACGGAGTAGAAAACTGGCTTGATTATCTCCGCGCTTTCGATACTTATCCGTATGAAAACGCGCGCCCGCTCCTCAACCTGCAGGTACTGGCTCGTCGGCTGAACCGCTTAACGCAGAACGGCTATGCTGTAGAAATAATTTCTTGGACGGCTAAGAACTCGACCACCGAATATGATGAAGCAGTCGCCGCCGCCAAAATTAAATGGCTCCGCACTCATCTCAAAAGCGTAAAATTTGAGAAAATTAACATCGTAGCATACGGAACCTTAAAAGACTTGTTCAGACATTCCGAAAATGACATTCTCTTCGATGATGAAGAAAAAAATCGTAATGATTGGCAAGGCATCGCGCATAATGTAGATGACATTCTCGAAATCTTAAGGGGGTTGAAATGAGCAAGAAAAAATCAAACAACAAAACCGACCGCGGTCCCACCTTTGTTGGACTTTCCCCAATTTATGAAAAAACCAAACACGAATGCATCGAAAGCAAATATAAAAAACATAAAGGGCGCCAACTCGACGAGTAGGGCGCTTTTTCGTGCCCGGGCGCGGTTAGCCGCGCCTAACTAAACTTTTTTAAATTTTTTAAAAAAGTACTTGACATTTTCGGGGTCTTGTGATATACTATGTATTGTCAAGGGGAGAGAGAAGAAGATAGAATCCTCGCAAGACTATCGGTGGGCTAATACCCCACGTGGTGTAAGAAGCGATAATAGCACACCCAAACCCCTTGACAACTTCAAGAGAATGTGCTATAATAAAGGTACAAAAAGTCAAGAGCGTGCGAGAAAAAAGAAGCACTTAAAAAAATAAAAAAGTTTCAAAAAACTCTTGACAAACTCAAAAAAGTGTGCTATAATAAAGGCACAAAAGAGAGATAAACTCTCAAGCAAAAAAACTTAAGGGTCGCAACCTAATAGCGAGAAAGAGGTACTAAATGACTACTCGTGAATTCCTTAACACTGTTATCGAAGCTAACCTTTCCGAAGAAATGACGAATCAGGCGAAGGAAATGGTCGCCGCGCTCGATAGGCGCAACGCGAAGCGCGCCGCTACTCCGTCCAAGACAGCGGTTGCGAATGAGCCGATTAAGGCTGAAATCGTAGGTATTCTGACCGCTGAGCCGAAGACCGCCGCTGAGGTCGGTGCCACGCTCAACTTAACCACGATGAAAGCGTCTGCTCTGCTTCAGCAGCTCGCGGCAAGCGGCAAGGTCGCAGTCCACGATGTAAAGGTCAAGGGCAAGGGCAAGTGCAAGGGTTACACGGTTATCACGCAGTAACCAAACGAGGGGAGCAAGGCTCCCCTCTTTTTAATCGCGCGAGTTAGCACTGGCTAACTCGCCCGGGCGCGGACAAAATAAAATTTGAAATTTTTATAATTTTTTTATATAATATATTTAGAAAAAATAAAAAAGTTTTGAAAAAAGACTTGACAAATCCCAATATCTATGATATAATCTACTTGTAAAAAGAAAGGAGCAAACAATATGGCAACTTCCAAAAAATCTCTGAACGAAAAACTCCGTTATCGTTATCTGAACCTTATTAGTGACTATCTTCATTCACAGGACGAAGAGGTTCTTGTAACTGGTTCGAATGAAATCTGTATCCCTTGTCTTGATGAAGAGGGAAACGATGAATTTCTTGTGATTACGTTCAAAGTTCCCACTGGTTCGCGCGATGGTGACGCATACGATGGTTATGCACTCGCCGAAGAGTACGAAATGAAGTGCAAGGAAAAAATGGAAAAAGCAAAAGAATCCGCAAAGAAGAAAGCGGAGAAAATCGAACACGACAAAGCGGTGCGCGAAGCACGCGCGAAAGCAAAAGCCGAGCGTAAGACAAAAGAAGAGGGGTGACCCTCTTCTTTTTGCCCGGTCAAAAAATTTTAAAAACCTCTTGACAAATTAGAAAAAATTTGATAAAATAATAGTGTAAAAAATAGAAAGGACTTGATATAATGACAATTTATGTAGGTGTGGTATTAAACGATTATGCCGATGTTGTATGTGTAGGTTTAGATCGAGAAAAGACACAAAAAATACTTGATACTTTTCCGCAGTCTAACAAGTGGATCGATGAGTATGAGTGCGGATTACACGAAGCATTTGAAATTTTTTAAACTGAAAAATTTTTAAAAACCTCTTGACAATTTTTAAGTCTTATGATATAATAAATTTACAAAAAAGAAGGGGAAACAAAAAAATGACTGACCTTAGCAAAGCGATTTATGTAGTTTATTTAGTCAACTCCGATTCTAACGATCTTGAGGATATTGCAGTATTCACTGAACATGAAGCCGCGAAACGGTATGTGGCGGCACAATTCGATGCCGACGATTATAGGATTTGGCCGCAATATTTAATTGATACAAAAAGAAAGGAGATAAAAAATGACTAAAAAAGAAATTATTCTTGATAAATATTTAAAAAATACTATTAAAAATTGTTCAATTTGTAATAAATGTAGTTTGTTACATAATAATTTTGATAACGTTCCTTACTGTTTCTTTGCGTTCGATTGTATTCAAAATAATTTTCAACATTTTCATACGACCGAAGAAAAAATGTAGAATTAAAATATAAATAGACATCCACTGCCCGGGCATTTTTTGAAAAACTACTTGACAAATAAAAAAAGATATGGTATAATAGATCCATCAAAAGAAAGGCGATTTCCGAAAATGAAAAAAACAAAAAAAGAAGAACGAAAGAAACTCGCAGAGAAGAGAATTGAAATTATTAAAAGGTTTGCTTCCGAAATGGGTTACACAACTTGGGAGGAAGATTATATTACGACTATTTGGGGAAAAGGTCGCTTTGAAAGTGGTCGTCCAGCGCATATAATTGAATTAAGCGAAACTGCCGATGTTGAAGGTAATCCATATTCGTGGGCGTGGTATACTGACACTTGGGAAGAAATGTAACCAAATGTTGGCGCCCGGACATTTTTTTAAAAAAACTACTTGACAAATAAAAAAGAGTGTGCTATAATTAAATCATCAAAAGAAAGGAAATACTGAAAATGAACATTAAATTAGAAACTGCTATGAAAATGATGGACATTGTTGCTTACACTCTTTGTCGTACTGTTTGTCAGAGTGAAATTTTTCAAGCTATGTCTAGTAAAGAATTAACTGAATACGTAAATAGCACTTCAAGAGAAATTTTTGTTGCTTTTTGCGATGAAGAAGGAATTGATGAGGTAGAAGAGAAGTAATCCTCTTCTGCCCGGGCGCATCGGAAAAAATAACAAAAAGAAACTGTTGACAAATACACTCCAAAGATGTATAATAAATATATCAAAAGAAAGGAAAAAACAAAAATGTACGTTTTACTTGGATATGATAACCTTTGGGGAGACACTTTACAAACTTTTATGAGAGTTTTTTCTACTTCTGAAAAAGCACAAAATGTTATAGACCAAGATTATTGGATTGATGATTGTGGTAAAAAAAATTCTAACCACGAAGAATATGAAATTCATTTTGTAGTAATTGATGAAGAATATGCAAATTAAGACTTGACAAATAAAACAAGATATGTTATAATAAGTTTATCAAAAGAAGGGAAAAACAAATATGACATTTATTAAAGATTATGAAATCACGGAAGAAATCCACGGAAGTGAAACTTTTGAAGTCATTATTATATATCATTATGACGGAAGAATACAGAAGTTTTATTTAATGCACGAATAAAGAAAGGCGAAACACAATGGAAACTTATGATGATATCCAACTTTGGGACGATTGGTATTTAGAATATATGTATAAAAAGATTGTCGCAGAAATCGAGCGCAGAAAGGAAACCAAAAATGAAATACGTAGTAGATTTTGAAGGTTGGATTGTTGTTGAAGCAAAAAATCGTGATGAAGCGCAGGATATTTTTTATGAATGGGCAGGCGACATTCAAGATGATACATCTATAAGATGGAAGAACATTTTACAGTACCCCGCTTTTAAATGTGAAGGCGTCGAAGAGGAGTAATCCTCTTCTTCTGCCCGGGCGCAAATCGGAAAAAATGATAAAAAATTTTTCTTGACTTTTTTCGTGTCTTGTGATATACTTAATCTATCAAATGAAGGGAGCGTCCTAAAAATGAATTTTTTGGTACTTGACACTGAGGCGACCAACGGTCTTGAAGAGCCGCTTGCATATGATATTGGGTGGGCGGTTATTGATGAAGATGGCGAAGTCTTAAAAACGGAAAGCTACGCTGTTGCTGAAATTTTTCTTGACAAAGAGCTGATGGAGCAGGCGTATTTTGCTGAGAAGATTCCGCAGTACTGGGACGAAATCAAAAACGGCGACCGCAAGCTCGCGCGCATGAGCACGATTTATCGCTCTCTTAAAGCTGATTGTGAAGCCTATGGGGTCACAGAAATTTACGCTCACAACGCAAGATTTGATGACTTAAGCCTCAAGCTTACGCAGCGTTTCATCAGCGGTTCAAAATATCGGTACTTTCTGCCGTATGGCTCGAAAATCTGCGACACGTTAAAAATGGCAAGAAAAGCTTTCGGCAACGATTCCGAATACCGCGATTTTTGCGACACAAACAATTATAAAACGCCGAGAGGTCAGTACAAAATGACTGCAGAAGTCCTCTATCGGTTTATCAGCGGTCAAAACGATTTTGAAGAAGTTCACAAAGGTCTTGATGATGTGCTGATTGAAAAAGAAATTTTAATCGAGTGTAGACGGCGCGGTGTAGTTGATGGGGCACTCTATGAGTGACCCCACCGCCCGGGCAAAGTTAGTCTATGCTAACTTAAAAAATTTTTAAAAAGCACTTGACTTTTCTCGGCTTTTGTGGTATTATATATAGTGTCGAGGGGAGATAGACCGAAACCTTCTGCGGAAGAGTTTCAAAGGTGGGTATACAAGGGCTTCCCAAACACTCAAAATAATAATTGTACAATAAAATTTGAGAAACCCCTTGACAATCCTCTTAAAATGTGCTATAATAAAGCTACCAAAAGAAAGGAAGGTATATAGAATGGCTACTTCTCGTAAATCTCTTCGTGACTCTCTCCGCACCGCTTATCTTGAGCGCATTATCGAACTCTTTCGCGTAAATGGCGAGGAGGTCCTGCGGACTGGCTCTAATGAAATCGCCTTCCCCTGCGTGGATACCGAAGGCAACGACGAATTCATCGTCGTTACTGTCAAGGTGCCGACTGGCGAGCGTGGCGGCGAACCCTATGACGGCTATGGCGAAGCCGAAGCCTACGCTATGAAAGTAGCGGAAAAGGAAGAAAAGGCGAAGGAAGCCGCCGCCAAGAAAGCCGCCAAGATTGCCAAGGACGAGGCTGACCGCAAGGCGAGAGCCGAAGCCAAGGCAAGGGCTAAGGCGGAAAAGGGAGAGTGAAAACTCTCCTGCAGTTGAAAGGGGTGCAAACCCCTTTCTTTTTTTATGTCGAGTTAGCATGTGCTAACTTGCCCGGGCAATCGACCCGGGCGCGCATCCATAACCTTTCATTATAACATAATTTTCTTTTTTTGTCAAGTCTCATTTTTAAAATTTTTTGTCTTCAACTCCCGCGGCCGCAGAGTCTTCAGTGTACAGACCTTAATTACCCGGGCGTCAAATTTTTCCAGATGTCAAATTTCTAGGCAGCTGCGAAATCAAATTTTCATAGCAGCTGCAGCTGGGAGCTGCAAAAATCAAATTTTTACTGAGCTGCGATTGCGCCCGGCTGTCAAATTTTAAAAATTTTTTATTTTTAAGCTGGAAAAAAGTTGAAAATTTTTTTAATTTATATTATAATAAAAGGGGAAATATAAATATAAATATATTTTATATCACAATTTTCTGCAAATTTCAAATTTTCAGCGCGCATTAAAAAAGAAGGAGCTTTTCAGCTCCTTCTTTGTGCATTGAGTAGAAGTTATGCGCGCACATAACCTCTCTGGGTACCCTTACCCTTAATCTTGACGTCAACCTTGTTGACCTGGCCAGCTTCGACGAGCGCCTTCATAAGGGACGGAACAGACTGCGGCTTAAGCTCAAGACCTGCCTCTTCGATAAGCATCGTCGCCGTCTTCGGCTCATCGGTGACAACGGCATAGAGCGCCTGACGCAGAGGCTCCTTCTCCGCCTGCTTCACGGCCGACTTCTCAGCCATCTTGGCGCGCCGCACTTCGTTGGTGTGGTTTAACTTGTCGATCTCAGCCTTGGCATACTCGACCAGCTCTTCGTTCTCGGTTGCGATAACAGCGTTCAGAAATTCACGGTAGTTAGAATACATTGTTTTTTGTCCTTTCGTTTTATAATTTTTTTTATTTTATTTTTCATGAGAGTTAATTGGGTTTTTTCAATTCCCTCTCTCATTTTCTATATATAGTATATCAGATTTTTCTGATTTTTTCAAATTTTCAGTCGTTTTCTTTTTCTTCTGAGCGGTTCGGGTCACATTCGAAAGCGATAAAAAGTTCACCACCTGCCGCATAGTCGGCGCTAAACCACGCATGCGTCTCTAAAATTTCAAGATAAGTCTGAAGCGAACTGATCGCCATCTCATTTTTTTCGATTAAATTCCTAGATTCTTCAATTGACTGCTGATAGTCCGAATATTTATCTATCAGTTCATCAGCTGCAAGGCTGGCGCCTTGTAAGAATTTGAGTGCGCGCCTATCAAAAGTAAGCTGCTTACGATAGGATTTAATTTCATCCTGCAAACCGTCAATCGCTTCGATTAAGTCGTCAGTTTCAAGGCGCCGGAAGGATTCCCATTTAAGACGATCCTGGAGCTGCTGGAAGATAGGAGTAGAACGACTCCAAGATTCCAATTCGATATACGGACCGCCGCTGCGTGAACGAATATAGAAGGTAATGTAAGCTGACATAGTGTGTCTCCCTATTATAAGCCGGCTTCGAAGCCGTTTTCAAATCTCTCTTTCATTTTCTATATATATTATAATATATATTTAATATTTTTTCAAATTTTTTCTCGAAATTTTTTCCGATTTTTTGGAAAATTCCACGATTTTTCCAAGCGACGAAAAATTTTCAAAAATTTTTTTCCGAAAAATTTGACTTTCTGGTAAGTTGCGGCCAGGTACTCACCTTATGTATACCAAAATTCAAAGATCGATTTGTCACCCGACAAACCGTTCCCCATTTTTCACGTACCCGTAATTATAAGCCGGCTTCGACGCTTTTTGGACACGTTCTGCTTTGAGGGTCTCCGGGAACTATTCCGGCCCACCGCCCCTTCGCACGCGCCTTCGGCGCTAAGCTCGGGTCGTCGTTCCGTGATAGGTTCCCTCTGACAAACGGGGGGCATAGGTCGGGGTCGGGTACACTCTGGCGGGGCGCTTCGCGCCGCCACCAGCCCATAAGCTCTATATATATTAAAATTATAATTCTCTTATACGTTTATAAGTAGATTTCTTCGGAAGATTCTCGAAAATTTTGGAAAATTTCAGATTGAGAAATTTTCTGGCTTTGAGGGCGGCCGAGGCATATCCTTTTATGATTCTAGGGTATAGAATTCAAAGTCAGAGCCAATGGAATCGTCAACTACACACGCTTTGGAAGTAAAAAGACGAACGCAATGACTGCCAGGAAGGCAATCAATGCGCCACCCAGTTACAGGAACCTTGCGAGTGCGCAAAGCTGTCTCAAAATCAAGACCATAGCCGCCAATTCCATTGATGTGAACTACATCACTATAGCCACCTACAACACCAACAATTTCACCCTTTCGCGCCAAGATAAATTTCATGCAAGCATAGCCGCTGTCGTGAATTTCATCTAATGGTACGATTATAACAGAGTCAAATCGCTCAGTCGGCGCGAAGTTCTCCATTTCTTGAAATTCTTTTAAAGTGCAGTAATTTAAATCATGTTCCATTTTTAATTATCCTTTTATTGAATAGCCGATAATAAAACCTAGTATCATTCCATAGATTACTAAAATTAAAAGTCCTAATGAATCTGTCATTTTACCTCTGCTATGTATTTTACTGAAAATTCCCAAGAGTAAGAATTCCCGTAATCATAATCACTGCCCGAAAAAACAAGTGGCTGCGGCAGTTCAAACCATTTTACAATTTTTTTGAAATTTTTAATCTCCATAGTTCGTTCAATCTTATCGCAACCACACCAATTAGTAGAAGCATGAGTAAAATCATTAGATTCAAGATCATTTTTATGAGATTTAAGAAAGTTAAAATCAACTAAAGAATAAAGAAGACAGCATCTTTCCTGATTTTTATCAATTCCTAAAAAAACTTGCTTCTTCATAATGATCTCCTTTCATTTTCTATATATATTATATAAAAAATTTAAGAAAATTTCAAATTATAAGCTATTGCGTTGATGGCGCGAAAGGCATCACTCCCTATAATATACACTCCTATGACTTTCAAGAAATCTCATTCTACAATTTGCCTCGTCATCCCAAAACTTTCTTATCTGCCTCCATCTTAATCTCCCATGTAAGAGAATATCGAAATATGGTGGATATCTTCTTAATCGTTTTTTCTTCTTTATTTGTCGTTTATTCATTGCTCATCTCCACACCACAAGCAGGACAGAAGTTTGGTACACTTGCTAAAGGTGCATCCTTGCCCCAATCATATCCGCACTCTGAACAGTACCCATGTTTCCATGTCCCCCTCTTCCTCTCCGGTTGTGCGGACGGTAAATTAAGAATCGTCTGTCTGTCAATGTCGTTCATATTCTGGACAAAACCGCGATGCACTATCCACTCTCCAACATCTAAATCCTCTGATTCTTGGAATTGTTTTTCCATCTTGTCCTCATATTCATACAGTGCTTTCCATAGTGCGTCAATTGCGGCTTGTCTGCTAATTGAATCGTTTATCTTTATCCTCTCACTTGTCAAATGCTTCACAGCCGTCCTTGCAGCAACAAAAGGGCATATTGAAATAGTCATTATATTTACCTCTTAACCTCTAAATTGCTGGTTAAATCCTCAGTCATTGTCGTCTCCTTTTTCTGCCGTCATATCTCGAAAAATACATTCGACATCCTCAGATCGGAAAAAAATTAGCTTGTTATCTGTGATCCCCTTTATGTGATATTCAGTGATTTCGTTCGTAATCTGGTGCTGTGTCAAGCTGAACGATTCGCACGTTATCGGCAGTTCAAAACCGCTCTTAAATCTGATTATTATCCGCATTTTCCTCTCCTTTCATTTCCGCGCCACAGTTCGGGCAGAACGAAGACTCTTTTTGTGATTTACACCCGCATTCTGAGCACCTACACGAAAGAGACCCAACATCATACCATTTTCCCTTTTTCCGCTCCTATTTTGCTAATGATATTTGTGTCACTGCCAAATTGTAGCCATCAACTTTTCCGTCTTGATACCCTTGCTAATATGCTTCTTGTCTAATCCTTGACAGTATTACTTCATCCATCCTCTATACTTTCGTCCTCCATCTTCGCACCGCAATTAGGGCAAAAGTTTTCTCCACCTGTCAATGCGATATGACAATTTGAACAACTATTCGGCTGAAAATAGGATTTCATTTGCCCCTTCCAGTTTTCCTTCTTAATAATCTCACTTACAAATTTTGCATGAACATTCTCTCTGACATCGGCGGTCGGTGTCCTGCTGATACAACGAATGATTTTTCCGTAATCATCAGCCGAAAACGCTCTTTCAAGTTCATATATTGCATCTTCAGAATCAATGTACCTCGGCACTGTTAATATTCTCCATCAATTCCTAATTTCTCTGCCAGACTAAACAAATCATTTCTACTGTAAGAATCATAATCAATCTCGATATAATTATTACATAATAAAAGAACTTCATTAAACATTGTAAACATTGTTATAAGAACTTTTCTTTCAATTTCAGTAAATTGCTCATTCATATTAGCTCACCCATAATATTCAATCGTTGATTTTGGCATATTTTCTTCTTCAATTGCGGCCGCATCATTTTCTGTTTTTATTTTCTGCAATTCATCCAACCATGCCAAACCTTTAGATGTAATTACAAAATGATCATCATCATTAATATAATTACGATCTGCATCACTAAAGGCTTGCCGCAACGCTTTAAAATCAAAGATTGTTTCAACCTCAATTAAATGTCCATCTTCAAAAACTTTACATGTTGCTTTTAACTCAACACAATTTTCTGGTAAATATAAAATTGCTCGTTTTTGTTTTAAATCAATCTCATTTTCCATTTTCATTTCTATCATTATATTCTTTTTCCTTTTTTAAAAACCATATACCAATATAGAATCCTAAAAAGACAGCATTAATATATTGGAGAATATCTATTACTATTTCAACCCACATTATTACTCCACGGCTTTGGAAGCGGCATCCATGCGACCACTTCATCGTCAACCGATCCATAGTGGTACATCTGTTCCCACCATGTTTCACCGTACCTATTGCTACGATATGCCGCGACCATCATATCACCATACTCATTTTGGATAAGATAATATACAAGGCAAGCATCTTCCGCCTTATTAGGATCTGGTAAACCTTCCGTCACTGGTGTCCATTGAGGCTCGACGGGTGGAACTTTAAGTAATCTCTGTCCAGCCCATGTGTTTATACCTACCGCCTCAATCGCCGCCTGTCTTGAAATTGAATCCTCAGTCACCCGTATCTCCTTTCGTCTCTTCAAATATTTCAATTGTATCAAAATTAAACCAATTCCAACAACAAGATAATTCCTGCTCAATATCTTCTTTTATAAGATCAAATGGTTCCTCACTATCAGTTTCAATTTTAACTGTTATTGTTCGCATCGCTCTCTTCCTTGCTTAACCTGATCCCAGTGAGTTCTTCAAACACTTGAACCGCGACATCCTCTGGATATATTCCACACAGGATCCTCAATAACTTCTCTGGTGGTAAATGTTTCTCCTTTCTTCTTTTCAGCTCAGATTCATGCCCCATTTTCATCTTCTTCCCTTATCTTAATAGCCAAACATTGGACTATTTACATCCTCATGCGCCAATTTCCCATATTTATCTATATAGTCAGATGCTTCTCCTTTTGTAGACCCAGTGAATTTAGGTAAAGGATAAGCAGAAAATTCCATCATATCTTCAATAAGCGCTTTTTGTTTATCTGTTATCGGGTCATCTCTCCACCCCATTACTTACCACCTTTCCCAAACATAAACAGTAGGGCCCAGGCGGGGATCTCTGTAATCGGTTTGTCACCGTACGTCACACAAGCCGTAATACTTGTTGCAAGAAAGCCTATTAAGAGTATCCCACAAACCACATAAAATGCTATGTAAAGAACTGCTACCCAATTATTCTTCCACCAATTCTTAAACTTCTTCATTTTTCGTATTGTCCTTGTCTCTCATATCAGCATTACAAAACGGACAATATTCCGTAAAATCCTTTGTGATTTCACCACACTTAGGACATTCATAATAAACTATCCACTTTCCATTCTTCCGTTCTGACTGTCTTTCATACGACTTACAACCATCAACAAATCCTTGAGCATAGGCTTCTCCATAGTGCTTCTTTTTCCATTCTGAATCTGGTTCTGGTTGTATAGATGGAATCATGTTATATCTATTCACGATTTCTCTACATTTCGATTCTTTCAACACACCTCTGCTTTCGAAATCCAGATCAATCGCTAATTTTATCGCCGCCTGCCTACTAATTAAATCATCCATCACAAACTCCCATCTTCAGGATTTCCAACGTCCTGTCCAAACATAAACTCTTCCATCGTATGCTTTAGTTCTGACGATTCGTACCGCCTGTTCCACGCTTCGATAGCTTCTTCCTGCGTATTGTATCGAGTATACCCAATCATTGCTTCGCATTGGTAACACTCTACTCCCCAAGTGTTATTGCGGCTAAAATTGACAAGGCGCAATCCGTGTTCATCACTTTCTTTCGCTCCGCAGAATGGGCATGGTTTTAATTCACTCATCTTCTCTCCTTTTACCAAGTGGGCAGTAACCATTTATACCATAGGGAAGACTACAAGCTTGTTTGTATGGGCTATATATGCAATCTTTGCATCTTACGACCTCAACCACATCAGCGGTAGGTACATCTGGCGGTATATAATAAATCCCATTGCCGAACTTATCCCTGCCCATATGTATAATCTTCGGATTATTTAGATCAATGTACCTCGGCATCCTCTCTCCTTTCGTTAATGAATTTTTCAAACGCTTTTCGATTACCAAAAAGAGAATAAATGACATATTGAGCGCAAACCTCTACGGCATTCTGCACATCTGGTGTTAATGACTATTTGTTAATTCCATCATACACATCCTCGCCATGATAAAGCAAATTTTCAAAATAATGCTCAAGTGTACTCATTTCTCTTCCTCCATTTTTGCACCGCAGTTTGGGCAAAACTTCGTTTTCTTCGTTTCACCGTGCATATTTCGTCCATAATAATCATCAGACACACATATAAAAGGTGCGGAATTTCCACATTCCGAACAATACGTTCTTGATGTATAGGAATTGATTTTTTCGTCAACCCACTTTCCCTTCTTCCTTTCCGGCTGTGCGGGCGGCAAGGATTCTAACTCATCAAGCATTTCTCTAATATCAACGCCCGACTTGCTGCATGAACCGTTATCATCTGGACAATATTTCATAGCAATGTTTAAAGCATCTTCAAGGTATATCAGTGTTTTCATCGTTTTTCCTTTATGAATGATACTTTAGAAGATACTCGTTACTAACTACCTTAAAGCTCTTCCTTCCATCGAGACTGCGAAATACAAATCCTTCACGAGGCTTCCCATCTACAAAAGAATTTCCATTCGCCATTTCAAGAAGCTCATCCACGGTTTCTGGCATTTTGAAGTGTTCACTCAGCACAGGCACAAACTGAAATTGATGTAGATACTTTGCTGCCTTAGCAGAATTCCATCTACCATTCTTAGAATCAATAAAATTAAAAACCGCAAGTTCTCTTTCTTTAAGAGAATAATCTCTCTTCTGCACACTTGGGCCATAAATTTCACCCTGAATTGTGACCCATTCAATATCCTTATTTAGCTGAAGATACTGCTTGAGAAACGTCTCAATCTGATATTTTTCAGACATTTCAAGATAGATGTTTTTATCATAATAGCACTGTTCTTTTCCAGTCTCAAAAACTACATTGCGCGAGCACACATAATAATCAAACCTGTGGCCTTTACGAATCATTGTGAAAGTAGAAGAAGATCCATCAATCTTTTCCGTTTGGATCCATTCATCTTCTTCCTTAATAATCCAAGGAATATTCTGCACCCGTTCCTCATCAGTCTTAACAACCCAATAAGGCCAAATATTTTTACGCTTTTTCTTTCCAAATAGCTTAATAATAATATTTTTAAGCCACTTAATTTTCATCATTTTGCGGCCAATGCCCGCATAAAAAAACTTGGGAAGTTGAGGCTGTGCCGCCTTCGGATCCCTTTTTCTCTTTTCGTCTTCTGGGTCATAATATTTAACACCAAGAAGTTCTGTAAGAAACCGTGATTCGTTATCGAGAGTTCTAACCAGATCACTCGTTTTGGTCATAACACCATACTGAATTTCATTTTCATCAATAACAGAAACCCAACCAAAATCATTCGGGTGCATCAGAAGACCCTGACTAATAAAGTTTCCTTTACCACCGAAAGTATAACGCTGAGTCTTTACCTTGCCTTTGTATTTCTCCATAAAAGCAAACTCTGGTTTGGTGGTATCGAGAAGAGAATCAATCTCAAAATAAACAGCAATATCACCAGTATGGAATGTACCTTTTCTGGTCATAATATGCCATGCACCAACTACCGCCGACTCACAATTATCAGATCCGGCAATTGGCTGAATATCATCAATTTTTACAAGATAAGCTAATTCTCTTTCGCCCTTCTTATTTAACATTATTTATCCCTCTATCCATTCGTGCTCCGGTTCTATAGTCATAAATTTACCTGCCCAGTATATGCTAAATAGCCTACATAGCGCGAGAGGCATGAATACAAATCAATATAGGGCTTATTGAACTCTGAATCATAAAAACCTTCTAACAGTTTTAACAGCTCATCCGCAGTAGCATCCGGCAGCATAGTCGATAATACTAAAATTGCATCGACATCAGTTTTCTTTAACATCAAAAAACTCCTTTCGAATATAACAGTCACTATCTTCATCCCAAAAATAATCATGATCTGCGAAGTATCCACACTCATAATCATCATAAACTTCTTCACACTGCACTTGAGTATCAAAATCGTCAAATATCATTTCAATCTCCTTTCTCAATATCCAGCATAATCAATCATAACCGGCCAACCATCTCTAAAACCCCAGTTAGCTGCATGGAGATCATTGATTTCTCTAGCGTCACAAAACTTTACAAGTTTCATACAATCTTTACTGTCAAAACCGCCAACCATTGCCCAAATTCGATCTTCATTATCTAACTCGGTCGAATCTTCCCAAGCTGCTTCATGAAGGTCATCTTCACTTTCATAATCATCGCGACGATCACGATAATAATTTTCAAGCGTATAAGTATAAAATTCGTCAGACACGCCATCTTCATCTGCATTTACACGCTCCTGCGCGTAAACTTTTAAGCCACAAATTATACCTAAACAATAAGTAGCTGCAAAATATCTCGATAATCCAGCTTCGATGGCGGCCTGATAATTTTCAGCTTCTAACAAATTATAATCTGTTTTTACTAAACTATCAAGAAAACTAAACTTCAGAACCCAGTCGTCTTTATTGGAAATAACAACCACACGAGTGGCTCCACAGGTCACATAGCAACCCAGGCGATTTAATAACTGATGATGCTGCCCCGCCCACTCACGTGCATGCTTTTCCCAGCCAGAAACTTCCAATGCCTGCTCAAATCCATTTTCGACAAGCACTTCTACTAAATCAATCAGGCTCTGCTTTTCATTTTCCGTTAAGGCTTTCATGACAAAATAGTCCCTTTCTCATTTTCTATATATATTATATCAAAAATTTCTAAAAAAATCAAATAAAAAAAGAGGAAGCGCATGCTTCCTCTTCTTTGTTTTTATTAATATACTTTAAACTTTGTCGCGAATACCTCTTTCAGATCTTCCAGCATCTTATCATCTTCGACAAAGAAAATGTCACGATTTTCCTTCACATAAACTTCACCGAGTGCATTTGACATAAGCTGCCCGAACCGCCAATCGGGAACCTGATGCCACATCTTTTTCAGCTCTTCACAAAACTCATCAATTCTATTCGGATCTCTCATCACTCATCACCCATAATTTCTTTCGATAAATCAATCCAGTTTTTATATTGCTCAATTATTTCAACTTGGTTTACATTAAAAATGAAACCACAGCAACCGCAGATAACATAACTATCAAAATCCCTGCCGCCATCGATATAAATGCCACCGTAAACGCCTTTAGTGCCTGCTACCCTAAACTTAACCTGATATGTATCCATGTCTTACTCCTTTACTAAAGTACATCTCGTTAATACGGTCTGCTTGATACCTTTATACTCTGCGTGATCTTTAACCGTGGCCTTAAAATGGCATTCATCTTTTTCCTTATAATAACAAGAAGTAGACCATTTATAAACATTGCCAACTTCATCGTGCATCAGATACATATAATTAGTAGTCGTACCATACCATCCGCTATTACGCTGAAACTCACTTTCAAAAGCACGATCAATCGTTACATGAATATCAATACGCTCGCCAATTTCGCCAACCCAATTACTTGTAGACTCTTCGACGCGTCGAATGTTTTCAGTCCAAAGCGGGGTAATAGCGTCTTTATCTTTCCATTCAATAAAGATGTTTTCTGTCAGAACCTGCTGTTCTGTTAAACGCTGGCACTCATAGCCTTCGAGGGCGGCCGACGCATACCAGCCAACCTGGGGTTTGAACTTGCAACCAAGAGCTTTAAGTGCGTCTTTAATTTCAAAAGTGTTACCAACCACACGGTAGATAACCCAAGTCACAACACCATCAATCTCTTCTTGGCCAAAGCCAGCATTGCGAAGATTCTCACCACGATTAGCGATTGCATTTGCCACACGTTCCGCTTCTGCTTTCTTAGCGCGAGCCTCACGCTGCTTTGCAAGCTTTGCCGCATGCTCGGGAGTATAAATCTTGATGATGTGACCTTTATCATCACGACCAGAACCACCACAATCATAGCAAGTGAACCCCGGCCAGCCTTCCCAACCACCACGACCACCGCAGCGGTCACAAGTCCAGTCGACGAAATAACGCGTTCCATTACGATCGGTACGATCGTAAGACCATCTCGGATGGGCTTTAAGGATTTCTTCTGTTGTACGAATATCTTCCATAGCGGTTGGGTTCCTTTCTCATTTTCTATAAATATATTATATAATATTTTTATAAAAAAATCAATTTTTATTTAAAACAATTTCATTATAAGCTTGCTATATTAGATTATCAATATTAAGAGTAATTTTATAACTTAATTTAACTAAATTTGACATATCAAATACATTCATATGATATCGTCGAATATTTCGATGCCCAGTTTCTATAAGCTCTGGTAAACTATTTGCGTCCTAATTTTTAATTTCTGTTATTTCAAAATTAATTATTGTAGAATTGGAATATGATTTTTTAAAAGCGTTAATCAAAGCTTGTAAAATTGAACTACCTGGAACTAATTTACCATTTACGATAAAAAAAGTATTTGAGTATGTTGTATTTATCCCAAAAGCAGCCATATCTGAAGAAAATTTTCTATTTAATCGAATAATACTATCTAATTTGGTATTAAAAATATTCTATAAAAGTCCTGGACCTGGTTTAACTAAATTATTTAACTAATTAGCGGTGGATTCGTAAGCATTATTATAAAGTTGGTTAAACTAATAAGTACCAAATAGCTAAATCAAAGCATCGTAATAGTTAAGCTACAAACCATTAATTACAAAATTACCTACGCCCATAGTATTTTCTTCTGTATGAATTCCTTCTGACACTGACCAACTTTTTATTTGAAAACCATAATTTCCAAGAATCATATCTATAGGAATTGATTGTCCAGTTCTTAAATCTTTTATAGCTCCAGTAGGTAGGGTGCTGCCCAATAATCGTGAAGCTCGTTGATTATTCTAAGATAAGTAAGAAAAAATTACATTCTAACTTATTTCTTCAACGTAACCTTTAATAACATTTTCATTTTTATTTAAAGCATATCCCTATAAATTTCTAAATTCTCGTTCAAAATAAGGTATAATATCTGCAGATACATTTTGACGAATTATATTATTAATATACTCTCTAAAACTATATACAGTATTTAATATATTAATCTACATATACTAGCTTAATAAACCTAATATCTTATCTCTAACTCCAGGATCTAATCGAATTGGCTGACTCTAATCCGAAAATTTAATTTCCCATTTTCCTTCTTCATTATTAATTGGTTCTATTAAATATTTAGCAATACCAACGCGATCAGATTTTCTAAAATGAGAAGTTTTACCTCGAGAAGTTTTAAGTGAAAGTTTAAGCCATTCGTTGTCATGTTTTTGAAGATCAACATGATCTAAAGCATCATTTAAAGCATCAATAACGCCTAATTTATCTAAGTCAGATGATAAATCTCCAACGAGTAAATCAGAATGTTTTTCAATTAAAGCCTATATAGCTTGTGTTGAATGATTTTCTACAGCACCCATAATGGCGGGATCACTCATAAATGTCTTGTAAAAATTAAGGCCAGTAAGTTTATCTATTCCTGACCATTTAGCTATATAGTCTAATCGAGATTGAAATTCATTTAATTTTTCTTTAGGAGTCGCCCCAAAACAAAGAAAGTCCTCATAAAACTAATTCTCTGTAGCTATCGCTGCATCGTATAATTTTTCTAATTCTGCAATTCGTGCATTTATATAACTATTTTCTTTAGCTCTACTAAAACTATAATTTGTTTTAAAATCATGAATTACTTCTTTAACAGCTGCCTCATTTAATGGCAAAGAACCACTAGTATATCGTGGTGTTTTACTACTATATGCCGAAGTAGCCATTTTCTTCCTCCTAAAAAGGTCTGGCACACAAGGCGCCAGACCCTTCTCTATCTTTATTTAAATAAGAGCTATGTCCTTTGCATTGACCCATCCTTCATATCCGTCGCTCCCAACTGATTTAATCAGATATGGATGAGTCTAATTATTTTTCTAAACGACCTTAGCATTAAAATTAGGTGCAGCTACACCCTTACTATTTAAATAAGATGAAACATAAATCTTTTTACCTGAAAATCTAACTGTATCTCCAGTCTTTGGTACCACAGGAGCTGGAGCTTTTAAATATTTAGATTCAACCCAGCCATAATATTCTCCTGCAATTCGAATATACGACCATCCTGGCGCGTAATCTTCATCACAAACATCAACTAAATTGTTTGGACCAAGCATTTCCCATGATGATAATACATTTTGTGGATATCCATTAGTATTGTTTTTAATTTCTGGAGAGGTGCGCACATAAACATAATCGGCCGCAGCTTTTACAGTCTTTGGTGTAGTAGAAGGTGATCTTGTGAAAGTATTTTCATTACCATCAACCACAACGCCCGTATGACCTTCGCGCCATAAAATATCACCTTTACGAATTGTATATAAATTATAGCCATACTTTTTAAAGCCTAAAGCTAATAAGGTTTGATCTTCGATTGCTGTAACCATTCCCCTGTATTTTGATGCGCCAGGTACACCAGCAATTCTTACGGCTGAAATAACTAACTATGAGCAGTCACAATTTACTTTTTTAGTGATTTTTCGAATGTCTCCAGTTTCTGACATTGCTTCCCATAATCCATAACGAGTATGTTCTAATCCCCAGCCAGTATAAATTTCTCTACTATATCCAATATTTTCATTCATACACGCCTAACGAACAGCTTCCGCAATATTGTAGGCATAAGATGTATTTGGATGTCTGTATATATAAACCCAGTTGTTTCCGTCTTTACCAAGAGTTTCTAATCTAACCTCGCGGCCAGTCTAATCTCCAGGCATGCCGAAACCAGAACAATCTTCCGCTGAAGCAGCATGTCCTAAAGTTGCCATTTATCCTCCTTAATCTAACAAATCTGCTAATTGTGCTATTTCTGATCTTTCAGACTTAATTAAATGTACATATCCAAATAATTTATTTCCAGCTAAACGCTCAACCATAGTTTCAAGGCCTTTTGATTTTTCGAAGGAAGTTTTATCTCTTTGTTTTATATCACCATCAAGCCAAAGCTCCGATCCCGCATCAACGCGTCCCATAATTAACTGTATATGTTCTTTTGTCAGGTTTTCTGATTCCATAGAATATATAATTGCATTACGAATACTGCGGCCACGTAAAAACGCTAATGGAATTACTTCTAATTGATTCTAATCAATCCAAAGCTATAGACCTTCCACGCCGCCGCAATGATCTGCAAATGGCATTAAATATGGTAGCAGCTTTTGATGCTCAGTGCCTGGCAAAGCACCAAGCGGATCAGTATCTTTAACTTGAACGTTATTTCTTACAAAAATAATTTTATCAAAATGACCTTTTGAAACCTATTCCAATGCAGCTATGACGCACATCATTGTTTTCCCACTTCCGAAGTTACCGGTAATAAGTTTCAATGGAATAGAACGATTCTATAATAAGTTCATAGCACAATATTGCTGCGGATTGCGCGGCTTCATTGTCCCACTAAACTCGGATTCAAGTACTGGATATGGCACCTAAATAATTTTATCATTCTGCTATTGACCGTAATCAATAACATTATTGTCTTTATCGGTTATAATTAAATATTCATTAACTTTTAAGTCTGGGACTTTTAATGTCCCTTGATAAAATTCAGAAAGATCAGATTCACTTAACTATTTAATTTTATAACCTGTATAGTCCATTATAATAATACGTCAATACTTTCAATCAAATCGGTCACGATACCATATTTCATAGCTTCTTCGCAATGAATGTACCAATCTGTTTGAATTTTTGACTTAATAACCTCCTCAGGATAAGTGGTATTTTCAATATAAAATTTTTCCATGCGCGCGATTTGAAGACGATAATCTTCCATCGCGGCCTAGATTTCATTGTAGTTACCACCAATACCTTCGCAGGAACCCCTATGTAGGATAAAATAAGCATTGGGTAAAGCATAGCGTTTATGGCATCCAAGATAGACGAGAGTCGCAGCCGACGCCACCATACCTAATGCTATACCGTACACTGGAGTGCGCGATAATTTAATGACGCTTGTTAGAATTTCTCCTACATCCAAGCTCCCGCCTGGAGAATGGAAGAAAATTTTAATTGGTTTACGTGATTCGACTGGAATATCTACATCATCTTGATTCCAGCGAATAATTGCTTGCACTAAGCTAAAATTATCTTCATCGATTTCACTATCCAACCACAAGCATCGATTGTTAAAGTCATGATAGTAGTTTACTAAAGACGGTGAAGCTAGCTGTAAGTTTGCATCACAATCTTCTAACAATACTTTTAATATATCTTCTGCCATCACAAGCTCCTCGATAAAACTATCCTATATATAAGTGAAAAATAATGCTTATTTCTCCAAAAAAATAGCGCGGAACTTCCGCCCCGCGCTATATCGGCAATTTTCTAAATTAGAAAATCTTAAACCACTCTTCAAAAAGACTATTCCAATCGTCATTGTTAGACGAAAAAGTCATATGAAATGAACCATAGTCTTTAACAAACTGATTTCTCAGTTCATTGTAATGCTTCTGCGCATCCTGAACGGCCTTGTAAGCATCTTCGACTTCCTTTGCGCGCTCTTTGCGCGTTTCAGTCAGCTCTTTCTTACGCTTTTCTTCGGCCTCGAGCTTTTCGTTATACTCTTTTTCAGCCTTTAAACAATCTTTTTCTGAATCGTAGGTCTTTTTAAGTAACTCTGAATAGTATTTCATTCCACTCCTCCTTGGAATTTTATTTAGGTTCCTATCCCTAAATTATTTTAAAGCCCAGTTTTACTGGGCTATAATTATATAAAAATAAGTTTACTTCGCCTGTTTAGTTTTTACCGAGGTCTCTGCCGCAATGCCACATATCAGGGTCTTATAAGTTGGATAAACCTGGTTGCCCTGCCGGTGGTAGTTGAACTTCAGACTTTGATTGTCCTATAAATCCGTGTATTGACCTCGAATATTAGCCAATGTGACTAATACCTCTGACAGTAGTTAGCGCATGTTTCATTGGCGATACCTCCTGTAAGAGAAATATATGACGAGTTATTCGCGGCTTTTCACTCGCTAAAATCGGCACATAGGATCAGCGGCCAACACGGGCGGCTATATAGCGCGAGCCGATAATCTTTAAGGTAAAGATTGTACCACACATTTCAGATTTGTTACGCGCCTGCCATTTGTTCTCGGCGCTAATAGCGGTGACAGGACTTGAACCTGCAACCTCCAGGTAATGGGCCTGGCAAGCTTCCATTGCTCCACACCGCGATGAAACTATTCATATAGGAATCGAACCTACCCTCTCCGTCTCCAAACGGCGACGGCGCTCCCCTCCTTGGGCACTTCTGAATAGTAGGGATTACGTACTCCCTAATGGTTTTCCTAAATACAGTTTCCTTGCTCTCCCGATGCGTTTATATACCGAGCCAGGATGGACGCGGTTGGAGTTACTCCGTGCGGTTGATCTGGTCGCAGCCAGAAGTTTATAGACCTATCGTCTTTTTTAGTATCTTCTGTTGTTTTCTTATGGCGTCCCTTTTTTATCGCCAGTATTTTTTGCGCTCATATGGATGGCACTTATTGGGAGCATCGCTCTCCCATCCCCGTGCTAGGCACAACATCTCATTGGCTTTTTTATTGCCAGCATGCCAATGTTGATCTTGATACATTATAAAAGTGGATATAAGGAAGAGTTGTGGAATAATAGTCCACCTCTTGCTTCGGGCCTTATTACGAACAAGATTAATTCCGCCACGTCCAGCGTGGGAAATCAAATTCATGCTGCGTACAACTACTAATCAGCCAACTTATACCCTAAAGCACCGTCGCACTTTATTTTACTTCCATGAGAGAATGTACTCTCAAAAATATATAATTACTGTACGCCTTCGCGTTGCTGCCATTTAATGTCGATATATTTGGCTATATGGGAGATAAGTCTGAGACATGGGGAGCTACCCCATAGCTTCTTACCCCGTCCGTTTTCCACGGACACAGGTTCTTCACCTTTAATCCATAAGAAGATTGATTACTTCTACCTTTCACGGGACGTTCAGAGGAATTTTAACGTTCACACGCACGCCATACTTGCTAATATTTGCACCGCAGATTTCCGCTACTTGGAGTTGCATACAAGTGATTATTTCAACTGCGCAACGGTTTGTTTGGTAAGTTTCCAAGGATTGCTTTCGGCACCACCCGTCCGAGCCTAACTTGGATTCGGCAAGTCTATTCAACTTGCTTTCTATTACACCGCCCACTCGTATCCTACTTTTATCGGCAATTAACTTCAGTACTGGGGCAATGTGACTAGTGGGAGTTCTCTCCGCTTGGGTATGTAATTCACATTACATACACCCGCAATATCCGCAAGTATCCTTGCTTCGTGTCCTACGGTAGCCTTGCCGCCCCATCTCAGCCCGAAAGTCGCTTTCGGTCTTCACTGAGTTACTGTAATTATATATTTTTCAAAGTACTTTCTCTTTCATCTTACATATATATTATATAATATTTTTAAATATTTTTCAAATTTTAAAGGTCTTTATTTTTTAAAACTTTTTATTTGTTTTTCTTTTCATCTTGTATATATATTATATAATATTTTTAAATATTTTTCAAATTTTAAAATAGATTAAAATTTAAAAGTAGAGGCGGGAAAACCGCCTCTACCCTTATTAATCCTTCCATTGTTCCAGGAGTTGCTGAATGGCCATACGCTCTTTATCAGAGCTTGTATTAGTCATCATCTCTTTTAAATCCTTTTTTAAATCTTCTTTGCTGGCATGTCCAGAATAATCATATGACCGCCCATCTCCATAATAACGGGGATCCATATCTCTACTGATATAGCGGCCAGTCATGCCATCTCTCCCACGACGATAACTATTATCACGCATTGAATAAGAACCGCCATCTCTCATATAATAAGGATAGCGTTCAGAATATCCTTCTTCATCTTCATACCCATATTCTTTCATGGCGCAGATCGTCTCAATATCTTTAATAATATCTATCGCTTTGTCAACTCGTTCTAGTTCAGTAGGAGTGATGTCGCCTTTTCTAACAATTTTTTCAAGCTCTTCTTCCAGAAGATACTTTAATTCTTTCATAGCTTTCATCTTTTAATCTCCTTTTTAAGCTGCTCTAGAAATACTTAAACTTCCATCAATTACATTAATTAATGGGGTAGGTGTGGTGGTTGGATCATTTACTATTCCGCTTACATATTCTACAGATACCGTAAAGCAGCATCCACGAGGAACATCTACTGTGGCACGACTGGTTACATTTCCATATTCATCTACCGCTGCGGGAGTAAAAATACTTCTACTTCCTTGTCGATCTTCTCCCGACACAATAATAGCTGTAGCTATTGGAGTTACGGCGCCGCCAGTTGGAATTGCGATATTGCCAGTAAATTCAACCTCATACCGCGCGAAGCAAGCATTGGGATTATTTACAATACCACGCAGAACAAAAATTCCCGTACCACTCTAATGATATATATATCCTTTATTGCAGGGAATAGAATCAATAAACGGAATTGCAGTATTTAAAGCTACACTTTCAACCGTATCTCTTGTTAAATATTCTGCCATAGCGCTGCCTCCAATTACATGCCGCAGCCACAAGTATTAGTGTAGCAGCAATTTGGATTTTGAACAATATAAGCTGGACGTGGGGTTGGTAAGACATATTGTTCAACTTCGTTTGCAAGAGCACGCTGACCAGCCTGAATTGCAGCAGTCTGCACATCTTGAGAAGCTTGCCCGCGAGCATACATAAGTTCGGAGCGAAGCTGCGCAATCGTATCATTTTTCTGTTCAATCTTATCAGCACAAAGCTGATCAAGAATCCGTTGGGTCGATGCTGTATTTGCTGCCAACACGTCCCGCAGGGCCTCATTTACAGCAGAGCGATTTGCGCAAGCTTCAGTAGCTACAGTATACTTTAAATCGGCGATGCTTGCTCTGTTGTCGCAGCAACACTGAGCCTGTTGGGCCTGTAAGCTATTAAAGCCCTATAACAATGCTGTCTGAGTATTAAAGCCACTATTACAAATCTGAGTAGATAAATCATTCAGACCGTCGCGAATGGAAGTAATACCATCATTAAGCATTGCGTCCCTAAAACCGCCATTTGTATTAGAGTTAATATTCTGCTGGCCAGTCATAAGCCATGGGAAATCATAGCCAAGATTGCCTCCGCCGAAACCATTACCCCAGCCGCCGCCTGCAAAAAGTAAAAGCAGAATAATCCAGCCCCAGTCGCCGCCAAAACCGCCACCAAAACTGTTGCCGCCAAAACTTCCTGCATAAGCGGGAGCTACAGGCATATAGAAACCGTTTGTGCCTCCATTTTCAGATAAAGACATAATGTTACCTCCTATAATTTTTGTAGGTTAAGAATTACATTCTATATGTAATCCGTTTATTATAAAAGCCTGTGCACCGACTTTTACTTCATATTAAATAACTATTGGATTTGCGGGTCTTCTCGCATTTGCATTACTTGATTGACCTGATTTTGAGTAATCTATCCTGAATTTAATAAGTACTAAATAATTTCTTGTGGATTATTCATAGTCTGAGGAATATTAAAGCGCCTTGATAACATTTGTATAGGATTCTAACGAAATTGTTGATACATCTACATTAAATTAAATAAATTTATCATTTTTCTACCACCTCTTTCTTAGACTCTTTTAAAATTTTTATTTGCTCCCAAATCTAATTAATTTCATCTTCAAATTTCTTTTGAAAATTATTGTCTATTGAGTTAGTAGGGGTGCGTTCTTCTGGAATTTCTTCTTTTATAAGTCGATATTTTTCAAACACTGGCCTGTCTAGCTGAGAAAAGCCCATAGTTTTAGTATATACATACGGAGCAGTTTCATCCCTAAAAGTAACACTATTACCTGGCGCTACAGGATAATTTCGTGCTTCCTATTCACTACGTACAGACACAAAACCACCATTTTGAATTTGTAAATTTTGATTCGGTGAAATCATTTGCCTCTATAGCGCGGGCGCCTAATAAGCCTGTGAATACATATATGGATTAGCATTATTATAATAATTATCATATGCCATTATTTATTCCTCCTTTTTAAAATAGTAAATTGGAATTTCATTACCACTATCCCAAGTATCAAAATAATTTCCATTCTAGACCGCAACGACATGCGTTCCTGTTGCAAGTAAAAATTTTCCAAATGGATGATCTAAACAAAAATCTTCTACTGTGTAACATTGTGGGCAAGTATTGGGAATTATTCGTCTAACATATCCATTTTTTATTAAATAAGAGCCCCATACGGCATTTGAAGAAGGCATGTCATGCATAAGTAAACCTTCATTACATAGGGCAATATAAACGTCATTCCAGGTTTGGCTTGTAAGAACACTAATTCCACGTATGACACAATCACCCACAATTATATGTTCTGGGTTTGAATTATAAAATATATAAGCCATTTTCGTACGCAAATAAAATAGGATATTAACCCTATTTTTTTATTTTATTAAATTTTAAAAATAAAAGGGGAAAATAAAGATAAGAATAAGGATGGAGAGAGTTGCCGAAAAGCAACTCTGTCGATCCAATATAAAAAGTAAGTTACACCGCATATCCCATAACTTACATAAAAGCCATACCCACAAGACAAGAAGGGGATACAATAAATGATATGCGCTTCCAAGGGATTTTTGTCAAAAGAAAGGAAGAAAGATTATATAAAATACCCTCTTGATTTTATATAATAATTATATCAAAAGTTTCTTAATTTGTCAAAATTAAGAACCTTAATTTTTTATAAGATTTCTAAGAGTTATTTCTCTTTTTATCTTATATAAATAGTATACCAAAAATTTAAAAAATTTTCAATTTTTCAAAGCTCCAAATTTTCTTTCCCACGAATACAATAATATTTAGTTCGTTCTGCGTCTAATGGCTCAATTAACTAATATTCGGACCAAGTGAAATTTGGACTAACTTGGTCTTCAGTAAGTAGCCCACGTATGTCGAAAAAATGACCATCAATATAAGCTACAAAATGATTATCAACTGGCAAATAATATAATGTACCTTGAAACTTTTTAACTAAAGCTTTAGCAAATGGATAGCAATCACCATTCATATATTTAGATTCTATATTAACTGGATCTGCCATCTTAAATTTATCAATGGTTTGAAGCACCTACGTTATCATTTAAATTACGAATCTGCCGATTTACCTTCCGCAGAACACCAGGACTTTTGAAATTTTTTCCATTAGCTTCAAGTTTATTGCGCCGCAGATATAAAATAACTAATTTATCCTAAATTGTCATTGTTTTTACTCCTTTAATTTATAAGTAGGAAAACGGTTTAGAAGACCGTTGTTCTGTCCACTGAGCTACTGGAGTTCAAATGCCTGATCTCGGACTTGAACCGAGAGCTTACAGATTAAGAGTCTGCTATCCTGCCATTGGACGAATCAGGCATGTCCGCCAGACAGGATTCGAACCTGCGATGAACGGATTAAAAGCCCGCTGCCATACCACTTGGCTACTGACGGAAATATTCAATTTGTTTATGATACTTGCGTTTTCGCCTCATGATAAGTACTCCTTTATTTTTATTACGTATATATTATATATGATTTTTATAAAAAAATCAAATTTTAATAGGGGCGATGGGATTCGAACCCATGACCTGCGGCTTATAAGGCCGACGCTCTCACCAACTGAGCTACGCCCCATTAATTTCAAAAAATTAAAATACATAAGATTTGTTTTCGCGCGATTGGTCGAGTATTAAGTGCAATAACCAGGTCAGCACTCTTATGTACCTTAAATTTTATTGTACTAAAGATAAATAATTCATATGTCCTAATACAGAATTAATATAAGTTTGAGAAGGTGTAGTGGTTCCACTCAGATAACAACCTAAAGCTGTAATATAATCACCCGTAACTTTATACCATTCATGCCACATCCACAAACCGACATAAATATTGTCGTATGGATTTATTTTATAGTTAGGGTGTTCTTGTATTATGTTATAACAAAAAGAATTTTTATTATAAACGTGACCTTCCCAAATTTGCATAATTCCATAGTCATAGTAGCCGCCATGCATCTTACCCACACTATTCATATTATAATGTGATTCTTGATATGCTTGGCATAAGAAAAATTTAAAAAAGTCGCGGCAACCCCACTCGTCTAGAATATCTTGCGCATATTCTTGTAATGCAGGATCAAGTTTTTCAATCTGATTACCATAATTAATATAGTAATAATCGTACTTATTTACAAAATTTTCATCTAGATATTCAGTATAAATATATCCGACATTATCGTTATGATAAACTTGCGTCCATTCATTATTCCAATCAAAATCAAGTGCAATAATTTCAGTTCCTTTTGTAAGTGTTTGATAATAATTACAATGTGTATCAGGTCCTGTTCTAAAATATACTGCAGTCGCAGTCCACATTTGTGTTTTTATAACTTCAGGTACCGTTGTAGGTTCTTCCGTTTTAGTCTCAATTTTGATTGTAGTAGTTTCTTCAATTTCAGTATAAATAGTTTCTTCAGTTTCAACTTCCGTACTTGTTTCTACCTCAACATAAGTTAGTTCTTCTGTTGCGGGAACATCAGTAGTTGAATCTATTTCTTCTGGAATTAAATTACGCTATGGCTATCCAGAATTACAACTAAGTAAAATTGTTCCTAAAACAAAAAGAACCAATATTACTATTGCAATAAGTCGTTTTGTCATTTAATCCTCCTATAGCTGGAGTGGCTGGATTCGAACCAGCGACATATCACGGAGTCAAAGTCCGCGGCCTTAAGCCTCTTGGCGACACCCCATTAGTCGGAAGTCATGAAAGCACTACCACGCTTCCGCAGGCCCATATTTATTTATATACCGCAGCAAACCATCACATAGATGAAAAGAAGCGACCTTGGTGCTTGGCCATCCCTGCGGTCTTAGTGGAGCTAGAGGGACCCGAACCCTCGACCTCACGGGTGCAAACCGTGCGCTCTCCCAACTGAGCTATAGCCCCATATATGATAGCTCATTCGGCAAGCCTCGCACTTGCATTTCCTTTGCGCAGAAGGTGTTTTACCTAAGGATTTATTTTTTGGCACCTTATTTAAACTACGAATGAATATGATGATGGGGATGACGGGACTTGAACCCGTACGGTGTTTTGCACCAGCGGATTTTGAGTCCGCTGCGTCTGCCGATTTCGCCACATCCCCAAGTTGCTGATTACTTCTTGCACAAGTATCAGCAAGCACTGTATTTAACGTTTCGCAGTTACCATTAACGGCTTTTTTCGATTCTCCCTTTGTGCAAGAGGGGATTCACGAGAGTTTCGCATCTCATTGTGCGTTTTATTGCAGTCGCACTTAACTGCTAAGCAAGTAGTGGGAATTGAACCCACATCTAATCCTTGGCGAGGACTCATAATAACCATTATACTATACCTGCGCATAAATTATGCCTTATTAAAACTATGCCCTACCCAGCCGCATTCTTTACATACGTATTGATATTGCACTGGATAAGTAGTAAGAACTACGTCTGTCCGCATAAATAGTGGCGCGCCGCATTTTGGACATTCAATCTACGTCTTTTTATAGTTGGTCGTTTCATATGTAAACTTTAGATTTTTGAACTCTTCCCAAGTCATAATTTTCCTCATTCAATATTAATTCATGGCCAGGCGTGCAGTTTCAATCACGCGCCATCTCTTCCGGATTCAACGATTGTAACTGGGGTAGCTTATGCGGATTTTTACATTATCGTTTAGTACTAGGTCTCTCACCTTGTTAAGTTACGTTCTCAATATAATGTTCGCCGCGCTCTATGGTATTTTTTACCATCGCTCTCTGCGTACCGCCGCCCGCTGTGGTGTCTCTCCACTGCTTTCCTTTCCCGAGATTAACATTGTCTTTTCGACTTTTAATGCTTGTCTACCGGCCAAAGCTCCCCGAGGGACTCGAACCCTCAACCTACTGATTACAGGTCAGTTGCGCTACCGATTGCGCCAGAGAAGCAAATGGAAGGTTTTGCACCATGCGCTGGCCGATTCGAACGGCTTCAACTTGCGGACTCGAACCGCGCCGCACCTTCCTGGGCTACCATTGCCCATATGCAAGGCCCAACCCTTGCTGGCAGGGAATTTTCCTGGAGTTCCCCAGCTTCATAAAGTCCACTGACTGATGCGCCTCGAAGAGGGCTGGTAAGAAACTTGCTTCGATATTTGGTCATCAATAACATTCAGTACTGGGTGATGGAAAAATCGGCTGAACATCACATATGTATAATCAACAAACGACTTAATTCGCGCTAAATATAAAACACTTGATCGGGTCTGTAATGTAGACCAATCATTTTGACTTACAACATTTCAGCCAATAGCGGTAGAAATCTTTTTCTGTGGGATAATGCTTAGTGAGATATTCGTTCTCACCACTTTCCCAAAATGCTTTAGCTTCTTCCCACGTCCAGCGATTCACATAATCGTGAATATCCCACGATTCATGAACCTTTTTATAAGCTCCGCCATTAGGAATATCTTCAGCACGTCGAACTTTTCGATTAGCTACCTTTTTCTTTTCTTTGGTGGTTCCAGGAGAACCATCGGTATAGACAGGGGATTTTTTATAAGACCTACTCATTATCTATCTCCTTTCTACAAGCGACTTGAATGGGGATCGAACCCATGACCTCCGCCGTGACAGGGCGGCGTTCTGACCAGCTGAACTACCAAGCCAAAATACTCCACATGGGATTCGAACCCACAGAATTCTGATCCTAAGTCAGACGCGTCTGCCAATTGCGCCAATGGAGTAAAATGGAGACGATAGGAGTTGCACCTATTTTTTGTAGCAGCGCTACTTCTACACTTTTTCTGAAATCATCCCCAAATAAAATTAAACAATCCATTTCGTGCAGCGCCCATTCTTATTATGCTGATTCATTGCAATCGGGTCTTATTTGTATCATCTACTAGATTAGTATATGCGCACTATCTAACCTGCTCAGTAGATGGCCAGGCACACTCTGGCTGGATTATTTAATTTTATCACTCGTCCGGGATTCGAACCCGGCCCAAGACCTTGAAAGGGTCTTAACCTTGCCTGCTAGTCTAACGAGTGAAAACGCCTCCAGAAGGGCTCGAACCTACAACCCTCCGGTTAACAGCCGGATGCTCTACCATTGAGCTATAGAGGCGAATGTGCGCCAGGCTTTAACCAGTCAATTACGCGCACGAGTGTCGGGCCATAACGATATCAGGCGACCGGAGTATTGCTTCCACATCACAATACACAACACGGGTTTGTAAGGTAAACCAATCCAATTGGAGTGACAGGATTTGAACCTGCGAGCCTCTTGATCCCAAATCAAGCGTTCTAGCCAAACTGAACTACACCCCAATATGCGGCACACTTAAGGCTGACACCGCTTTCACCTACCCGATTTGCCCTCGGAGTCGAAGCTTAGGTTAAGATTGTTTCACAAACATTGTTTAAAGAGTTTTTCATTGCTTTAACAAGACAGTCTTTAAAATGATAAATCATATCATTTTCATCAACATTGGCAAAAGCAGTTGCACCGCAATAGGTCATAAGACTGGTATTACTTTCAGTATACTGAATCACAATGATTCGTTTACCTAGTGCATAAGCAAACCCTTGTTCAAAATTTGTGCCAGCAGTACTTGCGCGGCCCGGCGTTATCATAACAAAAATATCACAATCGCGAATGGCTGCAATATCTTTATCAAATACTTTGCGCGCCCACTCTTCCTGACACATATCCCAAGCATTGGGGATTTTAAGTTCAAAAGGACAATAGACTTCCGCACCCATCTCTCGAAGCTGATTAGCAATACTTTTCATAATTGTACGCGATTCCGAGCCACAAGAACCAGCTAAATATATCTTATCCATTTTGAAACTTTCCTTTCCATTTTCTATAAATATTATAACATATATTTTAGAAAATTTCAAATTGCTGGAGTGGGATTCGAACCCACAATCTCTGTCGTATGAAGACATTACTTTAGCCATTGAGCTACCCAGCAATATCTAAGTGCCTAACGAGGATTGAACTCGCACCCACAGCTTGGAAGGCTGTTACGCTACCATTACGCCATAGGCACATAATGCTCCGAGAGGGATTCGAACCCTCAATCCCTTGCGGGCGACGGATTTTAAGTCCGTAGCGTATACCAATTCCGCCATCAGAGCAAAAAACCTCGGCTCAAAAACCTAAAAAATTATATTAGGACAAATAGCCGAGGGGGCACCTGATACGGGTGCTAGTATTTGATCCCGACCGGCGTCGACTCACCGTTTCAGTAGCATCGGTAGTACCCCCTAGTGAGTAGCGCTCACTTTGGTTTGCGAGTTCCCCATAACCCCGATAACCGTAGGGACAATCTCTTATTTTCTCGATGGTGATTGCATCCACCGCGGCAATGAAACTCCATGGCCTTAGGAGAAGAGAAACCGATTTACATTTTCCATTTTTACTTGGCTACAACTCTCGTACCTACCCGCCGCAGTCTACTTTTTATTCGGGGACTTTAGAAGGGTCATGACTCCCTATACTCGCTCTGCTATTAGGCAATTCGTCTACTTTGGTTTGCCAGTTCTACCTTTGAGTTGTTTATCCGACGTCATCGACAGCCAAGTTATTAACTTTTCAAATCGAAGTAAATTTGTTTTTCTTACTTTCGATAAATCTATTATATTATAATTTTTCTCTTTTTTCAAGAATTAACTTATGATAATTTTTATATTCAGAAAGCAATCCGTTTTTAATTGCGCGCCCTAAATTGAAGGGATAATAATCACACACATTGGCTGCGAGATTCAGATGCCCGCGGTCATCATCAAATGAATTGTGAATGTGGCCATGAATATTAAGACAAATATCCTCTAATCCATTAATTGGTTCATGTGAAAGTAAAATACGATCTGCAATGAAGAGCGGCCCATCATAGACTTCATCAAATGTATCTTTATAAGTTGTGGCGCCAGCGTCATGATTTCCAGTAATTAAAACTTTATAACACTTTAAAGATTTGAGGTATTCTTGTTCGCCGACATCACCTAAACAAATTAAAGTATCATTCTTTCCAATATCAGTTTTAAGAGCTGAAATATATTCTTCAGGAGAAGGCCAATATGGGTCTATTAGTTTACAATCTTTATCATTAAGATGCGGATCGCTAATAATCCAAACAGCTCCTTTTTCGGCCCATCGCTGAAATTGCGGGTATAATGATTTAATCATAAGTTTAATTAGCACATAAAATGTGCTGTTGTCTCTCCTTTCACTATTTGATTAGCTGGAACTGTAGTACTTCCAGTGGTCTAAGCAATAGTTCCCCACGAAGGCGTAGTTATACAATTACCACTTAATGGGCAAATACTATTTGTTCTTGTGCAAATTCCACAAGGCAATCTATAAAGACAATATTGAGAATAGTTAAGATCGCCAATAGTAGAATTTGGAATTGTATAAGTTGACGAAGTTGAAGTACAAGCTTCAACTTTATGCAGATCATTTTCTCCCATTATTTCATTTCTCCTAACAAGAACTTTAGGACTTGAACCTAAACCAACGGTTTTGGAGACCGCTATGCTCCCAATTACACCAAGTCCTCAGACGGAAAGGAAGGGATTTGAACCCTTGCACCGTGTAAACGGCCTACACCCTTAGCAGGGGCGCCTCTTCAGCCAAACTTGAGTACCTTTCCAAATGGCTGGAGTTGGAGTCGAACCAACGTGAATGGATTTTCAGTCCACCGCCCCGACCGCGTAGACCATCCAGCCAGAAGACAACGGTAGGATTCGAACCTACGGTCGTCGGGTTGCAACCGATTGTCTTTCCACTTGACTACGTTGCCACAAGCGGAGCCATTCAGACTCGAACTGAAACGCCGCGCGAACGACTACTACGTGTTTTCAAGACACGCTCCTTACCAATTAGGATTATGGCTCCACATTAAATGTCATCTCGCTTCTTATAAGCGAGAATAAATAAAATACCAGTAAAAATTAAATAAAATGGTGCTTCTAAAATAGATTTTCTTCCATCTACAATAAGCCCATATGCTAACATACCCGATAAAATCGCCGCAATAATAACTGTAATAATATCAACGATTTTCCTAAACTTACGTTCCTTCATATAAATTCTTCCATTCTTCCGTAGACATCATTTGTTTTGTCCAAACCGATGGATCTTTTAAATTTCCATTTTTATCAATTAACTCACTACAACCACCATTTAGCATAATAAGTATAGGTTTGTTACAAAATTTTCCACCATTATATTTACACTAATAATTATTACATACAACTGCGTTCATTCTATTCTTTTAAAACTATAGCCTTTATAATTTGGAAAAATACCATTTATAATATCGCTAAGTCTTAATTTACCAGTTTTTAATTTAATACCGCTCCAATATCCTTTTTCAATCATATAACGCGCGGCCTCAGTTTGAGAATCAAAATCCATATTTAATTCATTACAATGAACTTTTTGACTTTGCCATGGCGTTTGAGAACCTTTATTTTTTGTTGAGCCTGGAAGCTGCTCAAACACTAAATTCCCAGAGATGCTAGACAAAACACTCTCTGGCTCTTTGAGCTGCCGACTAATTGTAGTTACTATAGATTGAATTGGAATTTTTGACTGCCCAATATAATATCCATTCTCTAATAAATACTTTGCTGCTTCACCTACAGTATTAAATTCTTTATTTAATTTTTCGCAATAAATTCGTTTTCCTGCAAATTGTATATTTAAAATTTTAATCCAATTTTCTCGATCTTCTATACTTGATATTTCATTTTCATATATTTTAACATACTCTAAATGATAACCAAGAAAATCTTTATTTTCATTTAAGCTTTGTTTTATTTTATCGTTGCAAAAACGAAAAGACCAAGAAGTTAAATTGTGTAATTCGCGCGCCATAGCTTCAGCGCTATCAAAAAATAAATTAGGCTCAATTATATGAACACTATTATACCATCGAGTATGTTCATGAAATTTTATACTCTGTCCATCAGGGGTACCATTATAACCATTTTTATATGAATTATAATATTGAACCCAATAAGTTTCTCGTTCAAAAATTTGAGATAACGGAACCTTTTCAATTTCAACAATTTTAAAATGCTGCCAGCCTAGCTCTTGAATGGCCTTATGAATTCTAGACGTTGATCTTTTTTCAAAACAATGCTCTGAAAAACGATCTTCTAAAGATCTAGTTGTTTCGCCAACATACACTTTATCATTTATATCATTTATAATTTTATAAATATATCCAAATTGTTCCATTGATACCTCATACTGGGGTAGTAGGATTCGAACCCACAAAGGGAGGGTTAGAGCCTCCTGTCATGCCATTTAACGATACCCCAATTATTTACTATGCACATAGCGGGCGCCCTTTAAACAGGATACTATCATCGCCGAACCATTTATTTGCAATAGTTGCCAATAGCTCATTAGTTCCTGCATCAAATACTACATCATCAGGCGCGACATAAGTGTCTAAATATCTTGCGTAAGCAAGCCAACAGATTTCTGTTGGGGTTATCTATTTAAACGTGAGTTTCTCACGCCGCAGCCTGATGCAAGTATCATTATATAAATCTGCCCACTTGTTGATCACAATCGGCTTGACTTTCCAAGCTTCAAAAGATTTTTCTGTACCAATAATCACTATTGTACTCCTAAGTAAACTTTTTAGTTTATATTTATATAATATTATAATTTTATAAAAAAATCAAATTATTTTAATGTAGTAAAAAACAATAAAAGAAATATCTATTCGTCAAACTAAGGTAATGATCCTACCCAACCATAAAATTGTTCAGATAGCTGTTCAAACATTCTATCAAATCTTAAATCGTATGAAAATCTTGGATTTAAATGTTTTTCAATATTTATATTTAATAAATCTATATTTTCCGCTTGGAGCTGTAATAATAAAATTTCTTTTACTTTTTCAAATTCCGTTTGTGTAACCTATTTATTAAAAATTTGATACTCAGCATTTGAAAGATTATTACAAAATAAACAATGATTAGAATTTTCTACAAAACCACAAAAATAACTGTCTTTTGTATTATTACTTTTATACATAAAATGACAATCTTCAAGTAAAAAGCTGGAATTAATTACGCTAGACCAATTTATATGACTACTATTAATTATATTATTAGAATTTGAAATATCATCAGAATCAGCTACATTTTCAGAATAATTTATATTTTTACTATTTATTATATTTTTACTATATTGAACATTAACTGAATTAACAATTTCAGAACTTTCAATTACTTGTTCACACTAATTTATATAATTTGATTTATTTATATTAATACTATTATAAACCCAATTACTATCTGTAATTTTTGAGCTGCGCAATATGTGGTCGCCGCAACCAAAGATTTGACAATGCTTATTATAAATTTTCATTTCCTCATCATTAAAATGAAAATAATGACGCGCAAAATAAAAATCGTCTAATTCCACATCGGGATCGTCGGCTAGTTCAATTAAAGTAGCACCATTAGGATACTTCTCTAACAATTTCAGTCCATGTTCGCAAGCCTATAGTTTTATTAATAGTTCACGTGTAATTATCATTCAACATTATAATGGCGTCCGTAAAACATTGCCATCTTTATCCTCCATGTAACTAAAAGGAAATTCATGCTCATGCATAATATATTCCATTCGAGTATTTAATAATTTAATAAGCGCTCTAGTCTCAGCATTATTTTCATAATAAGGAATTATATATCTCGTATTTTTACCAATTAATTCAGCGCCAAGTCGATCACGAGAATAACGTAAATAATCTGCATAACTAAGGTTTAGAAGGCGCGCGACAAATACATTGTAAGAACCAGAAATACCATTTGGAAAAAGAAACAATTCATGGTTCATACGAATGATGTATTTATTTTTGTAAACCGGAGATTCTTCTAAATAAAAATACTTTTTCATACTTCTAATTCCTTCCACAGCTCACGAATCTCTCGTTCTTCATCTGAAGTTAATGTACATAATGGACCCCAGTCATCACAGCGAAAAAGAGTACTATCAAAATCTGGTAACGGACGGTCAAATCTGATAAAAGTAGATTCATCTAAATCAGCCCAATCTTTGATAACATATTTTTTTACTGTAGCAGGACTAAATCCAGTAGCACGAGCTACAGCAGCATATGTTTTAAATTTTACATAAAGCTGATTGATTTCTTTAATTTCTTTTTGAGTGATAACTTTCATAACTACTCCTTTAATATTTCTGATTATATTATATAAAAATTTTAGTCAAAATTCAAATTTTGGGTTTCAAAAAGATTCCTTCCTTATTAAATACGCGCAGACGCACGCGAAAATAACATAAAATATGAAAATTTTCAAGTTTTAAAAAGCATTAGAAAATTTGAAAAATTGTGAATTATTTAGTATAATATAAGTAATAAAAGGAGTATTATTATGGAAGAGAAAAAGTTTGATAAAGAATATTTTGAGTTCCTTGATAAATTAGTTAATGTAGCATTTTTAAATCTAAATACTATTTCTAAAAACGATGGTATCATTCGTTTTTCTGATGTGCATTATGAAGATGAAAAACATTGGGCGATGTTAAATATCATTAATTTAGCTTGTCAAGTTTTAAAACGTGAAGCTTATTTAGATATGCCTTTAATTTCCTATTGGAAAACACGGCTTCGATTTCATAACCGCAGCATAAAACGTGTTAAACATAATGGCGGTATGAAGCTTGATCGTTTCATTAGCGATATTGAAGATGCCAATTTAGAAAAAGTGGTTGATCCATTTTATCACATTGCACAAAATTATTATCCAAGAAAGAACAAATAATATGAAAATTTATACTGATGGTGCAACTTCAAATAATGGCTACAAAGGCGCGAAAGGCGGCTGGGCCTGGGTTATTGTGGACAATAATAATCAGATTGTACTTCAAGGGTGGGGATCTGATAGGGAAGTTACAAATAACCAATGTGAACTTCGAGCATTAATCGATGCTTGTGACGCTGCATCGAAGATGTATCCTATGTACCAACATTTTGATGTTTATAGCGACTCTGCATATTGTATGAATTGCTACTCTCAAGGCTGGTGGAAAAACTGGATAAAAAATGATTGGTTAAATTCTAAAAAACAACCAGTCGCTAATAAAGAATTATGGATTTGTTTAATTCCATATTTTGAATCAGATATTTTTAATTTTTATAAAGTAAAAGGCCATGACGATGACTATTGGAATAATTATGTCGATCGCAGGGCTGTGGAGGCAAAGGAGTTTAATGGTTGATATTATTATTCCAGTATATCATTCAAAGAAAACACTCCCAGCAGTTTTAACATCATTACTAATTTAGACAACCAAAGACTTTTTTGTAACGCTTGTTAATGACTGCGATGGAGAAGATTATACCGATATTATTGAAGAATTTCGTGAACGTAGCTTAACTATTAATTTAATTACGTTACCTGAAAATGTTGGGCCGGGGCTCGCGCGCCAGGCTGGCATGGATGCAGATAATACGTCAGAATATTTTATGCTTTGTGATTCTGATGATTTAGTTCTTCCGCAGGCCGTTGAATCACTAGCACGCGGCATTGAAAAAGAAAAACTTGATATTATTAGTTCAAGTTTTGTAAGACATCAAGAAGATACTAATCTTTTATAGGATGTCAATACTACTGCAATTACATGGTGTGCTGGAAAAATTTATCGCGCGAGTTACCTGAAAGACAACAATATTCGTTTTCATCCTAATTTACGACTGAATGAAGATTCATATTTCAACGTCGTAGCATGGAATTCGACTCAACGACGCGGGCAACTACATGAAGTCACGGTTTTAATGATGGATAATCCAAATTCATTAACGCGCAAAGATGGATTAAAAGGCTTTTTCAAAAAAGGCTGGGAACAATATATCCTATCTCAAGTCGATGGTCTACGCGATATTTATAAACAAACATTACATATGAACCCCTCTATCGCGGCGCGTACTTTGGTTTATTTATATAACGAAAGTATGATTGCAATGCATTATGATTTACCTACAGAAAAAGCTCAATACTATCTTCAAAAGCTAGATACACATTGGTTACATGAGGCTATGGATTAGTTAGATTTTTGGCAAGAGGTAGAACGTAGTTGTAAAGGTATTATTTTCTTTTCAAATGAAGCCATTTTTCCTGAACTTAGTTTTAACAAATGGCTTGAATGGGTAATTCGTAAAAAGTAATGAAAAATATTTTTATTGTAAATGGTTCTCCTGGATGTGGAAAAACTACTTTTGAAGAAATCGCCGCAGCAAAATTACATTAGGTATATCGACCTACATTAATTTGCTCTACTATTGATTTTGTAAAAGATATTGCAAAAGAGTGCGGCTGGGATGGTACTAAAACGCCAAAAAATCGTAAATTTTTATCCGATCTAAAAGATCTCTTAACCGAATGGGGCGACGTTCCCTATAATAAAATTTGCAATGATTTAGACTTGTTTTATTTTCACCTTGATTAGTATGATGTCGATCCATCTTGTGGGGTTGTATTTATTGATTGTAGAGAACCCGCCGAAATAAAAAAGCTTTGTGATGGACTTGGCGCGAAATCGATTTTAATTGATCGTAAAGATGTTGATGAAGAAGCAAAAACATCAAATCATGCTGATAATGAAGTTTATAATTATGATTATGATATTATAATTGATAACAACGGCAGCTTAAAAGATTTAGAAAATAATGTAGTTGATTTTTTAAAAAAAGACCTCGCTTAATGCGAGGTCTCTTTTTATCACTCATCATCTTCAATTTTTTGTCCGGCCGGTACAACTTTCCAATGACGCATTTCTGCGTAAATATCATCAATAAAAGTATTGCCTCCACCAGAATGATAACCTTCATAAAGCTTATCAAGAGATTCTCGTTCATATTGATATAACTATTTGACATCTTGACGTTTATAATAAATCTTTACAATTTCATTGCGCATTAAATCCAGTTGCGCATCGGTTATCAACTTTTGTGCATCTGAGACTTTTTGCACCTTCTTATTCGTACCTCTTGCGGTTAAAATCGTAGTGAGGAGCAACGGTATGACAGGAATCGCTGCGACGATGATTGCGGTCCAGTCCATTTGAATGGCCTCCTACATTTTTCTCACTATTAAGTAGAAAAATAAACCTTACTGTTTAGACTTTTGTAGTCTCCAGACTTCATCATTATGGAATTTTGACCGTGCAAGAAATTTATCCTAAAAAATATCATCAATTGTATTTATATTCCCCATTTCCCAATATGGTATACAATAAGCTTTAATGTTATTGGCTAGACAATAAGCTAATTTGCGGCGGTCACGTTCTTGAGCTTTTAAAAAATCTGACCGATTTGCATAAAATTGTTTAGTAAATATGTAGTGCTGCATCCCCTGAATTTCAAGTACACAATTCTAAACTGGAAGATAAAAATCAAAGCGATATAAACCGTTATAGAGATCTTTAAATTGTTTTTCCTATTCAAACTGTACGCCCGATTCAACAAGAATCGAGCGTACAATTTTTTCAAATGAACTCATCATTAACATTTCTCTTCATTATAAAAATAAAAATAATATCCTCCGCCATAATGTGAATGATTAAGCGCATATGAAGGAAGACTATGATTTATATTTAAAGCTTTAGGAAAATTATAAATATATACTATCATTGAACTTGTTCCATTAAACACTCATTGGGATTTTTATCTAAACGAAGATTAACTAACCGTGGATGTCGAATGCCTGTAAATTTACCATTATTATCTCGCATTAATTGCATACCTGAGATTTCAGCTACTTTTCCTTCATAAGATTTCCAATTTTGTAACATTTCTTCGGTTAAACCGCTCAATGAACCAATAGGAATATATTTTTTATTATTTAAGTCATATAATCCAATAATGAAAGATCCGGCCCATCCATTCCAGTAGGTCTTTGTGACCGGTTCAATTGGATCCCCATCACTATATCGCTTATAGAGCGCGCCTTCTAACTTTTCTCCAGTTCGAAGGTCTTCCCACAACCGCCAGCTCATAATTTCTTTACCAGTGTAAAGACGAGTTGGCGGATTCGCGCCAAGAATTACAACATCAAGAGTTTCTTGAAGTTCTTTTTTAACTTTAAAAGTCTGCCGCGCCGGACGCTTACCTGGCTGGTAACAAGTTCCTTTCTTCGTGATGACGATGCCTTCGCCGCCGGCTGCAAGAATAGACTGAAGCTGCTCCCAAAGCTCGGCACCTTCATAATACTTGGCGAACTCGACAAATTCGGAACTCCAACCATTACTGATCTCATTAAGAAGTGCAACTCTATCTTCTATATTAGACTTATACCAGGAGTTCTGCGCGAAAGCAAGTACATCAAAAATATAATAGTGAAGTCTTTCTCCACTTTCTTGGCGCGCGACTGCTCTTTCTTTCAAACAACCCATAATGGTGGTCACATGATTTGAACCTTCGTTATTCGGAAAATAAATTTCTCCAATTAAACAAGTCCCATTTGGGAGATTATCGAAGAAAGAATGCAGTTGTGGAACCCAATCAAGTTTATTGAGATAATCACCGCTCACGCTTTTACTGCGGCCGAGCAATTCCATATTACCATCTTCATCTTTCACAAACTTGTAGAAGGCGCCATCCATTTTACGGGCGCCGATATAATCGCCAGAGAAGATTGCGTTCTGCACTTCAGTTTTCTTCCGATTATCGTCCCACGACGCAGGCGGCGTCCAATAACGCTGCGGTTCAAGCTCGTGAAAATTAACACTATCAATATAATTCTTCATGATAATATTCTCCTTATTTATACTATAATTATACTATAGTTTTTTAGAAAAATCAAATTTGCAAACTTGAAAATCACGGGAAATTTTGATATAATATAATTAAAGAAAATAATGGAGAATAGTTTAATGTGGTATATATACATTGTTTGTGCAATATTAGCTATTACGCTAATCATTTATATTATTCATTACAACAAGGAAAAAAAGAATCATTTTCACAAATATGAGTAGTAGTATGTATAGCAGTTAAATGATAAATATGCAGATATTACTACATCTGTAAATGCGAAAATAAATGAGCTTAAAGACCTTGAGCATGAAATTAATATTAAGTCTGATTTTAATGAATCTTTAAAACAATTTCGTGAACAAGAATTGGAACGAATAATCGCTGAAGAAAAAGATCATAAAATTCACGAAATGAACAATGAAGTTGCAGAATGGGCAAAATCAGCACAGACTGCGGCAACTCAAAATTACTATGAAACAGTTAAATCGCTTGACCGCGAGCGCGTTGTAAAAGAAGAATAGTTAAAATATACAGTTACCAAATTAGCTGAATATCAATCTAAGTTTGATGCTGTAAATAAAGAAATTCTTAGACGGCGCGCGATCGAAGAAAAGAATGAATTTTATTGTGTTCAGCTTACCAATGCCGTAAAAGAAGATATTGCAATTTTAAATGAAATTCGGCCACGATTGTCGAGTGTTGAAATTTTTAATAAATTTATTTATGACAATTATATTTCGCGGCCAACCAAAGAAATGATACAGAGAGTTTTAGTAAATCGAAACCCTTCTGGTATTTATAAAGTAACAAATATTCAAACACATGAGAGTTACATTGGTAAAAGCGTAAAGATTGCTGATCGTTGGCAAAACCATATTAAAGCTGCAATGGGATTGGGTGGAGTAGCTGAATCTCAGTTTTAGCGCGCTTTAAAGAAATATGGAGTTGATGCTTTTACTTGGGAAGTAATTGAAGAAGTGCCAAAAGAAGAATTAACAGAAAGAGAAAAATATTGGATTACATTCTATGATACAAAAACATATGGATATAATCAGAGGGAAGGTTAATGCAACTTTCATTAGCACAACAAGATATTATAAATGCACCTTACAATCGAATTGTAGTTATGGCAAGTGCGGCGAGTGGTAAAACAACTTTAATGACAGAAAAAGTTAGATCGCTTTTGCGCAACAACGTTGATCCGCGACAAATTGCAGTTATTACTTTTACAAATTTAGCTGCATCAGAATTACGTGGACGTCTTGGAAATGACTATAAGCCTGGTTTATACGTTGGAACAATACATTCACTTGCCAATCAACTTTTAAATATCGCTGGGATTTCAACCAGTTCAATTCTTAATAAAGAACAATTTGATAAATTATTTGAATTAGTAAAGAAAAATCCACATTGTGTTAAACATTATGAATGGGTTTTATTAGATGAAGCTCAAGACTCAGATGAACATCAATTTGAGTTTATTTTTGATATGATAAATCCTGATTGTTTTTTTGTTTGTGGCGATGTTAAACAATCAATTTACCAATGGAATGGTGCAAAGCCAAAATTATTAAAAGCGCTTGCAGCGCGGCCAGACGTGCATTCTTTTGATTTGCTAGAAAATTATCGTAATAGCATTAGAATTTTAGAAGATGCTCGTCGAATTATTTAGCGTTCGGGTGAAATTGATAATTCTATTCCAATGCGACAAGTAATGGGAATAGATGAACAAATTAGACTTGATGATTATGACATAATCTCACGAATTGAGGCTCGGCCGCCATATAATCAATGGGCAATTCTGTGTAGATGGAATAAAGATGTTGATAGATTTTCTGCGACATTATCTGAAACTGGTATCTCTTATGAAACTTTTAAACAAGCTCGTATGACTAAAGATGATATGGATGAACGAATGAATCGTGATACTGTAAAAATTTTGACCGTACATAGCGCGAAAGGCTTAGAATGGAATAATGTAATGGTTTATGGGACTATGTTTAATAATTATCATTCAGATGATGAGATTAATATTAGTTATGTCGCGGCTACGAGAGCAAGAAATAATTTATTTTGGATTAGTAATAAGCAAAAGCGTAGAACTTATTTTTAAATTTTTTACTTCTTTATAGAATAATATTTCTTAAGGAGATAGACCAATGGTGAAATGGAAAAAAGGAGACCTTGTCACCGCTGAGGATTTGAATAGAATTGAAAATGAAGTCGCGCAAGGAAGCGGGATTGCTGTATTTCATACGACTTATGATGCTTAGACTAATTCAATGTCAAGTATAAATTATAATGATTTTATCGCTGCTATAAATAATAATTAGGTGCCGGTATTATTTGTTTATTAGGATGGAACAACTCTCTTATATTGTTCGAATACAGAGTTTAATGATTCGTCAAAAGAGGTAAGGTATTATTTTGGTGAATTTGTGTTATATCCAGATGGAAGTATTGAAGTGCCTTTAGATTAAAAGGAGTTTATAATGTCATATACAAAACAAACTTGGACAAATGGGGATACTATAACCGCCGCCAAGCTCAATCATATAGAGGACGGGATTGCATCTTCTTCGAATGTAGTGATTTTTGAAACTACGATGTCTAATCCATCATCTCCTACTTTTACAAGTATAGATTATCAAGAGTGTTTAAGTGCCATTAATAATGAAAAAGTAGTGTTGTTAAAAGTTAATTTTCAAAATATGTCTTCTCTTGTTACATTTAACTACTTACATCCGAATACTGGTTCTATTTTTTTTACAGGCAGTATGAAGTTATTTCTAAATACAAATGGCAATTTAGAAAGAGAGGAAGAAGGGGGAACTCTTTAATGTCGTACATAAAAACAAATTGGATAGATGGTGATATTATTACTACCAACAGACTAAATAATATAGAATAGGGAATTTCGAATATGGAAGTGGTTAAAACATTTGAAACTACTTATTCTTATGATGAGTCTACAGATGCTCCCAGTTTTACAGATATAAATTATTTAGATATCAAAAACTCGTTACAACATGGAGAGTTAGTTTTTGTATTTATTAATTGGCCAGAAGTTGGCACTGGAGATCATTATGTACCTGCATATAAGGGAATTTACTCATCTGTGCAGTATGATGAAGAAACAAAATTCATTTATGTTAATATTTATAGTAGTTAGCTAATAATTTAGCCAGATAATTCAGTTCACCCTAACCAAACACCCGAATAATTTCAAGGAGAATAAAAATGTATAAATTAATACAACATGGACAGGTCGGCGATTTATATTATGCCGATACCGATGGATTAGAAGAAATTGTTGCACAAGAAAATCTTCGTTTTGGCGATAGAATTTATTGCATTTCAACTAACGTAACTTATAACGTTGGTGCTGATGAACAGCTACACGCTGAAGGTGGAAAAACTGTAAGCTTTCCTTCAGTAGAAGAATCATTAGCAAAAATTGCGGATACTCTTTATGACACTAGCGATGATGATACACTAAGTCCTTCTGGCAGCGGCGTGATGACTTGCAGAATCACTGTAGATCCTAGTTCGGACGATATTCTATATCTTGACAAGACATATAGAGAGATCAGTGATTTTGTCGCAAATAATGGCATGGTACAGGCTGTCATGGAAGTTTCGAATCCTGATACTGAATATCGAACAACCATTATTTATCTTCTCAGCAGTTTTAGGCGCCCCTCTGTTGAAGGACACTATTTTGTCCAGTTTCTTGGGGATGGAGATACGATAGAGTTTTACTCATCAGATATTGATGGGGTTCCTAGCACCACTCCTGATGTAGGACCTAATAGCTAATTAATTTAAAGGAAGACGTATGGCAACAACATTTAAAACAATATAAAGGAAACTTCAAAAATGGACTATTCACTTGTATTTAATGCTCAATATTATTCATCCAAATATCCTGACCTCAAAGCCGCATTTGGTACAAATGAAGCTGCTTTATTAGCCCACTTCACCGTCTATGGTATGAACGAAGGGCGCCAGGCAATTTCAACATTTAATGTCCAGTATTATAAAAGCAAATATCCAGACCTTCAAAAAGCATTTGGAAATAATTTAAAAGCCTATTACCTTCACTATATAGAATATGGTCATAAAGAAGGTCGTGAAGCATATAAAAAGTCCGTCGTAAATACCATTTACGGCGGCCGAGACTATAAATTGGTGTTTGATGCTGACTACTACTCAAACCATTATCCAGACTTAAAAGCTGCTTTTAAAGATAATGCAACTGACTTGTTCAACCATTTCATTACTTATGGTATGAAAGAGGGTCGCCAAGCAAGTCAAAATTTTAATATGGAATATTATAAATCAAATTATGTTGATTTACAAAAAGCCTTTGGCGCCGATAACACCCAATATTATATTCATTATATTGACCATGGTGTAAAAGAAAAACGAATTGCAGATAAACTTTTAACTTGGCAAAAAACCTACCAAAGCCCAACTGGTTCAATTATAATTACGCGTGAAAAAATCGAAAATGTAAATGTATATTGCGCGCATTTAACTTTTAAAGATTATAGTCGCCTTAAAACTTACTACCATCCTACTGCCACAACTTCGTAGGCGGCCGGCGCAACAAAAGCTATATTCTGTGTCAATGGAAGCGCAGCAAAAATCAATGGCAGTGGAGAAATGCACGATAGAATAATCCCAGATTTTTCAGCTGAAAAATATTGTACTCCAGCTTTATATAGTCAAGATACAGGGCTTTTATTTCCTGGATTTGGTGGCCCATATAAAAATATGAAGTTAAAAGTTATTAGAGATAGGGGAATTGCAACCGACACTCTAGGCTTTGGTTATGCCTATTTAAAAAATGGAACCATTACCATCTCTCAAGGTGGCTCGCGCCGTCCAAGAACATTCATAGGTACAAATGAAAAGCCGGGTGATATTTGGATTTGTGTAGCAGAAGGAGATGGAATTAATGGAGGTGGACCTGGCCTAACTGGATATGACTGCGCCAATACCTTAAAAAAGTTGGGTTGTACGCTTGGATATCCACTAGATGGCGGTGGCTCCTCGACGATGGTTTTCCAAGGAGAACTTTTAAACACTCCATCTGAGAGGGGAGTAGAGCGAGGCTGGATTGGAGATTTTATGTATTTTAAATAAAAAAAGAGGAGGTCTTAAACCTCCTCTTTTAATTTATTCGTGATTATCTATGTTTATGTCATTCTTATGCCAATAGTCATTAGATGCCTTGGTAAGAATTGAACCTAATAAGATACCAAATGCCGAAATGGTTGCCGCGATCGCTGTACCATATGTAAAGCCCCAAATATCAGCTAGTGTGAGAACAAATGTTGCAACATAGCCTGCAATCATTGAAATTAATTTTAAGGTATCATAAGTTTTATTGCTCATTTTTAAGTCCCCCTTTATATTAATCAGCTATTAGTACTGATATTATCTAACACCATAAATTTTTTCTATATAAATACCAGTTTTACCTTGAGACATTGTCGCGGCGGAAGTGGCGACTCCGGTCCAATTCCAATATCCGGTATGTCCTATTGTCATTGTTGTCCCACTAAAAGATAAGCCCATCTCCACCACAGTTAAAAAGGTAGATGTTTCATCAGATAAATTCAACATTCTGATTGAAAAACTTGTTCCGGATCGCACTGGCACAATCTTTACATCTTCACGCCCATTAAACCCTGCCCAAATTTCTAAATATTGATAGTTAGAAATATTGTTTGATAAGGTATAATCTCCTGTTGAAAGAGCCGTGGTAGAACCATTATAAATCTAATCTCGATTATAAAACTTTCCACTAACAGTCAAATCTCCATTTATTGTTGAAGTTGGAGCTACAATGCCATCACTTCCGACTGCAAGAATCTTTCCAGAGTTTGTCGCATCTTGATTGAGATCAACAAGTCCAAGTGTAGAACCATCTTTATTTCCAGTCAATGTATTTCCATTCACTTGCGGTTTGTTTGTTAAGTCATTATAGTTAGAAGTACTCGTACCACCAGAAGAAACTGATATTGTGCTATTTATTTCTTCAGTCCATCTGCCAATTGCAGTAATCATTACAACAATTGTTCCGGTTGCTGTATTATTCCCTCGCCCCACAAAAAAGTTTCCTGTTGAAGTAGGTGTTACTCCTCCATAAAACCATGCCCATGCATTGACATTCCCTGCAGAACCTCTAGCAGAAATCTATGCTGTAGGAGTTCTAATAAATTCATTCGCAAACGCAATTGGCTAGTACATAATATAATAAATACCACCCGATTGGTTCCATGAAGATGTCACTACTGTATTTATACTATGAATGTTCTCGATTAAAATACCATTCGCAAATTTATAACTTTCATGATACAAACTTGCTGTATTAGAATGAATTGTATATTCATACTCTGAACCATTAATAAGTTCAGCAATTGCATCTTGGACATTTGTTGCTGAAATATCCTAAGTTGGTGTGAAGGGAATATCAGTTGCCTGAATAGTGACATCTTCATTAATACTATAATTATTTACTTTTCTCGATGTTGGTACCGCACCAACATTTGCGGCTGTTAATGTCACATTAGAATTCAATGACTGGCCGTTGACTGTTCTTGATGTCGGGACAGCTCCTACCTCGGCCGCCGTATATGTTGGTTTTGTCGAAGACCTAGCCCAGGATGGAATTGCATTATAAACTGTATAAACTGATGCTGCTTGTAATCGTGCGAGTGAATCTGAAGCAACAGAAGCTGCCGTACTGATTAGATCGACTTCTTCAGCTTGACTATTTAAAACTTTTAAATTCGCATCAAGCAATAAAGAATAACTTGAATCAGCTGATTTATTTCCAATGGTTAAATTTGCCATTCTTTTTACCTCTACTTTTTTAGTAGATTTTTTCTGTAAAAATTTTAAAAAAGTGGTTATTCATATATATTTACATATAAACCAACTAAGTCTGCAAGGTTGTTATAGACTGGATTGATTGTGTCACGAATACAAATATAAATAACATTGTTTTGCGTATAATATTTGCCTTCCTCAAGCGCCATGTTATTATTGTATTCAATTGGGTTATTTGGCGTTTCTCCCTGGCCTGGCGCTGCTACTTCTGCGTAGAGAGCTTGAGTGCCTTCTGAACCAGGTGGATTTAGCGCGGAAGAGGTGTGTCCCTGTCGTACGCGATAAAGTTTTTCTTCGTGACAAATTCGGTCATCTAGATTGTACCATGTATTTTCTTTCCATGGAGCGAAAAGCTCAATTCCGTTTAATGCGTCTTCATCAGAGAGAAATGCAGAAGCTTTTTCAATTAAAGCGCGCAGACGTCGAACAAAACTTAATTGTTCTTCTCGCGGTAAGGCTAGTAGTTCTTGAATTGTCATTATTCACCTCCCAAGAGAATGTTGAGAATTTCTTCTGCGTTTGTATTTTCGCTTGGAATTTCTTCGGAGGCTTCAGTTTCCTCAATCGGGATATTCGTCTCCGTGTACGTCCTGCCGAACTCCGCTGGATCGACCGCTTCATCGTAATCGCCCTCAGGAAATCCGCCGTGGATTTTCACACCTCTATCAGAATACGTGCGGATAAGGGTCATTCCGCCCTCAGTAAACTGTTCTGTAACTATCATTTTTCACTCCTCAATATAAGTATACGTTGCACTTGATGGATAGTTCGTTGCAGTAGTATATGCAGTTAATGATCCGACTGGCACACTGATAATGCAGTCAGTCGGAATTTGCGCCACAGCGTTTTTGTTTGCTATCGTCGGTGGCGTTACCGACTCAAAACGCATTTTCCTGAGTCCGTAAGCATATCGGAACGCGTAGGTTCCAATGCTGGATACAGTACTTGATATTATAAGTAAACCAAGACCATAAAGACCCATAAGTCCATTATCTGGAATAGCAGTTACGCCCTCTGGTATTATAATAGAAGAAATACTGTAGCAGCTGTTGAAAGAACCACCACCAAAGCTTGTCACACCGCTTGGAATAGTAATAAGTCTAAGACTGCTACAGCTATTAACCATATTATAACTAATACTTGTTAAACTGCTCGGTATGGATACGTAAAAAAGACTATTGCAAAGCATAAATACAGCATCAGGAAGAGTTGCTATACCACTTGGTACTGTGGCAAAAGCAAGACTGTAGCAATACGAAAATGCGTGCTCACCAATACTCGTTACACTACTGGGAATTGTAATAGATACAAGTTGGCAACATCTAGTAAATGCATAATCACCAATTTTGGCACCTGTCCCCAACCTTATTGAAGTTATGCAATTCGCATAAACATAGTTTCCATTAGCATTGGATACACCAGTAGATAATACTGTTATAAACCCATTATTCCCATTAAATGCAAAATCTCCAGACACCACACTAATAATGATTGTGTATTTTCCCGCTGATTGATATTGATGTTTTGTTAAAACCGGATTAGTTAGCGAAGTGCCCATTATAGTACTCGGCGACGAGTTGTCTCCCCAATCAACTTCAACGATGCCATTAACCGCTATCCCCAAATATGGGGAAAGTCGATACTTCTGTAATTCAATGTCGATTTCTGTATTTTGACTTTCTGTAAGATACATCTGCCCTACAATTATACTATCACCAACATCGCTTAGTTGTGCATCAATTTGAAATTTTGTCCAATTCCAACCCTGAGCGGTTAAACCAGTATGAGACGGATTTGCTGGGAGAGCGGTAACACTCGCCCATTCTTCTGCCGTATACGAATACAGTATTTTTCCATCGTAATCAATAAAATTAATTTGTTTTTCTTTTGCTGCTATTCCTGCTTCCCCGACTATAGCCTCTCCATCCGCGCCATGTGCAGTTTTGCCAGTTGCCAGGTTGTTCGCGGCGACTGTATCATTTGTCAGATCAATCCATGTATTACCATTTAAATTTATTTTTGCTACTGCCATTCACACCTCAAATATATCTATTATTACCTACGCCAAAAGCCACATCAAATTCAATTGTCCCATTAACTGGTGTGTTAATATACACAAATAAACAACTTACATCTTCAGCAGAAGATAGCGTCTATGTAATGGTTAAATCTCCAGTGTGTGTTCCATTACCAGTACCAAAACTAGCAGAAGTCGCTTGTCCAGTTTTTCTAAAATTTATTGCAAAATCAGAACCTGCTGCGTTTTTAATATTAGTAAGCCAAAGTTTGCATTGTGTTGATGCAGGAATTGTGAATAAACTTGTTGCTAGATTATTGACCACTGAAGCGCCTCCTATCTCTTTTGTAGTTAGATTTATAATTACTGGAGCAGTTGCATCAGATAGAGTGACTTTTACGTGATTGGCCTGATTTGTTACACACGTAACCCCTGTTCCAGTAAAAGTGCTATTGGTCAACATATGATTAATAGGCTAGTAACCATCCATTGGTACACCATCTCCCCAATAATGTTCATAAGGAGAACCTTCAATGGTTTTCCACGCTACTGTACCATAACTATTTAAAGTAGCCCAATTTGTTGCCGCCTTATAATTTTCTAATAAATTAGCTGGAACATAAATAGAACCACCTGTTCCTCCACTTAAAAAATTGGTTCCATAAAAAGAGTCATTATTCGCAGTAATACCATAAGTGAGTGTCATAATCGCGGTATGCCGTAAAATTATATTGCTTAAAGCGCTGCAATTTCTAAATTCCCAAATTCCTGTTTTGGTCTAATTAGTATCAAGAGTAATTAATTTTGCATCTTCTCTAAAAGTTTGTCCGTTTAAAACGGTGCCGTTTTCAATGACAGCAGTCAATAAACTTGTACAACTCTAAAACATGCAAGTTCCAGTTCCAACTTTTGTCAGATGGATTGAAAGTAGTGATGTACAACTATGAAACTAATGTCCACCAGTACCAACATTAATAAGATTTGGTAAATTTACTTTCGTTAATTTTGTACATCCATAAAAAGCATTAGATCCAACCGCACCAGCTTCACCTAAATTTGTTAAATTTGGCAAATTTATTTCAGTAATATTTGTGCAACCCTAAAAACCCTTAGTTCCAATAGTTGTAACTGCAGGGAAATTTTCACTTGTAATTGCTGTTAAGCTAGTGCAATCCTAAAACGCTCCCTCTTTTACAAGGGTTACATTTGGGCAATCAATTGTTTTTAATTTATTACATTTTCGAAAACTATATGAAGAAATTGTGGTAATTTTAGGCAAATGAATTGTTACAATTCCACTTGCATCAAAATCATAACCATGCAGGTTAGTTACATTAGGTAAATTTACCTCTGTTAAATTAGTTAAACGTGCTAAAGCAAAATTATTGCCTAAACTTGTTATTCGCGTATTTGTATAAGTACCACTTAAGGTTCTTTCAACCAATTGATTTTCAACCGAATGAGAAGCGGTTGCATCGCCTATAATTTGATCTCCTGAATTATCTTTCGCAGTATATCCTTCATGTAAATTAGACGCGTTAACAGTTTTATCAGTTAAATCAACTATTGTTTTTCCATTCCACTATAATTTTGCTACGCTCATTCTTCCACCGCCTCGCTAGGTGCTACCTCAAAAATCAGATTACTAATTTCTACGTGAGACCCCTTACCGGTATGAGCATATAAACACAAACCATAAAAAGCTGTATCTGGAAATGCTCCATCTCCGTATTGCATAGTAATGGGATCTTGAATCTACTCATAGTGCCCACTACCATTACCAAATATGCTACTTAAACCATCATAATTAAGCCTACTTGCACCACCAGGAGTTCTAGATGCAACCAATTCTGGTGCAACCGCTAAAGCTCCATCAGTTACACAATTAGTGATAGCATAATCAAAACTAACTCGAACTTTATAATTGGTTTTTATTTCTCCCCAAGTATAAAATAAATAATTTAATCTGGCCTAAAAGCCCCAACTCAATGAGGTAGGGTTCATAATAATTATACCATTGGTTCGAGTGGCATTTGCCAAATTAAGAACACCATTGGCTGCAAGATCCCAACCATCGGTAGGAATTAAAGTTCCATCAGCATAGTAGTGTTCATATTGAGAGCCTTCTATCGGAAGAATTTGATTATTTTCATAATTTAAAATTGTAGACCAGTTTGTCGCTGACTAATACGATTCAATCATATCTTGAGGAACGTATAAAGTTCCACCAGTCTGCCCAGAAGCAAAAGGAGTTCTAGTAAATGCCGCAATATTAGCTAAACTAGTTACTCTTTCACCACGAATAATTAAGGTTGTTAATTTTGAACAATCAATAAAAGCTTGAGTCGCAATCGAAGGAGGAGTACGAACATCTACATATTCTAAATTTTTATCATTATTAAACCATGACTAGTAAATATTAAAAGTCGCGGCTGCTCCATTATGCCCACCAAGATTAGGTAAAACAATTCCCTTTAAAGAAGTACATCCCATAAATACATTAGTACCACCAAATCCTTGGCACTTTGGCATATAAACTGATTCTAAAGCAGTACAATTCTAAAAAGTATCGGTAGCATCTGCCTAATAAATTAAGTTTGGCAAAGAAACCTATTTTAAGCTAGAGCAATTCTAAAAAGTATATGAACCAACAGCCTCTTTATTTGTTAAATCAATCGATTCAAGCGCGGCGCAGCCATTAAAAGCATATGAAGGTAACGTAACCAATCTTGATATATCAGGAGGAACTTTTAAAGAACTGCACCCCATAAAAGCTTTTGTTCCTAAAGATGTTAATTGACCTGTGGTAATTTCTTCTAATCCAACTAAATTATAAACACTTTCATCTCCAATTTTTATCACGTTTGGTACATTTATTTTTGTAATATTTGGCATCCAACGAAATGCTGTGGCCCCGATTGTAGTAATGTCAGGATTATAATATATACCACTCAGTGACCGCTCTAAAAAAGCATCTTCATTATCTGCCTATGCAGCTCCTTCAATACTATCGCCGGCCGCACTTAAAGCTGTTTCATTAACATATAAATGTTCTGGAACAATCGTATCCTAAGTTAAATCAATCTAAGTAACGCCATCAACTGTAAATTTTGAAATTGCCATTAGACGTTACCTCCATATACATAATTTGTACTAGAATTAAATACAGTTGTCAAATCTGACTGTTCAACCCATGAATCATTAATTTTTGTATAAGCTTTTACCGTTTGAATCCATGAATTGCTTGGTTTCACAAATAGTTTATCCGTGACAGCCATTACAACTAAAATTGTGTGATCACCTTGAACGTTTGAAATAGTATACCCATAATATACTGGAGGAACGCTATCCAGGGCGATTGCAACTCTAAACTGCAAAGTATCGTTGTTAGCAGCACTGGCATCATCTTTTGAATATTTTACATCAATATAATGGTCGCCAGCCGACATTGAATACGTAAGTGTATGCGTGGACGAGGTATTATAAGTACTAGTGTTACAGGCTAATTTGTAACTTGAGTCGGTGATTGTGGCGCCGTCGCTTCCTGCAGAATAATAATCTGTGTTTAATGCCGTATCGATATTTCCAAACACACCAAAATCATATCCGCTTTCAGCATAGTTAATAAAAGTAAATGTAATTGTGGCAGATACTGGAAGTGAGAAGTTAATTCTGCATACTGCTGCAGATTGGTTCACCCCCTTGTTTTGACTTTCATAATAATTATTACTATTTAACGCAAAGCCATAGGTGCCAACGTTATCTATTTCATAACTCCCAGATTCTTGCTTTTGCACAAACTGGCTAGTTACATCTACTCCATTATCTTTTATAGTAATCCCAGAAATATCATCAGCTTTTATTTCGCTAGACTCGCCTGATACTACCTCGTTTGGATCCGCAACAACGTTTACGCTAGTAGAATTGTTAACTGTTATTGTGTAAGTCGTCTCTTCCCATTCGTATGTAACAGACATAGTCGCACCGTACATACGAATATAATAAGTAGAAGATGTGTTAGACGTGCCTCGCTTTACATAGTATCTAATTCCTGCATTAAGGAGCTCATTTCTTGTCCACGTTCCAACATTTGAAAACGTCTGCTCTGAAGTAGACGTAGACAATGTAAGGGCGCTACCTTTGAGTGTTGTTCCTGTAGCAAGTTGCATCTGCCTCGATGTTACTCTAGAAGAGTTTGTTGTATTAACGTAGCCCTTTGCTTTAGCCGTTACAGTTTTAATAGTGGCATTTGCAGGAATATCACTAAAGTCAAACTTCAAATATACATAAGTTTCAGCATTACTCCCAGTTTTCCAGGAAACTTGTGCATAGGAAGTGGAACTTGAATCCGTGTATGCGTTTGTTATAGGATACTATGTACTAATAGACGCATAACTGTGATGTGTGGTATCATAAGAAGTTGGATGAGCTGAAAGTGTTTCTTGCTTTGTTATTGTGCCCATTATACCTCCTTATGATGTCTGTAAATAAATATCACCATTCTAACCTAAACTAGAAGATGGTGCGGAAGATCCAGTATAATAAGTTACAATAGGAATTGCAACCTATAAGCTAGCTAAATTAGTAACATCATATGTTCCATTTGAAGTCTTTGTTTCACTGCCAGAAACTAACTCACTTGCAGATACAGTTACTGCCGTTCCAGATTTTGTAGAACCTGTAATCCAACCGGTTGTATTAGTAACAGAAGGCGTTACGCTAATAGAGTGGTTAGAAACCGTGCCTTTCGTTGCAGTAGGCGTGCCTGCTGTGCCCGCAGATACGGTTTTGCTGGCGGCCGAGGCATAATAACCGGCCGGCGCCGTAATTGTAGAGGTAGATGCAGTTAAATCAGTTGAACTGCGTCGCGTAATGCCTGAGCCTACATAAGTCGAACTAACAGCACTAATAGATACTTGACTAAGAGCATCATATCCAGTATCTGGAGTAATTGTCTGTGCAGTCTCTGAAGGTGTCGCCGCCTTAGATTGATAAGAAGGTGTTGGTGTGGAAACATTAACTGTAACAGGTGTATATCCAGTTCCAGATGGCGCCACGTATGTGCCATTTTGAGTTATGGTCAATGGCGTCATCGCGCTATTCATTATATAAATATGATTTGATGCATTGTTATTTTCTAATTCAATATTAATATCATTATTTGGTAAGATATAAGAATATGAATACGACTATGCAGTAGTATTTACTACTGTATTACCATCAATATCAATAATAATTGAGCCAGAATTATATAAACGAACATGGATAGTTGCAGTATCACCTGGGCTAAACTAAAAAGTACTATTTAGACTATAATAATTTGTACCATCATAACTAATCTCTGAATATAAATCACCACGCTCATCATGCTTGCCTGCTGCCGTTATAGTTGCAGTACGTTTTGGACTAACATTTACATCTACCGATGCATAATTAGTTACATCTATTCCTGTACCATTTTCTGTAATACTCTTTGTACCACTAACCAGCTCTGAAGCCGTAATATTTATCCCAGTTCCACTCTTCGTGCCGCCTGCAATATAACCGGCGGTGTTCGTGACCGACGGGGTAACTGTAATTGAATTATTACTAACAGTTCCCTTCGTCGCAATTGGGGTGCCTTCCGTTCCATTAGCAACTGCCGCAGATACTTGCGCGCTATAAAAACCACTAGGAACAGTGACATTCGCGCCAGACACACTCAAATCTGCGCTAGATCTAGTCGGAATAGCAGAACCAATATAATCAGATGCTATTGCAGTCACCGTGACACTTGAAAGTGCATCATATCCACTATCAGGAACTACATTCTATTGTGATTCAGACGGATTTATTGTCTTTGACTAATAAACCCCACCTCCAGAGCCACCCGATACATTAACGTCAACTGCGGCATAAGAGGCTACATCAATTCCAGTTCCATTTTCTGTAATAAGTTTTGTGCCTTGGGGTCGTATAAATGTTAATAAATCTCCTTGCCCGTTAGGAAATTTAACCCCAACAGTATTTGTGTATTCTTTGCCAAAGAATTTTATAGTGTCAGCCATTTATACCTCATTTACATTATTCTAGTATAATAGTTACATTATCTTTAGTAGCACTTCTATTCTACACCAAAATAATAAAATAATAATCCTAATTAGTATAATCACTTACATTTACTGAAGAACCAGAAGTTAACCACCACCATCCCTAATAAACTTTCCAAACACCGTCAGTAATTTTCATAACGTCTAGCTCAAAAGATACGTTAGCTGTCACCGTTATTTTTGAAGTGCTTTGTAGTGGAATTGGATAAACATTTGGATTTGTACCTGATACAACCGGTATGGTTATGTTTCCATCTGTATAACCAATAACTGTTCTAGCAGTGCTTACCTACTTAATTCGAAAAGGCTATGGATAGTTACTTGTTGTAAAATCTGTCGTGTATCCCTAGCAAAATTTTAATTTATCCAAGCGTGTTTCATAATTTAGTAAAGTTCGTCTAATAATTAATTCGCCCATACACCTACCGTCCCATAATTATTTAAAATATCAAGTTCATAACGTTTATTTGATAATATAGCAAAATCTTGAGGGAGAATGATATTTGACGGTAAACTAACAGACGGCGCGGTAGAACCACTAAAAAAATCAAAATGATAATGTTTCAATCTAGATGTTTCATTTAAAGTTAATGTTAAATTTGTTAAATTACCAGTAAAATGGTATAATTTTCCGGCGTCTAAAGAATAAGCGACGTTTCCATCAGACGAAACAGTAACTTCTACATTCATATCTAAACTTTCCTCTCCTTCTTCTGCAAAAATAATAAAACCAGCCTCATCCTAGTAAACATCTCCGCCGAATACATTTACGTTTACAGCAGAATATTGTGCAACATCAATAGCACTACCATTTTCTGTAATACTTAATATTCCTGCAGGAATGATATATTCTGAAGGAATCGCACTCACTAAGACTTCAGACAATCCATCATAACTACTATCACAAGTTATAGTCTATTGTACAGAGGAGGGAGTCGCATTTTTTGACTATAAATTAACCTCTATATCTGTAGTGATAGTACGAATGGTACCACCATTTATATCAAGTGTATCAACAATACTTGGAGGTGTAGTGCCTAAAGTTGTTAAATCAATACTATAACCGCCGCCGGGCTGTAAATGCTCTTCAGTTAATACAATACTTGGTATAGTGTCTATAATAGTTACATCATCTTCCATGTATTTTCCAGCGGTTTTTAATGTTTTGGTTGTATCTGCGAAAGATGCGATAGAAGAACCTTTATATGTTACATTAGTTGGCATTGGTTCCTCCTTAAATTACTGTTCCATCATAAATTGGTAATGTAGCTAGCGTTAAATAACCAGCATCATTTGTAAATGAGCTAACCTATGTTGGTTTATGTAAAATTTCACTAGCGCCACTTGTCGCATTCCAGTCAGCCTAAGCTTGCGTACTATTCTAAAAAGTCCAAGAATTATTTACACACGAACTTCCAATTAGATATATGTCATCTTGAGCATATATTCCACCAAAACGATGATCAGTAGCACTATTTTTCCTTGCTAATGGTAAATAAAAATTTATTCCATTATCTAATAAATGACAAAAAACTGTTTTTCCACTAGAAATTGCTGTTTCTATTTCTTGATTCGTGGTCGTGCCATATTCTGCTATAAAAGCTCCTAGCGACCCTTCTCCCCAATAAACAGAATTACCGTTTGTTTTTAAAACCTAGCCATCTATACCTTTACCATAAACACTACTTCCTGAGGAGTCTGGCGCGACCACTGTAATAACTTTCAAATTATTAGTAATGACGTCACCTAGTAACTAAGTTGCGCCATTTACAATTAAATCTTTTAACTATGCCATTTCAACTCCTTCATTAATACTCATAAAATGTATTTACATTTAATGATTTATCTATCTTGCCCAAATAAGCAGTAGTATTATTATCACTTTCAACCACTTTATTATTTATAAATTGACCTTTTCTATTTATAGATAATATATCCGTATCTTCAATTTCTTCTCTAGCGTAACCATTACCTTTGTTATCAATTGCAGCTGAAGTATTATAAAGCTCTTTTATTTCTTCTGCAGATAATGCGGTTGCATAAATACGAAAGTCACTTATCTATAAACTTGATGCCGTATAACTAGACAAATTATTATATCCATTAATAAAAAGTAAAGATCCATTAATAGGCTTATATGTTTTTGCAACGCCCCATAATTCGCCATCTTTATATACTTTACAAGTGGTTCCATCTCCAGTCATAACCCAATGATTCCAAGTATTAGTTGCTGAAGGTGTAACTTGAGTGGTAGTACCTGGAGAATATAAAATGTTTTCTAGTCCATCGTTAGTATTCCATAAATATCCTTTATACAGACCATTTAATCTATTTCCATCTCCAAAGCCCCAAAACATTGATTCATTTGTATTTCGATTTCCCCACCACGAAATAGTGTAAGAATCACTAAATCCTTCAGTTGAAAAATCTGGAATCATTACATGTTGGGCTGTAGAATTTAAATTAAGAGCAGTTCCATATCTAAAATCATAATTTACTTTTGTTAATTCACCTAAGCCCATACCATTATGATGAAAACCTGAACAATCATAAAAAGTATTGCCACACTCATTCCATGGAGTTGCAACACTCCCTCTTTCTAACTTCCAGCCACAAATTAGAACTTCTCCCACTGAATATAAACCACCACAATATATACGTGTTGTACCACTCGCAGCAGCTTTCCCCGAGGCTGTGTCTGGAATAAAAGTCCAGCTATATTGATGCCATTCATCATCGTTTTCCAACGTTATTCTTTTCCATACATAAGGGTTTTTACCATACTCAAATTGTACAACTAAATCTGTACCTGATAAACGTTTTATATAAGCACTCATAGTATATGGTACGGCTGATACTGAAACGGTACCACCTGAATACCATGTGACACTATGAAAGCCCTCAGAAGCTGTTACTGTTTGTTGTATACCATTTAAAATTCCTGGTACAGGCGGATCTTCAATAGTAACCCACGTATTAGTATAGGATGTTTGGCTTGCATTTTCATAATACCGGGCTTGTGTACCTAAATATTTACTAAGAGAATTTACATTAGAATCTGGTAATAAATTTTTGTTAAAAGGAACAATACCATTGTCTTTAAAAGGCAAATGAAGTATAAGTCCATTTGAAATTTCTTTTATTTCTTTTGCAGACAAACAATGATTGTAAATACGAAAATCATTTAATCGTCCTTTAAAAGCAGTAGTTCCAGTTCTATTATCTCGTCCTAAGCGATATAAACCAGACGTTTTATTTTTCTTGCTTAAAGTACTAGAATATGAATCAGATAATAACTCACCATTTTTATAAATTAAAATTTTACTACCATTATAAGTTAAAGCAATGTGTGTCCATGTATTGAGTCCCACACCACTATTTGAAAAAGTTTTATCAGGAGAACCTCCCCAATAAAATCTAACAGTATGACTAGTTGTTAATTCTACATTAAAGGATATAGTTCCAGATAACTAATAATCACCAAAAATTATAGCTCTACTGGAGTCAGCATGATAAATCCAAAAAGTCATAGAAAAATTATTAGCGCCGCCAGAAAGGGTTGAATATAAATCAGAATTATTAATAGAAATATAATCATCTTGCCCATCAAATGAATAACAAGTACCCATTTTTCCAATAGCTGATACGGCGCCGGATATACTGGTAACAGTATCACTTAGACCTTGATTTTTTATAGTTCCATTTAATGGAAGCCAAACCTATAAACTCATTTAGCCTCCTTATTAGTTAAAAACAAAATTTAATGTCTATGTAGATGAATCAAATACAAAATTTACAAAAATAGTCGATGAAGCCGCGGCATTAGTGTTGCCGTTTAATTTTAAACTTGCCATTTCTGGCGTAGCATTAAATTTCTAATCTGAAGAAACTGCAATATTTGCCCAATATAAGGAGCTAGGACTCACCTGACTAATAGCATTATCTACGTACTACTTTGTAGTAACATCCATATCACTAGAAGGTCCCACGCCAACAGTTAATTTACCAGCTAGTATCTCATTGCCGTTCCAATCAAGTGTACGGGCATTAGAACGAGAGTCATCGGCCGTTCCGTTACCAACTATTTCTACATAGGCCCCCTTAGTATTGCTACCTGCCGAAGATGGATCAGCTATATTAAATTCACCAAAAGTTACTTGAGATCTACCATTAGCAATTGTATTATATCCTGCGGTAGTCGCATAATATGCCCCAACTTCAGTTTCTTTCCCAGTTGCTAGACCATACATACTTCCTACTTTATTTCCATAACCAATTGCAATTGCATAAGATTTAATTTCATTACCTTGACCTACTGCAAATGCATTAGCCGCTGCTAGGAGATTTGAAGTTCCAATTGCGACTGACCTAACACCAGAAATAATATTTTTATATAGGTAAATAATGACCGTAGCATTTGTAATTGCGTTTGTACTTAAAGTATGAGTAAATTTTATTGTATGATTAGTTTTATCTACTTCTTTTATCTTTACATATTTATAAGAAGAAGATGATCCTTGCTCATAATAAACTGTATAGTTAATTGAAAAAGTCGCTGGAAGGGTATCTTCGGTAGTATAACTATATTCAGTAGCACTAGCATTCCCAGTCACCTATAAAGTATATATATTATTATCGATTATATCAGGAATTGATACCGAACCATTGCCTATTCCTCTGCCAACTGGTGGTTTATTTTCAATATAACTCAGATCAGTACCATCCGTTTCTTCCCAGTTAGACTAAGCCAAAGTTGGAGTATCACTTAAATCATTATAACTACCACTCAGAGCCACCGGAGCTAAGGGTGGAGTATCACTTAAATCATTATAGCTACCACTCCAAGCTACAGAAGAAAGGTTGCCAGCAAGATCCTATATAGCTTCATCTAATGGCATAATATCGCCATACATGTCAAGATCAATATCTCCAGCGCCTATAGTAATATCATTACTTAGTTCTTTTCCATTAACCTTTCTCGAAGTAGGAACATAATCATCCAAATTAATTGCAGTAGTTCCAACTATCTCCCATCGATTATTAACATATATCCACTCTTCATAAATATTATTTTCTTCAGTAACATATGCTGAACCAACCGCTGCTTCACCAACAACTGAAGGAGGATTTCCTAAAAAATAAATAGTATGACTATCTATATTCTAAGTAGGAAGAGATTGAACAACTGCAATATTAAAACTATTTAAGTTACTAATAGCATTTCTTGCGACTTCGTCTTTTATATTATAAACACTACCATTTGGTAATGTAATCTATTTAATATCAGCCATTTATACCTCCTAAAAAACGGTATAAATTACTCGCCTTTTGTAACAGTAATTGAAGAAGTACTTGTAAGGACACTTACACTATCTTTATTGTTCCAAGCAACATTACCATCCGCCGCAGTAGCTTTTAAATAGGTAGTAGACGCACTAATATCAGTCACAACTCCAACTCTACCTGTTGCAGTAGCATCATTTTGAGCGAGACTGATGGTCGGCTGCGTATTACTAAGGGTTGCGCTTGAACCGATAACATCAACAGAGCTTCCTACGCTTACATTGGTAGCAACCGATGCTCCACCACCTGTAGCAACAAGCTGTCCAGTTGCAACTGTTGTAGCAGAACTATTCTTAATTGGAACAGTAACATCTGCAAAAGTAAATTGAGTTGTTGCTTGAGTGTCCATCGCGGCCGCCCCTATGGTCAAAACCTCGTTAGCCACACTAACACCTTTTAACCAATCGGTATTTTCGGTTGTAGCAGTACCAGACCCATTCGCAGTAACCTAGCTGGCCGCAGCAGTAGCTTTAGACGCGGTTGTGGTTGCCGCCTGCACACCAGTAACGCTACTTGTTGCGAGATTACTTGTCGAAGCAGTAACACTTGTAACAACAGTTTTTGTATCCTTAGAAGCCCAAGCCGCGCCACCACCAGTCGCGGTCGCGCCAATATATTTAGTTGTGCCAGACGCGCCAGTTGCTACTTGTACTTTGCCAGTACCAGAAGTAGTATCAGTTGCTAATGCAACCGTCGGTTGGGTAACAGTGAAAGTAGCATCCACACCAATGGCTGAATCAGTCTACTTATTAAGAGTAACATCTGTTACTAATCCTGACAGATCAATTAATGTATCACCGATCTTTTCCCACGTTTTGGTACTTTCGCCAATTGTCGCATATTCATCAAAAGCATCTAACGTGCCGGCCTAAGTTTTAGAATAAATTAAATAAAACTTACCAATCGTATCATCGCTGGCCGCGAGAGTACCAGTTGCATGGGCTGCGCCGTTATTGTAATAGACATTAACTCCAGCAGGGATGGTTGCTAATTTAGCGGCGTTAGGCGCCGATGTACTAGCATATTCTGCGGCTGTCCACACAATATTAAAAGAAACACCACCAGCAATCATCTATCTGGCTACAGCGTCCTTTATGTCATATTCATTACCAGAAGGTAACTTAATTTTGCTAATATCTGCCATTTTATCTCCTTATTCACAGAAAATCTCTGCTGAATATTAAAGTTTCATTTTCTAATTCTTCATTTAATGATTCATACAAATCGTCAATATTAATTTTATTATCCCAAAATTGACGATCTCGCGCACTTACGTGTATTAATGAATCATTTATATGTAATAAAAGTGTATCTCTTGTATCATCATCTACAAAAGGTAAATCTTGGACATAAGCTTTTCCATCCCCAATTTTGATAGTAGGCATATTTACAAGTTCGCCATTTTTCTCAATTTTTCTACCGTCTAAATAAATAATAATTTCTCCCTCGAGCGGTATAAATCCATGTGCGGCATTCCAATTAGCGGTAGTATCACGTTTTAATTTAATTCTTGTTTTTATTGACATCATACCACCTCCGTGCTTGTCCCGCAATCGATCAAATCAAAATCTGCTGATGATAAGGCGCCCACGTCTTCGGCAGTTAATGTAATAGACTCACCAGTTTTACCATTAATCGTCGTTGGATTACCTTGCGGTCCTTTGATATTTACAGGTTCAGGATTTGGTAACCCATCATCATTAGTCCAAGAGATGATCCCTTCCGAAGAGACGGAAGGTATAAATGTTGTACCTTTCACGCCAGGGATCACTTCTGTTTTTGTTTCTACCCCTGTAACTGGATCAATTAAAACTTCAACGTCAGTGACAGGCGTACAAACAACCTCGACATTAACCAGCTGGCGAGGTTTCTTGTTCAGACCCATCGTCTTCAGACTCCTCATCTATTGATTCAAACAGAGTCGGATGCATACGTAATGTTACAATAGGTGTTTCTGGTATTTTACCATTTATTAAAGTAATACGCGTATCCATATAGAACGGCTAATCTTCGGTAAATAACCGTGTATCAGCTTCTGAAAATGAAATTCCAAAAAGACCAGTTTCTTCATTGAATTCAACGTCATCACCTGGATAAACTTTTTTTAAAATTTCCGGAGCTGATTCTGCTTTTATCTGTTTGAAAAGAAATTCAATAGACTCAATATCAGTAATTTTAAGTTTTAATCGAACGGGTAAGGTTGGTGTAGTTCCTCTTTTCATTTATACCTCCCGTCAATTTATGCAGGTTCGCTATCACTCCCGGCCACATTGCCAGATTCATCATACCAACTATTATCATTTCCATAATAATAATTAGCTCCCATTGTAATAACATATGCACGATCACCAAAGTGAGCCTTTATGTCTACAAGGTCTGTAAGGTTCATTGCATACCACAGCCTATGTTGCACATTCATACGGCCAAATGATTCAACTAAAATATAATTTTCCATTTATATACCTCAAAATTAAAAAATGGTATGCACATGGCATACCACTAAATTTATAAGCAAAAATGACAAAGTCGCGGTTTCCCATGCTCATATTTAATTTCTAAATAAAAGTAGAAATTTAATCCTATTTTTCCACGAATTTGAAACCAATTTATAATTTGATTTTTATTGAAATTTTTGATATAATTTAATTATAATAATGGAGATATATCAATTTTAATAAAATAATGATATTTATAAAATTTGATTAATTATTAAAAATAATATAAAATTATATTATAAATTAAATAAAGGAGAGTTAAATGAGCCAAGAATATGGAATCGACGACATTAAGTCATTAGACTTTAGAGAAGGCGTAAGAACCCGTATTCAAATGTATCTTGGTACAGATGATAATGATGGCACTTATCAAGCACTAAAAGAAATCATCAATAATGCAACCGATGAAGCAATTGCTGGATTTGGCAAAAAAATCGAAATTTGTCTTCAAGAAACAGATAATTCAATAAGTGTTCGTGACTATGGCCGCGGCGTACCTTTCGGTATTAGAGAAGACGGAGAAAATGTTTTAGTTTCAATTTATTCTCGTTCTCATACTGGCGGCAAGTTTGATGATTCGGTTTATAAGAATGTTAGTGGTTTAAATGGCATTGGCGCGAAATGCGTATGTTTAAGCGCCCAAGATTTTATTGTACAAAGCTTTCGTGGCGGCCAGGGCGCAGAAGCAACTTTCCATCAGGGCTTTTTAACAAATTATAAAGAATTTAAAACAAGTGAAAAAGATGGAACTTATGTTTGGTTCCGACCCGATCCCGAAGTTTTCAAAAATGGAGAGATTGGTTATTCATTTGATAAAATTTCCGAAGATATAAAAAATATTTCCTATTTATATAGCGGAATTACATTTGAAGTTCGTGGTGAAAACAATAAAATTAAAACTTATTGTGCAAAAAATGGTATTGTTGATTTTGTAAAAGATAATATCACCGATCCACTACATCAACATATTATTACTGGGAGTGCAACAGATGGAACCGATCGAGTTGACATCGCTTTTCAGTGGGGAAGCGGCAAAGAATCTGAATATGTCTTCGTTAATGGCCTACGTTGTCCAGAGGGCGGATCTCCGATTACTGGAGCCAAGACCGCGATTACTCGTACTTTCAACTCGTTGTCAGGGCAAAAGTTTGATGGGGATAGTATTAGATCTGGTTTATTCTATGTCATCAACTGTTCCGTGGCGAATCCTTCTTTTGCTAACCAAACAAAATCAAAAATCAATAACGCGAGTTTGCGAACTTTGGCTTCGAATGCATTCTCCGACGCTCTCAAACAAATGCAGCTACGATATAAGGATGAGTTCAATACAATTGTGGATCTCCTTAAAAAGATTGCAAAAGCTGAAGCTGCAGCCGAGCGAGCCCGCCAGCAAGTCCTAAATGCAGCAAAAGAAATTGAAAAAAATCAAAAGAAAAAAGTATTTGCATCAGATAAATTAAAAGATGCTGAATTTTTAGGAGAAAATTCAACTCTTTTAATTGTAGAGGGTGATAGTGCTATGGGAGGAATGGCGCAAGCTCGAGATTATACAAGATATGGACTTTTAGCAATTCGTGGTAAAATTATTAATTGTCTGTCTAATCAAGAAGAAAAAATTTTTCAAAACGAAGAAATTAAACTTTTACTTAGCGCAATGAATATTACTCCTGGCAAATATAACGCTTCTAAATTAAGATACGGAAAAATTGCAATTTGTACTGATGCCGACAGTGATGGTGCGCATATAGGTCTTTTGATAATGGCAGCTTTAACATATTTTGCTCCTGATTTTATTAAAGAGGGACGATTATATTGGCTTCGATCTCCTCTATATATAGTTGAAAATAAAAATAAATATTCATTTTATTTCACAGATGAAGAATTTAATAAAGTAAGAAAAAATATTAAAGGCGAAGTTACTCGCGCGAAAGGTCTTGGTGAGTTAGACGCCGAAATTGCCCATATTTCTATGTTTACTAAAGAATATCAAAGAATGGAACGCATGGAGTGGGGTGATAAAGCAATTAATTTACTTTATGATTTAATGGGTGTAGAAGTTGAACCTCGCCGTGAATTTATAATGAACAATATTGATTTTTCAAAGATAAGGGAGTAAAAAAAACATGACAGAATCTATTACAAACACAGCCGATGAAAATGTAATTGATATTTCAATTCACACAAACAAAAGAACTATTTTAATTAACGGTTTAAAAAACGTAATAATACGCTCACGAGACAAACAATACTTATTCCCATTTTCAGAGTTAAAAGAGTTAATTATTACTGGTGACTGTAATAGTAATGAAATAAATAAACATATTCAATGTTTTAGCCATCTTTAATTTTTATAAAAGGAAATAAAAATGAGTGAATTAAATACCGTAATTCAAGATTCATTTATACAATATGCGGGCGCAGTATTACAAAATAGAGCCTTGATCGATGTACGCGATGGATTAAAACCTTCTGCACGTCAGATCTTTTATTCTATGCTCATTCATAAATTAACTGCAAATAACCCACATAAGAAAACAATGAACGCAGTTGGTATGGCCATGGCTGATTTTTATATCCATGGTGACAGTTCTTGTGAAGGAATTATCATGCGCGCCGGCCAGCCTTTTGCTATGCGTTATCCATTAATTGATGTAAAGGGTAATGCTGGATCATTAATCGAAAGTGGAAACTGGGCAGCACCACGTTATACTGAATCTCGTTTGTCAAAAATAGCTGGCCAGATGTTTGATGATATTGATAAAGAAACAATTATTGAATGGCGTGATAGTTATGATAATACGAAACAGTATCCAGCTATTCTTCCTACAAAAGGTTTCTACAATATCGTTAATGGCGCGCAAGGTATTGGCGTTGGAATGGCTTGTTCCATTCCGCAGTATAACTTAAAAGAACTGAACAATGCTCTTTGTTATTTAATTGATAACCCAGAATGTAGCTTCGAGGACATCTACTGCGCTCCCGATTTTGCGACGGGCGCAATTTTATATAATGAATCCGAAGTCAAACAATCAATGCGCGCCGGAACCGGTTTTGCCTGTAAATTGCGATCAGTCGTTGACTTCGACAGCAAAGAAAGATGCTTTGTTGTCACAGAGATTCCTTATGGAGTATATACAAACACAATCTGCGGAGAGCTTGAAAAGATAATTGAATCAGAAGAGAACCCTGGCGTTGAGCGCTTTAATGACTTAACGGGTAAAACACCGCTCATCAAAATTTATTTGATGAAGAAAGCTAACCCTGATAAAGTTCTGAAATATCTTTTCAAGAATACATCGCTGCAATCTTACTTCGGCATTAACTTCACAATGCTTGACAAAGGTCGTTTTCCGCGAGCGTTTACTTGGAAGGAAATGCTCCAAGCTCATATCGATCACGAAAAAGAAGTCTATCGCCGTGGATTTGAATATGATTTACAAAAAATTAAAGATCGTATACATATTATTGATGGTCTTTTAATTTGTTTGGCGCGAATCGAAGAAGTAGTACAAGTTATTAAATCTTCTGCTTCGACTGCGGCCGCCACATTGAAATTATGTAATCAGTTCCTACTAGATGATATTCAGGCTAAGGCCGTTTTGGATATGAAACTGAGTCGTCTAGCACATTTGGAAGTTAAAAAATTAGAAGATGAACGTATTAAACTTTTAAGTGAAGCAGAATCAATTGAGAGGATATTAAATAATGAAGAGCTCTTCAATGCAGAAATCAAAAAAGGCTGGCAAGAAGTCGCCAAAAAATACGGCGATGCCCGCAGGACAAAAATTACATCGCTCGCAGAAAGCGAAGATTCGGAACCAATTGAGAAAAAACAAATCTCAGTCGCCTTCTGCAACACCGGCGCCATCTTCGCTCAAGAAACCAGTACTCTCTACACCCAAAAGCGAACTGGAGTTGGTTCCAAGTTTAAATTGGACAAAGGAGAATACGTTATATCGACTGCCGTTGGATCAAGCAGCGATGAAATCCTCTTGTTCACTCAGCTCGGCAACTTCTATCATGTCCGGTTGGGCCAATTTGAAGTCGATGCCAAAACTTTGTTGTCTGGATACTGCAACCTCGTTCCCAATGAACGGGTCATCGCCGGTGCTGTATTATCCACGAGCGCTAGGAAAAAGTTCATTATTTTCATTACTAGACACGGAGTACTCAAAAAGTCAGAAATAAATGAATACAATCTTAAACGAAATGTGGGCGCAACCGCTATTAAACTCGACCCAGGCGACGAAATTGTGGCAGGATTGTTTGTGGACGAAGAACGGATCGGAATTGCTTCTCAATCCGGCAACTTTATCTGGATCGACACGAAAGACATTCGATCAACTGGTCGCGTTAGCCGCGGCATCACGGGCATTAAACTTGATGAAGGCGACGTGGTTTGCGGGGCCTGCGTCATGCCTGCAGGTGCCACTGAACTCGCTTCCATCTCAACAGATGGATACATCAAACGAACCACTCTCTCAGAATTTAGAGTGACGGGGCGCGCTACCAAAGGTGTAAAAATTCAAAATACCAGCTCACTTTGTGATATTTTACCAATTAATTCACAGAATGATCTATTAATTACTTCAAATGTTTCACAAATTCGTATCAAACTTCAAGACGTACCGCTTTTATCGCGCGGGACACAAGGCGTGAAAGTTTTAAAATTAACAGAAAATTCTAAAATTATAAATCTTTCAGTCGTTTAAAGTTTGAAAAATGATGAAATTTTTACTATAATAATAATATAGAAAGTTAAAGATGACTTTCTTAATTGTAGTTGGCCGCCCAACAAATAAAATAAACTATAAAAAATAAATGGCGGAATAGGAGAATAGAATGGTGCTTAAAGAGAAGACACAGGAAGCTTTTGATTTTATTAAGAATCATGGTGGCAGCTGCACAACTGCTGAGATTATGAATGGCCTTGGCCTTGAGAAGATCGCGTCTGTTACCGGTCGTGTGAACTCGCTGGTGAAGAATGGTCTGGCTACGACAGAAGATGGCGGCAAGACTGAAGAAGGTCGTAAGATCACGATTGTCACCCTGACTGATGCTGGTCTGAACTACGTTCCGGAAGCTGACGAAGAGTAATAGATCATTAGCAATGCCCGTGGTCTTTACTACGGGCATTTCTCTCTCAAAAAAACTGAATAAAAAAACTAGGAGAAAAAAATGTTTAGACAGGCAGAAAACAAAGTTAAGATTGAAGGTATTCTTGCAGAAACTGATTTAAAGTATAGCTCATTTCAGAGAGATGGTGCAGATGTTGAAGCAATCGGTGGTTCGATTAAGGTTCTGGTAAATCAGAATATTAATGGCTCCGAAGTGAATCTTGAGATCCCGGTTTATATGTTCTCGACCAAGTATACTAAGGCTGGAAAGATCAATCCGGCGTATGAGTCGATTGAACGTGTCATGAAAGAATATGTGTCTATCGCAGCCGCTGGTTCGGTTGAGCAGGCAGATAAGGTTCGTATCACCAATGCAAACATTCGTATGAATGAATTCCTTGGTCAGAATGGTCAGATGGTTTCGCAGCCGCGTGTTAATGCTTCGTTCGTAAGCAAGGCAACTGGTGAATTTACACCGCAGGCTACATTTAATCTTGAATTTATGGTTTCCAGTATTGCTCGTATGGTTGATAGAGAAGGCGTTGAACTGGATCCCGCGAAGCTGAAGGTGGAAGTTATTGTGCCGCAGTATACGGCTCCAAATGCTAGCGTGATGAATGTCGATCTCATTACACTGGTTGCTTCGTCTCCAAGTGTTATTGATGCCATCGAAGGATATTGGAGTGCTGGTGAGTGCTTTAAGGCAAGTGGCCGTCTGAATTTCTCTTCTCGTACTGAAGAAGTGGTAGAAGAAGTTGATTTTGGTGAGCCTCAGAAGTCTTATCGCACAATTAATGTTAGCGAATTTGTTATCACTGGTGGTTCTCAGGCACCGCTGGATGGCGATCTTGGCTGGGAACTGAGTGATATTAAGGCAGCTATGGCCGCTCGGAAGGCTCGTCTTGAAGAGCGTAAGTCTGCTCCGGCAGTTAAGAAGACTCCAGTGCAGCATGGCACGAAGGGAGCACTTGACCTCGGATTTTAATTGCGAGGTGAAGAATGGCTATTGATATTTTAAGTATTAAGCCTAGTGTTATTTCACGTGATTTAAAGGGCAAATATGTCCTTATTTATGGCGCGCCGAAGGTGGGTAAAACCTCCTTCGCCGCCAAGTTCAAAAAGAACCTGATTCTTGCTTTTGAAATGGGAACGAACGCGCTAGATGGCGTATATGTTCAGCCCGTTCAAAAGTGGAGTGATCTCAAACTTATCGTTCGTCAGCTCGCTAATGCAAAGGCTCGCGAAATGTATGACACCATTACCGTCGACACTGCGTCGATAGCATATGACCTTTGCGAACAATATATCTGCGTGCAGAATGGTGTTCAAAAGATTAGCGAAATCCCATGGGGTGCTGGGTACTCAGCCGTTAAACAGGAATTTGAGTCAACGCTGCGACAGATCACAATGCTGGGTTATGGATTAATTCTCATTGCCCACGAAGAAGTCAGAAAAGAAACAATTGATGACTCAGAAAAAGAATTTTATAAGCCCGCGCTGAATAAGCGTTGTTATGAAATTTGTAATCGTCTCGTGGACGTCATCGGATACATTGCAATCGAATGGGATGAACAGGGAAATTCTCATCGTTATCTCTATACGCGGCAGACACCTTATGTCATGGCTGGCAGTAGATTCAAGTATCTCGCGCCGAAGATCGAGTTTGGTTATCAGCAGCTCGTTGATGCAATCGCAGAAGCAATTGAAAAGAGCGCGCAGCTTGATGGTGCAACTGTTGTCGATGAAGCGCCAGAGGTCCATATTGAAGAAAAGCTCGACTTTAATAAGGTTCGCGCAGAAGCACAGAATCTGTGGACAAAACTCGTTAGCGAAAATGAAGAAAATGCGGTAACAATCCTTAAGAAGATTGAGATGACAATGGGTCATAAGATGAAACTTTCAGAGTTTACCGAAGATCAGACCGATCTTTTGGCACTGGTAGTTGCAGAAATGCGTGAAATGTAAGGCTACAACATAAAAGATAGGGGTAGTGTATCTGCCCCTATTTTTAATTTGACTTTTTTTTAAAATTTTGATATAATATATATAGAAAAATATCGAAAGGAGATTATAAATGGCTCATATAGTTCAATGTCGTTTATGTAAAGTGCGCTTTGATACAGAAAAAGAACCATTTACTCTGATTGGAAAGAAGTCTTATTATCACCAAGAATGTTATACAGCTTGGGTTAAAAAGAGAAATGATGCAAAAGTAAATGAAGATGAAGATTTTTGGAAAGAAAGCGTAATTGATTATCTCTATCGAGATGTAAAGATGTTAATGGACTTCTCAAAAATTGAGAGTCAGTGGAAAAACTTCACAAAACCAGACAGAAAAATGACACCTAAAGGTATTTACTTCGCTCTTCGGTATTATTATGAAGTACAGAAAGGCGATAAAGAAAAGGCTTTAGGTGGTATTGGCATAGTTGCGAATATTTATAGCGATGCCGCGCGGTATTGGACAGAATTAGAAAATAGAAAAGCTGGCACGATTGAAGCAATTGTTGCTCAAATTAAGGCGCGCGAAGATAGGGAAGTGGTTTCAATTGTACGTCATGAGGTTAAAAAGGATAAATCGAAATTTAATCTTGACGACGTGTAAGGAGCGTTAAATGGTCGATAAATCAACAATTTTACAGATAATTGGCGCTCTGATGAAGCATCCGCAGTATTTGAGCGAAACGGATAAATATAATCTTACTCCGGATGATTTTTATTATAGACTTGATAAGTTTATCTTTGTCGCGATTGATAGTTTATATAGAAATGGCGCAGAACGTATTCAGCCCATTGATGTTGAGAACTATTTAAGTACAAATGAAAATGCAAAGCTAATGTTCGCACAGCTGAAAGGTATTGAGTATCTTCAAGATGCAGATTATCTTTCAGAAGAAACAAACTTTCCGTATTATTATAAAAAACTTAAAAAGTTCAATTTATTAGAGACTTTTAAAAATAAGGGTTTTGATGTCGAAGAGTTTTATGTAGAAAATCCATTAACTCCGAAGGCATTAGAAACGAATGAAAAGTTTGAAGCGTTAGAGATTGATGACATTGTAAATGCAATTAAGTCTAAACTGTTAGGAGTTGAGCGCGCATTTATTCAAAATGATACAACAGAAACAGTTAATGTTTTTGAAGGTATCACAGAAATTTTAAATGAAGCAAACGAGCAAGCTGATGTAGGTATCCCGCTTCAAGGCGAAATCTTTAATGAAGTGTGTGCTGGCGCGCGAAAAGGAGTTTTTGTATTAAGATCGGCTGGGTCTGGTACTGGTAAAACCCGTCAAGCAGTTGGAGATGCGTGTTATATTGCATTTCCATTTAGGTATGAAGAGTCACAGAAGAAGTGGGTTCAAATTGGTAGCGGCCGCAAAGTATTGTTTATTGCGACTGAGCAGAGTGCAAAAGAAATTCAGAAAATGATTTTAGCATATTTAACTGGTTTTAATGAAACTAAGTTTAGATATGGTGGATTCACAAAAGAAGAACAGCTTATAGTGCGCCAGGCGCTGTGGGTGCTGGAACAATATCAGAATAATTTTTTTATTGTAAGGATGCCGAATCCAACAATTGAACTTGTTAAGACGATTGTGAGAGAAAATGTATTGATGCATGATATTGAATATGTGTTTTATGACTATATTCACATTTCTCCATCGTTATTGAATGAGTTTAAAGGATTTAATCTTCGAAATGATGAAGTGTTATTGATGTTTTCGACGGCACTGAAAGATCTGGCGGTTGAGCTAAATGTGTTTATGATGTCATCGACGCAGTTAAATGCGAAAGGTGACGATAATTCGAACATCAGAAATGAAGCTTCAATTTCTGGCTCGCGTAGTATCATCAATAAAGCTGATATTGGAGCGATTATGGCGCGGCCCACTAAGGAAGAATTGGAATTCTTACAGAATGAAGGTGGTATTTCAATAACACCAACGATGGTAACTGATATTTATAAAGTTCGAAGCGGCGAGTGGAACCAAGTCAGAATTTGGAGTGATGTAAATTTAGGAAATCTTAGAAAGAAAGATTTGTTTGTAACTGATGCAAGAATGGAAGTTTTGAATGTTGGAACGTATTATAATTATCAACAGAATTGGGAATCAGATGTAACAGCAGAATATTTGAAAGAATTAAAGATTATAAGTGAGTTAACGTTATGATTGATTATAATCAGATTATCGAAAATTTGGAATTAGAGGGAGTTGAAAGGTTATTAGACTCTTTAGGTATTCCATATAAAGACACAGAAAAAGCATTGATTATGCCAACGGCTTGTCATAATGCAGAATTAGATGAAGCATCGTGGAAACTTTATTATTATAAAGATAGTCATATGTTTTATTGTTATACAGAGTGCGGCGGGCAATCAATTTTTAAGTTTCTTCAACATTTTTATGAAGCTCGACAAATTGAATATGATTGGTATAACGATGTTCTTCAAGTTATTTTAAATTGCTCTGCTTCTTCTGATACTTTTGCCAACAAGAACGCCTATAAAAGTAATGTTGATAATTATAAACCGCAAAAAATAAGAAAAGAACTTCCAACTTATCCTGAAGGTATTTTAGATATTTATGATAAATATTATCCAGTTGAATGGCTCCAAGATTCAATTACAAAAGGAGCGATGGATAAGTTTAATATCAAATTTTCTCATACAGAAAATAAAATTATTATCCCGCATTATAATATTCATAATGAACTTGTTGGGATTAGAGGGCGCGCCCTCAATGCCTGGGAAGTAGAAAATGTTGGTAAATATGCACCAGTTTGGATTGAAGGTAAATGTTATTCTCATCCATTAAGTTTGAACTTATATGGTTTAAATAAGAACTGGAAAAATATTAAAAAAGATGGTATTGCATTTGTTTTTGAAAGTGAAAAAAGCGTTCTTCAATTTGATAATTTCATAATGAAAAATTATGCGGTTGCAGCGTGTGGTAGCAACTTAAATAAATATCAAATTGATTTATTGATGCGATATTGTCAGCCTAAATATGTTGTAGTATGTTTTGATAATGAAGAAGAAAAAGGTCAAAGTAAATATTTTGATAAACTTTATAAAATGTGTAAAAAATATACAAACTATTGCGGTATGAGCTTTATCTATGATAGAGAAGGTTTAACAAATAAAAAAGATTCGCCAAGTGACAGAGGCGAAGACATTTTTATACAACTTTTGAATAAAAGGGTAATCGTCAAATGAAAGTAGTAGAAAAAACATTAACATGTTCTAGTTGTTATGATGGTTATAATGGACTTGAAGACATTGAACGTATAGTAGCCGATGATTTAGATAATGGTTGGTATATTGCATCTATTAGTAAATTTGTAAGACCATCAAAGATTCACTTAGAACCAGAACTTATTGCTATTATTACATTAAGAAGGGAGTTTATATGATAATTGTTAGATATGATACAAATGATGATATAGATGAAGTAAATGAAATGTATTATCAGATGCGAAAACTCGACCTTAAAGATGAAACACTCATCTTTTTACCGCAAAATTGGGATGTTTTATTTAATTGTTCTACTGCTGATCTTTATTACTTTAAGGAAATGATTGAAAATGCAATCCATGACAAGGAGGCTGCGGAGGCATAAATGATAGTAGAAAAAACTTATAAGTGTTGTACTTTTTATGATGGTTGGCGTGGTATTGAAAACTTAACCTTAACATTAGCTGACGACATAAAAAATGGTTATCACATCGCGGGTATGGAGCGCAATTTTAGTATTTCGGTCAACACGGCAATAACCGAACCTGATTTAGTTATTACATTGAGGAAGGGCTTAAATGATTGAAAAATTAGAGTACTGGAGCGGTGGTACTAACGTTGGTGGCATTATAAATTGGCAAAAACATCCTGACTTAGACGATGTAGTTGATAAAGTAAACGAATCAATTGATACAATTAATGAATTTGACAAGAAAATAAATGAGTTAATTGATACAATTAACGAATTGGAAAGGAAAATAAATGAAAGTAAGACTAAAGAACGAAAATATTAAAAAAGATTATGGGCACGAACTACTAAAGCTGCGCGGTGTAAAAGACGTTGACGAGTTTTTAGCACCCACTTTTAATGATGTTCAGTCATGCTATGATCTTGATAATATTAACGCTGGCGTTGAGTTAATTAAAAAATTAAATAAAAACTCAACAGTTGGTTTGGTGGTAGACTGTGATGTCGATGGATATACATCAGCTACTATTATTTATAAATTTTTAAAGCGATTATACCCTGGAATTGATATTACTGCCTATATTCATGATGGTAAAGCTCATGGGTTAGAAGAACATTGGGAAGCTATTCGAGACGCAAATTATGATTTAGTAATTATTCCCGATGCAGGTAGTAATGACAGTAAATATGCAGCTGAAATAAACTGCCCAATTCTTGTATTAGACCACCATATTGTTGAAGATACAAACTTCGCGCCGAATATGGTTGTAATTAATAATCAGTTGTCAGAAAAGTATAAAAACAAAAGTTTGTCTGGCGCAGGCGTAGTTTGGCAATTTTGCGATGCAATTGATTTAGCTTTTCATGCCTCAGAAGACTGGGCAATAGACTATTTAGATTTAGCTGCACTTGGTATCTGCGCAGATATGATGAGCGGTCTTGAAATTGAAAATCAGTGGTTTTGGCAAGAAGGCTTTGCAAATGTAGAAAATCCATTCTTTGCAGCTATCGCGCAGAAACAAGCATATTCTATTACTGGGAAGATGAATGCAAGCTGGGAAGAGATTCAAGAAGCTCTTGACCCGACTACAGTTGCATTTTATATTGTCCCATTGATTAATGCAATGGTGCGAGTTGGCACACAGGAAGAAAAGGAACGAATGTTTATTGCATTTGTCGATGGACATCGTATGATTCCGTGTAATAAGCGCGGCGCCAAAGGAACATTGGAAGAAGCTTGCATTGAATCTGTGCGCGAATGTGTTAACGCTCGTTCTCACCAGAATAAAGCCAAGGATGCGACTGTGGCGCGCCTTGAACAGAAAATCTTCAAACACGACCTGTTAGAGAATAAGATTTTGTTTGTAAGGCTTGATGATGATGACGATTTCCCAGCGGAGTTGAACGGCCTTGTTGCGATGCAGTTGTCTGCAAAGTATAAGCGGCCAACTATTGTTGCTCGTCTAAATGATGAGGGCTATATTCGTGGCTCATCGCGCGGGCTTAATAATTCAGAACTGGAATCCTTCAAGAAGTACATGGACTCGACTGGACTATTCGAGTATACGGCGGGCCATGATAATGCATGTGGTATTTCCATTCTGAATACGAACTTGCCGAAGCTGCATGAGATGGCTAACCATGACCTGGCGCAGTATAATTTTGGCGACGGATTTTATGAAGTTAATTTTGAGCGTCAAGCTCTTGCTGATGATTTAGGTGATCTCATTGAAGATCTGACCAAGTACAAACACGTCTGGTCGCAAGGGAATGACGAACCGCTCATTTATATCCGCGATCTTCATGTCGAGAAAAAAGATATTCAAGTCATGGGTAAGAACCAAGATACAGTTAAAATCACAAAGAATGGAATTGCATATATGAAGTTTTTTGCAAAAGATTTTATCGAAGAGCTGAAGTCTTATCCGAATGACATCAAGCTTGAAGTAGTAGGTCGCGCGAACCTCAATGAATGGGGCGGCCGCATTACTCCGCAGATTTTTATTGAAAATTGCGAAGTGAAAGAAGATAAATTACTTGATTTTTAATAAAAATTGTGTTATAATATAATTATAAAATGGAAAAGGAGCATAAAGAATTGAATTATCCTGGTTCATTACACAATCATACCCAATATTCAAATCTGCGGCTTCGTGATTGTATCAACAAAGAAACTGATTTGATTGATTATGCAATCAAGTTAGGGCATTCGGCAGTTGCGATTACTGACCATGAAACAGTCGCAAGTGCAGTTAAGGTTGAAAAGTATTATAAAAAAATAAAAGAGTCCAATCCTGACTTTAAGGTCATTCGTGGTAATGAGATTTATTTAGTCAGGAATGGACTAAATAGTCAAAATTATGTAAGTGGGGTCGATAGGTATTACCACTTTATTTTGCTTGCTCGTGATCTCGAGGGGTTCCGTCAGATTTGTGAAATCTCAACTCGTGCGTGGACTAGAAGCTATATGGCGCGCGGTATGAGAAGAGTCCCAACATATTATCAAGATCTATTTGATATTATTGGCGCGAACCCCGGTCATGTTATTGGATCAACGGCTTGTTTAGGTGGCGCGCTTGCGACACAGATTTTAAGAGGGACAAGTGACGAGAAACTAAAACTGTGGATTAGACAGTTAAATGATTTGTTTGGTGAAGGCAATTTCTATCTTGAAATGCAGCCAAGCAAAAATAAAGACCAGATTACAGTAAACAAGAAATTATTAGAGTTCGCGCACGAGCTTAATATTCCGTATATTATTACAACTGATAGTCATTATCTTAAAAAAGAAGATAGAGTTATTCATAAAGCATATTTAAATGCTCAAGATGGTGACAGAGAAGTTGATGAGTTTTATGCAACTACATATATGATGGATACAAAAGAATTGGAATCTTATTTCAATTATTTTGATCATGATGTACTGGAAGAAGCATATATAAATATTGGAAGCATTATTAGAAGTTGTGAAGATTATAGTATTCTGAAACCTTTGCGTATTCCGAACTTAAAATGGAAACCTGTATTAACATATTATACAGACTACGAAGAATGGTTTAAGAATATGCCGATGCTTCAAACTTTTTATGATTCAGAGTATGAAGCAGATAGATATTTAGTTAATGCAATTATTGATGGTATTAGACTTCATTCAGACCTTCAGAATCAGCGCGCTTATGATGAAATCAATGAAAACTTACAGATGACTTGGGTTTCATCAGAAGTAAATAAAGCGAGATGGAGTGCCTACTATTTGAATCTTCAACAGATTATTGACCTGTGTTGGGAAGCGGGATCGATTGTAGGTCCTGGTCGCGGCTCAGGCGTAGGTTTCATCTTATTATATGTTTTAGGTATCACACAGATTAACCCATTAAGAGAAACAACAAGATGTTTTTCTTGGAGATTCTTGAATCCTGAACGTGTTAGTGTTCTTGATGTCGATTTCGACATTGAGGGCGGTCGCCGTGCTCAAGTATTGAATAAGTTTAGAGAGTTCTATGGTAATGACGCAGTAGCAAACGTCGCAACTTTTAGAACAGAAAAGTCGAAGTCAGCAATCTTAACCGCAGCTCGTGGTTTAGGTATTGATGTTGACATCGCGCAGTATATTGCCAGTCTTATCCCGGCTGATCGTGGTATGTTAAGAACACTTGATCAGTGTATGTATGGTGATGAAGAAAATGATTGGCAACCGATTAAACAGTTTGTGTTTGAAATGACGCAGAATTATCCAGAGCTGTGGAATGTTGCGCATAGCGTTGAAGGATTGATTTGCGGTAGCGGTATTCATGCAGGTGGTGTTATCTTCGTTGATGAACCATTCACAAACTCGACCGCGCTGATGCGGGCGCCTGATGGTACGATTTGTACTCAGTTTGAACTTCATGACTGTGAAGATGTAAGTTTGATTAAATATGATGCGTTATCCGTCGAAGCAATGGATAAGATTCATAATTGTATTGACTTACTTTGTGACGCTGGATATGTTGAACGTAAAGCAACATTAAAAGAAACTTATGAAGATCTGATTGGTATTTATAAATTAGAGCGTGATAATCTAAAGATGTGGGAAATGGTTTGGAATCACGAGATTAACTCGTTATTCCAGATGGAAAAGCAGTCCGGTATTAAAGGTATTGCAACGCTGAAGCCGACTTCGGTTGATGATTTAGCGATTTTAAACTCAACGATTCGTCTGATGGCGCAAGAGCGTGGTGGCGAAATGCCAACCGATAAGCTGGCGCGCTTCAAGGCAGATCCGACGGAGTGGGATAGAGAACTGGAAAAATATGGACTTGGCGCAGAAGAGAAGAAAATCTTAGAGCCAGTCTTGGGAATGTCGTATGGACTTTGTATTGCCCAGGAACAGTTCATGGAACTCGTTCAGCTTCCTGAACTGGGTGGATTTAGTCTGACTTGGGCAGATAAACTTCGTAAGTCGATTGCGAAGAAGAATCCGAAAGAATACGAAGCCTTAACAAAAGAATTTTATGAAGTGACAAAAGAAAAAGGTATCAATCAATCGTTCGCGCGATATGTGTGGAATGTTTTGATTGCGATGTCTCGTGGATATGGTTTCAACCAGTCTCATACGCTTGCATATAGTTTGATTGCACTTCAAGAAATGAATCTTGCGTTTCATTTTCCGATTATGTTTTGGAATTGCGCGTGTCTGATTAGTGATGCGGGCGGCAATGACAATGATGAAGAAGAAGATGAAGAAGCCATCGAAGAACTTAAACATGAAGAATCTTATTCGAATGAAATGGAAGAGTTCAATGATGAAACTGATGAAGAAGAAGATTCATATGAAGAAGAAGATTGTGACGGGTATCCAGCTGAAGTTATAAAGACAACTGAAGGTCGCAAAAAGAAAAAGGTTAAAGCAACAAACTATGGAAAGATTGCGACAGCTATCGGTCGCATTAAGATGACTGGCGTGACGGTGGCGCCGCCGGATATTAATAAGTCAACGTTTACATTCTCGCCAGATATTGAGAATAATACAATTCGATACGGTCTTTCGGGCATCACAAGAATTGGTAATGACTTAGTAAATGAAATTATTGGCGGCCGGCCATATACTGGAATCAATGATTTCTTGAATCGAATTAAAGTTAATAAGACACAGATGATAAATCTAATTAAGTCGGGCGCATTTGATAGTTTTGGTGATCGTGTGACGATTATGCAGAATTATGTAAATGAGATTAGTGGCGCGAAGAAGCGTATTACTCTTCAGAATATGAAGATGTTGATTGATTTTGGTCTTATTCCCGATGAATATGATTTGGAGCGCCGCGTATATAACTTTAATAAGTATTTAAAGAAGATGAAAGAAGGAACAGATTATTACGGACTTGATAATATTGCTTTTAACTTTTATAGTAATAATTTTGACCTTGATTTATGTACTCCAAGTGAAGAGACGGAAAGCGGTTTTAAAATAAAGCAAGTAAAATGGGATGCGATTTATCAAAAATATATGGATCGAATTAGACCATATGTTCAAAAGCATAATAAAGAATTATTAGATGCAGTAAATAAAAAGTTGACACAAGACACTTGGGACAAATATTGTAAAGGTACAATTTCTCATTGGGAAATGGAATCAATTTCATGTTATCTTCACGAACATGAACTGAAAGATATTGACTTTGAGAAATATGGATTTAGTGAGTTTTATGAGCTGAGTGAAACTCCAGAGATCGAAAGATATATCCCGATTAAAGGGAAAATGGTTCCGATATTTAAACTTCATAGAATTGCTGGAACAGTTCTCGATCGAGATAAATCTAAGAAGACTGTAACACTTCTTACTCGAGATGGAGTAGTCACAACAAAGATTTATGGTGTATTCCAACAGTATGATAAACAATTAAGTGAAAAAGATGCGAGCGGTCATAAGCATGTGATTGAAAAGAGTATGTTTAGCCGTGGAAACATTGTTGTAGTGTGCGGCATTAGAGATACTGATGAATTCAGAGCGAAGAAATATAGCAGAACTCCATACCATACAGTTGAACAAATTGTTGAAATTGATAATGGCGAGATCGTAACACATAGCCGCTCTACAGAGGCGCAGTAATGGCAGTTGTTGGTATCCATGATTATGATTTTTTTAATTATGAACACGTAATTCCTAACATTGACTGCGCCAAGTACCTTACTTATTATCGAAATCACCAAACAATCGCTGCACTAGCAACGTAGTTAGAACCCGAACGATATACCTCGTTTATTGTGCGAAAAGAATATGACGATGGAGAGTACCCAAAGAAACTATTCCTTCCAAATGTCGAATATGGCGGCAGAGTCTTCTCGGTTGAAAAATCTAAGCCTTTGCCGCCTGCGGTGGAAGCTACAATTCCGAATATGCACGTCTATGACCCATATTCATCTTACTTCGGCCGCACGCAAACTGATTAGAAAGTATTTGAGCGTATCTTAAATTGCGCGCATATGCGGCTGGCGCCAGATGGACATAACTTGATGCCGGCAAAAGAATTTTCGTCATATTTTTACAAGGGCATCACTGGTATCTTTTTACATGACTATGACCTGGCCGCCCTTAAAGCCTATGACGTAATTTCTGAAATTCAAAGTAGACGTAAATTTATTTATAAAGATGAAATACGCCCATACCCAGTAGGGAATAAATATCCAATCAATATTTATTCTTCTGATGAACTACAAAACTGGTTAAAGGTTGTTACAATTCCGAATGGGCTTTTGCTTGAATATAAAGGACTTATGACTGATGAAGTACTTTATAATCTGTGTATGCAAAATAAGCGAATGGCCCGTCAAGTATATTATAATGTAACCTATGGATGTACCGACGAGAATGATTTTTTGATACATCGGGCAAGAAAAATTTTTGTCCAAACTTTATTTTTACGAAAGAGCGGTATAAAAATTTTACTTAAATATGACGATGATTTTTTCAAAACTCCGGAATTAGAAAAATATATTAAATTGCTAAATTGTTGGTTAAGTTTTTGTTATTTTGATGACTGCGCGCCACGTTATCAAACGCTCTATCGAATCTGTGCAAAAGATTCATCAATGCGCTATTTGACTTGGGCATTCAGAACAATTACTGTAACGGTCGATGAAATGCGATCTATATTTTAGTTCTTTCGTGAGCGAGATTATTCAATCTTCAAAATGTTTTATGAATGGGACTCAGTTGTCTATGAAGGAGGACAATTTATTAATGAATGGACTAGAAATCCGTAAACGAATTATCGAAAACAATAAATTAATTGCTGAACAACCTCACAATATCTTTGTCTTAAATCAGAAAATCCAAGAGCTGCTTGATGAGAACCGTCGTTTACAAGACCAGTGTCCTCATGAGTATGATGAAATGGGATTCTGTATTTATTGTGACAAGGAGTATAAGTAAATGGAAATAACATTATACTCTACGCATTGCCCGAAGTGTAAAGTACTTGAAACGAAGTTAAAACAAGCTGGATTAAATTACACAGAAGTCGATGACGTAGAAGAAATGATTAAAAAAGGTTTTAGAATGGCGCCTGTACTTGAAGTCGATGGACAAGTAATGGATTTTATGGCCGCCAATAAATTCTTAAAAGGAGTGATGAATGGCGTCCATTAATGTAAAGCTTAATAAAAATTTTACAACTTAGTTCAATAAGTTACAAGGCGAATATGGCGAAGAGTTTGCGAGACTGAACGGTATGGGAGATGAACAATTATCTTATACCGATTTTATCCAAAACTTTATTGATACCGAAACTGTCGCCGATGCTTCCATTGACAGTAATGCAAATGTCTCGTCAAAAGATATGCGCACGCTCATGAATGAAATGCCTAAGCCGCATCGTAAACTTTTAGCCTATAATAAAATTTACTATGAACTTAATAAAAAATATGGGTTTAAAATTGCAAATGACTGGCTGCGAGCAGAATGGAATAAAGCACTTTATATGCACGATGCTGACACAGCTACATTTTTGCATTATTGCTTTGCATATGATTTAAAAGACTTAGCTGAAAAAGGCTTGTTCTTCTTAAATAATTTTAACTATGAAGCGCCAAAGCATCTGTCAACATTTGTAGATTTTGTAAAAGAATTTATTAGTTTTGCGGCAAATCGTTCATCTGGCGCAGTAGGATTACCAAATTTAATCCCATATATGTATTATTTCTGGAAGAAAGATTGTGAAAATGGATACACGACAAAAGATAACGATTACTATGCCCGTCAGCAAATCCAACGTTTTATATACGCTGTCAACCAACCCTACGTCCGCGACGGTATGCAGTCCGCCTTTACAAATGTATCAGTATTCGACGGACCCTACCTCGAAGCTTTATTTGGAGGTGCAGAATTCCCCGACGGTACCTTTATGGTGGATGAATTAGACGAGATAAAAGAATTTCAAAAAGTTTTTATGGAAGTAGTAGCATCAATTCGTCAAAAGAATATGTTCACTTTCCCAGTTTTAACTATCTCGTTACTGCGGCAAGACCATAAGTTTGTAGATGAAGAATTTGCACGCTGGGGCATTAAGCATAATATGGAATGGAATGATAGTAATCTCTTTATTGATGATTCTGTTACTTCATTATCAAATTGCTGCCGTTTAAAATCTAATATTGATGATCTTGGGTATTTCAACTCTATTGGTGGTACGGCTTTAAAGGTTGGTTCGGTGAAAGTTTCCACGGTGAACTTGGCACGAATTGCATTAGAACATAGAAATGAACAAGAATATTTGGTTGCATTGCGCGACATGGTTGAACTGGATTGTAAGGTATTGGATGTTGTCCGCCATATCATAACTCGTAATGTTGAAAAAGGTTTACTTCCAAATTTCTCTAAAGGCCTTGTAGATTTTGACCATTTATATAATACTATTGGTATTATTGGCGTTTACGAAACTATGAAGAAGTTTGGCTATACAAGAATGGACGAATTTGGTAATACTTATTATACAGCTGAAGCAGATGCATTTGGTAAAAAGATTTTTGAAGTAATTCATCGTACAAAAGATCAATTCGCTTTGGACAAGAATTATAAAATCAATCTTGAACAAATCCCAGGCGAATCATGCGCGGCGAAGTTCCAAAAAGCGGATGAACTTTTATTCGGTGATGAAGTCGTAGACGATCTTCCATTATATGGCAATCAATTTATTCCGCTTGGAATTAAAACAACTTTAAATGAACGTATTCGCATTGCATCTTTATTTGACTCTTATTGTAATGGTGGCTCAATTGCCCATATTAATATTGAAGCCCCATTTGATAGTTTTGAAAAAGCATGGAAGATGACCGAATATATTGCAGATCAAGGTTTAACATATTTTGCATTTAATACAAAGATTCAAGCTTGTAAGCATAATCACGCATTTTATGGAAAAGTTTGTCCGTTATGCGGTGAACCAGTGGCTACCGAGTATACTCGTGTAGTAGGATTTTATACTCCTATTCAATCTTGGTCTAAAGAGCGTAAAGCAGAATATAAGCTAAGAGAGTGGGAGGATGTTAATGTTAATTAAAGGAATTAAAGACGAATGTTTTGGTGACTTTAAAGAAATTGGGATGATGGTCGTATTCCCAAATTGCAGCTTTAAATGCGATCAAGAATGCGGCCACCCAGTTTGCCAAAATTCAGCACTAGCAAATGAAAATCCAGTTGAAGTACCCATCAATAAAATTATTGAACGATATTTACAAAATCCAATTACAACAGCATTAATTTGCGGTGGATTAGAACCATTTGATTCAATTCATGAACTTTATGAATTGATTTTAGCTTTTCGCCACGTTTCAAATGATCCAATTATAATCTATACTGGATATACTGAACAAGAAGTAGAAAATATGCTCGGATTTAGTCATATTGTCTGGCAAGGAAATATTTACATTAAATATGGTAGATTTAAACCCGGCCAGCAGTCACATTACGATGAAGTTCTAGGAGTAAATCTTGCAAGTGATAATCAATACGCGAGGTATTATGAATGAAATTTATCGTAAATGAAGATGTCGAAGAAGTGATGACAATTTTAAAAGCTATTGCTGAGAATGATGGATATTGTCCTTGCGCGCTCGAAAAAAATGATGATACTCGTTGTATATGTAAGGATTTTAGAGAAAACATAAAAAGTGGAGAATATTGTCATTGCGGCCTTTACTACAAAATAAAAAGTTGACTTTAAAATAATTAGAGGAAAAATGATTAAAGTAGAGAATATTGATTCATGGGGATTAGCACATGCTATTAGGGGAATGAGAAATCCTTTAAATAGCTGGGATAAAAGTGACAGTGGTATTTTTAAAGAAAAAGTTGAATATAATGATGGTTCGATAAAAGAAGAATATTCTTTCAATCTTGGTCCCAGCGATTTAAATCTTATGAAAAAATTATATAAAGCAGGAACAGAGCATCGTAAATATTTAAGACAAATTTGTGTGTCTATGGACATTACTGCACCATTATATTGGTGGAAAGAATTTGATACTTATAAGGTCGGTACAGTTGCAAATTCATGCTCTACAATGCATAAGATTGCTTCAAAAGAATTTATGATTGATGACTTTAGTCATGAGCATTTAAATAAGCCTGCATTAGAAGTATTTAATTCAATCATTGATTGCCTAAATGATTATAGGGAAAAATACTTGGCTTGTAAATGTAAGCCTGACTGGTGGTAGATGATTCAATTACTTCCATCATCCTATAATCAGAAAAGAACTGTAACTATGAATTATGAAAACGTAGTTACCATCATCAATCAACGAACTGGTCACAAATTAGATGAATGGAATCAGTTTGTAGAAACACTTAAAAATTTACCATATATAAAAGATATTATGGAAATTTAAAATGGAGAAAAAGGAGTAAATAATGTTACTAGAAACAACGCAAAAATATGCTGTCGATAGTGAAGTCAAGGCAAAAGATATGATCGAAGCTTTTCGTGAGCAAGCGGAAGAAAAAGGATATGTTGTAAAAAAGGCTGGTTATGAATATAAAGTAAAAAAGGCAAAGGGAGAAATAATCGGAGAAAAGTGGGTTGTTAGCGTAACGCAAGTGTTTGGCGCTCTCTGGGAGGAATAATGGCTAACGAAGAAAGAAAAGTAACACAAGAAGATATAAAAAATGTAACTTCTACACTTAATGAATCACTTCATGAGTTAGGTGATGACCAAAATGCAGATTTATCTCAAAGCCTTTTAGTTTTACTTGAAGCACCAGATGAACAATTTGATATTCTGGCGCCAGGTGTTTTAGAATCATTCAAACAATCAGTTAATAATCCAAATGACAAGTTAATGCTTGTTCAAGCTCTTAATTCTTTGGGCTATACAAGCGATGATATTGTTAATGATATAAATGAGGTTTTAACTGGATTTGAAAAATTAGAATTACCTGTTGCAAAAAAAGATTTTTTAAAACAGCTTGTTGCGACCATTGTTAATGCCGTTTCTGAAACAGAAGGAATTGCAAAACGTTATATTTCAATTCCTTTAGAGTTATGCCATGAAAACGCAAAAATTCCACAGTACGCGCACATAAGTGATAGTGGAGTCGATGTCTATGCATTAGATGATATTACTGTAAAGCCTGGTGAAACCGTTTTAGTGCCAACGGGCATCAAAGTTGCTCTGCCGCCGGGATATGAACTTCAGGTTCGTCCTAAGAGCGGTCGCGCTCTCAAAACAAAACTGCGCGTGGCCAATACACCGGGCACAATTGATAGTGGATACCGCGATGAGATCAAGATCATTATCGAAAATGTTGATCCGCCAATTAGAAAAATTGATATTCACAATTGGGATACTGCTGAAAATGATCCAGTAATTCATTTTTCCGATATTGAGTTTGGTTAGTCTTATACTATTGGAAAAGGCGAAAAATTCTGCCAGCTAGTTTTATCAGAAGTGCCAAAAGCAGTTTTTTATCGCGTTGATTCAATCGCAAAAATTGATGATTTGGACCGTGGAGGCGGATTTGGGAGTACTGGATTAAAGTAATGGCTAAAATTACAATAGAATAGATAGCACAAGAATTAGAAGTAGACCATTGGAAAATTATATCTACTACCTATCAAAATTTAAATGAGTAGTTAGAATTTAAATGTCCCGAAGGTCACTCAGTTTATACTAGCTGGGGCAAATTGCGTACACGGCGCGAATGCCCTATTTGTAAAGCCAATAAATTTAAAGATGTAAAACCACTTATAATTGAAAAAAATAAAAGTGCTAATAGAATATTAGCACTCGATCAAGCCAGCCATGTTTGTGGTTATTCAATTTATGATGATGCAAAATTAATTACTTATGGCACTTTTGAGACAAAAACAGCTGAAGAGGATACTCGTATCCACGAAGTAAAAGAATGGTTTTTATCTATGGTAGATAGCTACTAGCCTGATGTAATTGGTATTGAGGGTATTTAGTATCAATAGTCTTTTGGTGTCACAACATTCTAGGCTCTCGCGCGGTTATAGGGAGTTTTGATTGAAGAATGTGTAAGCTTAAAATTGCCATATGAAATTTGTCCAACAAATACCTGGCGCGCCTACTGTGGAGTAAAAGGACAAACAAGAAGCGACAAGAAAAAGTCGATGCAAAATCTCGTAAAAAAATGGTTTGATATAAGCGTAAGTGACGACTGCGCGGATGCAATTGGAATTGGCAAATATGTTGCAGAACGTCATCAAAAGAAAACGGAAATTGTAAGTTGGGAATAAAAAAAGACGGAGCTTTAAACTCCGTCTTTTTTGTTAGTCTTGGATAAATGGTAATAATTGATTAAATTCATCAAGTGAAAGTTGAACTGGCTCTAACTCTTGAAGAGTAAACGTGATGTCGGGAACGTCTACCTCCAACCGAAGAAGTTCATTCAGTTTTTCTTGCGCTTCTACTAAATATTCTTGCTGAATTTTTACGCCAGAGCCGTAATCAAGCGGAATTGGGTGTCCTCCCGCATCTTTTTCGCTATAGCGATCAATTATTTTACTTAATTCAGCCGAATAAAACTCAGATGCTTCTTGAAAGCTATTAAATAGTCTTGCAAGCTTATAGGTAATAGAAATTGGCATTACTTGATCTTTAATTTTTCTATATACCGCTAAAATATCAAGTGCATTTGACATTTTTATTTTCATTTTAATTTTAGTCTCCTTTATCTTACTATTTATATTATATCAAAAAATTTTTCAAAAGTCAAATTAATAAATTCTTCCATTTTCCAAATCAATATAAATAATATTTGAAGCGCCTTTCAGTTTAATTAAATTATGATTAGACGCGGCCTGGACAACGACTGCAGCATCATTATCAGCGCTGCTAACACTTGTGTTAATACCAATTTGATTTTGTCTATAGGCAAGAGTTGGTGCTAAACTATATACTGTAACTGCTGGTGAACGAGAAAGTTTAGTAAGAGTATAAGATACATTTACATTAGAATTCGGTTTTGTATTAACTGCCACAGAGGTTAAAATATCAACTTGCTATACATCCCATGCAGTTAATTGTGTATCCACTCGTCCAGTTGACGAAGCAACTCCAATATTAATGCTACTAGTCGCTCCAATTTCCAAATACCGTCCAACAGTATAAGTACTATTTAAAGCGCTATCAATGCCTGAATCAGATCCAGCAATATTATAATCAATATAATAATGCGAAGAGCTATCTGGTTTAGAAACCGAAGCCGATACTAAACTATAATCCGCGGTAGTTAATCGACCTACATTGTGAGTAACTGATGAAGTAGTAGCAGTAGTCGTATTATTCAACTAAGCTGAAACTGTATAGGATTGCCCGGTAGTAGAGGCAAAGGTGCCAAGTGGCCCCACTATAAAAGAAGTAGAAGTATCAACCGCTGTACGATTTGTAGCACCAGGAGCATTAATAGTTTTTGTTTCGATTAGTACGTTATTATTGTTGAACAAATTAACAGTAATTGTTCCTTTTGTCCAATAATTAATTGTGGGTTGGATGCGTAAATACATTCCTTCCCATAAACGCCCTAAATTACCACTATCTAAATTATTAAAAGTCCCTGTGGAGCTGGTAGCCCAGAAAAACTAGCCCATTGTAACAGAGTTTAAATTTTCAACAAAATCAAATTTTCTCGCTTCTGTCCACGGAGAATAAAATATTTGACCAAAAACATTTGTGATCTGTATCCGTGCAAAATATGTTTTTACTCCATCATAGGATAAAGACCAGGGATTGGAAAAATCATAAAAATCAGTATTGTTAAAATTTTTAACAAACACATCATTACTTTTTGTCCATTGCGCGCCGCTGACTGTTGAAGCAATTTCGTAACTATCACTACTATCCTGAGTTGGAGCAATTATTAATTTAATACTATTTAAATTTAAAATGTTATAAGTTGAATAAGAATTTCCATCAAATGGATCTGCAATACTAATTGCAGTAATACCAGAAGTAGAAAAAGGTTTAATTAACTCTGGATATATCGGACTACTTGAAAGAGAGGGTACCTAAGTCTCCTAAACAGAAGATAGGGTTTTTGTTCTAACAATATCGGCACTAGCTATGGTCTAAGCTGATATTGTACAAACAATCTAAGTCGCGCTAGCGATGTCTTCGGGCAAAGTAATATCAATTCTAGTATAATCATTGGCAACAGAAGTGGCATGACTAATACCAGTAATAGAATTACCAGCACTAACAGTATAAGTTGTAGAATCAATGCTTGTGTCAGTAGGAAATTTTACTCTCAATTGTCGATATACCTAATTGCTATTACTGCCCGCCACATTTAAATCACTAAATTGATTATATATATTAGTTGTTTGCATAAAAGGTGCAATCATATAATAGGTGGTCGCGCTTGGAAAATAAATAATATTCGATGTTTCCAAATCTCTAATTACTTCAATTTTTAAGCGCCAATTAAATGCTGTGGTCTAACTATTAAGACTTTCTATCTAATCATAAAGAATATATTTATTTAAAGTAACAGATCCAGCTTCATTAACTTCAAATTCAAGCGGATCACCACTATTCCAATTTGAAATTGAACTAGTTGTATTACCAACATAATACTAACGAGTAATTTGTAATGTACATGTTTTATTACATGTAAGGGTTGGTGTAATACCATAAGCATATCCCTTATTATAGTTACCACTTGCACCAGTTGAATTCTAAATTTTATAAGTATCTGTAGTATAAGTTCCCGCTGTCAATACTGGTTTTAGATTTTTAATAATTGTAATTTCAGCCGGCTAACTATATTCGTCAAGACTATCTTTAGTATAAAAATACCAAGTCGCACTATCACCAGCAGAAGGATTAATTATACTAGGATTGGTTGTATATTTTGCTAAAGTACCGGTTGAACTTGTTTTATACCACACCTCTACAGTTTGTCCATCTGGGTCTATTCCCGCCGTAGCGGTTACAGACACCCCACTAGAAGTTGATAAAATTGTCTAGTCCGCCTAATCTAAAGTTGGCGGAGCTGGTAATTGATTAATCGTAACAGTTCCACTAGCTTGCTTAAGTCCTGACCAATATGAGCTGCCAGCACTGCCTATTGTTTGCACTGCACATTTTACGATATATCCACGTGATGCATTTGATAAGGTTATTGTAGCATTACCTGAGGTTGCAGTCGAATCTACAGCCACGTAAGTTGATGAAGTTGTAGGAGCAGTACCGCCTGAAGTTACTGTATAATAAATTCTATAACCACTAATAGTATTATTAGTTCCCGCCTTCGCGCCAGACCACGCAACAGAAAAAGATCCACTCGGTAAAATGATAGCATCAGTTAAAGTGACGCTGGTAGGTGCCGTACAAGCTGTTGTTGTTGTCGGTAATTCAAAAGTAACTGAAGAACTTGTTGCATTACCACCACCCCATCCAGCAGTTCCATGATCATAAATATTAGCATGTAACTATAAAGTAAATTTACCAACACCATTATTATGCGTAACTGTAAAAGAACCAGTATAAGATGTGGTTGTATTTAATGTAGCCCAAGTAAAGGCGCGAGTAGTATCATATGGTAATATGGCTAAAGGAGAAGAAGTTGAATAAGTCTTGCTTATGGTTCCACCACCACTAACGGACCTAATGCTTAGCAAACATTGAGAAATACGAGTCCGTTGAGGGCCATTAGACCCAGACAGAAGATTACCACCATAATATAAAGTCCATGTAATAGTACTTTTATTTCCACTCTATTTCGCAGTCCAATCTAATCTTAAATAGTTATTACTAGTACCAGATCCATCACTATGCGCGAATGATATCGCGGGCGTGGAAACTGAACCCTTAAGTACTTGCGCCATTATCTAAACCTCCCATAGAACGATTGAAAATTATTCTAAAACATACAAATTATATCCATTTTCAACCGCCTCATATTTCATTATGTTCTAACCATACACAACATCTTTTTTCATAGTAACAACATCTGTATTTAATGTTGTTAAGTTTTCTGTAACAGAAAATCTATTTATATTACTTTGAATTTTCCAATCAATACCTTCTGATGAAAAAGTTATACTCGGCATATTATTATTACCATATTCACTTTGAATTATGTTCTAAGAAATATTTAGTGAAATTCCACTAGTATTTTTAGTCTATAAACTGTTAATTGCTATATTATTGCCATTAAAATTAACTTGGCCATTTGAAGAAATAGTAATAAAATGATTCTCTCCAGCACGAAAACCTTCTGTGCCAATTGTAAATATTTCCTTATCTTCGTTGGATTCTATAGTATAAAATCCAATGCCATTTAAAGCATCTAATATTTTTAAAGCGGGGTTGGCGCCAGTGCCTTCAATACGAGCCGTTCTAATAACAGAACCTTCAATTATAGACCGCGAAATAATGGATCCCTCAAATATACCTCGTGATGCATACGATGAGCCCTATTCAGTGACCTAGAATGGCGCCGCCGCAATCTAGTCATTATTAATACCCTCAGAGCCAGCCCAAAATACAATTTTTGAATTATCTTCGCTTCCGAATTTAACTGCTGAAGCTCCATTTAATGTATTAATACCAGCATAAGATGGATTATTGGTACTTTGTACCTAAGTGGTTAATGATCCAGTTAAGTAAACGTTTGATCCATATAAACCATAGCCATTTACATTATTAATATTTAAAGCCGCAAGGTTTCCTAAGAAAGTTTTAATGGTACTAGTGCCATTATCATAAACTTCTGCAACAGTAATACCCTGGTGTTTTAAAAAACCTGTATCCGTATCAGTAGAGTTGACACCAATTACAATTGGAGGCTATCCATCTATTTCCTTTCCAATTTGAATTAAACTAGTAAGCTAAACATTTGTTTCATTAGAAAAAGGTTGACTATTTAAAGTCACTTGCTTTTCGTTAATAGCTGTAATCGATAATAACGAAGATAATTTTCCATTTGCATTAGTTAAATAAACCTTATCACCAACAATTCCATTATATTTAGTGTCTAAAATTATAGTTGTATTATTAAAACTTTCTACTTTATAAGAAGTTTTAAAAAGCATAATTCCACCGACGGCAGAAACGGAAGTCGTTTCAAAAACAGCAGAAGAAATTTTTCCTGATATGTCAACATTTTTAAACCTAGCAAATTCGGGGTCAATTGACCAATTATTACCATTTATCGTTGATTGCGCGCCGTCTAATAAAAGATCACCTAACTAAAGTTGTCCATTATTCAATAATAAAATATCACCAGAACTTAAAACTCTTCCATTAGCGTTGTCAGGATTATATAAAATAGCATTATTTCCAAGCTATATATAATTATTAATATGCGCGCCAGTACCAAGATTAATGGTCTAAGCATTAATAATGCCTTCAGCACCAAGTAGTTCTAATAATGATGATTCATTTTCATCTGTTGCGGTTGAATATAATCCATTTTCTTTAATAACCCAGCCGCCAATTTCACCACTATTGGCCTAAATAGACCCTTCAAAAGTGCCAGAAGCACCTCTTAATTCACCGCTAAAATAACCATCTGTTGCTTCAATTCTTCCAGTAAAACTACCACTGCCATTAACTCGTAAAGTTTGAAGTGTCGGATCATAAGCTAATAATTCTAAAGAGCCATAAGTATAATACTAAGTATTCGCATCATAAATAGTGCTATTGGTACATTGGGTGTAGGTATCAGAGCCTTCGTTGTAGATATAATAATCAGTTTTACTATTATTAAATTCTTCTACGGTAGGATAGCTAGAATGATAGCCTACATCTGTTATATCGAAAGCTCCATTTTCAATATGTAGTCCTTCTGCGTCAAAAGTTAATTTACTATCTCGCACAAGCATATTGATACTTGCGGCAGTTAAACCAAACTAAGCCATATCATCAGAAGTACCAAATTCTACTCCAATAGGCTTCTGTATCAATAAATCCGAAGCTACTGGCGGAATATTGCTCGAATGAGTGTATACTCGAAAGTTAAGATAATAATTATTATTATATAAAATGCTCCGTAAATTTTCAAATAATTGAGCATCCGCCGTGGATGTTTTTCCAGTTCCTATTTCTAACACTAATTCACTTAAAACATCTATTTTAAATTTTATTTGGTTATTAGAAATTTCACGAACTAATTCTAAAACGCGACCAGTTTGATGACCTTCTGCATCAGTACCTACATTACCATATAGGCGATTAAAAAAGTTCCATAAATTTTTATAATCATTAACATCAGTACCAATTAATCCTAACTCATGATCATAATCCGTCCCCGGTACTAATAAATCACTTGTACCAGTATTATGGACCCATAATGTAATTTCTTCAGGACTATATTGTTTATTACCCTAAGAAGTATAAAATTTATAAATCTTTTCATCAGAAGATTCGATAATAAGTTTTTCTGAGCCATCCTCACCTTGGTAAGCGACTGTATAATCATCTGAAGAAGTACTATCAGTATACACCAAATGTGTCCAAGTCCACAAATAAGACCCCTATGGTATATTAGATGGCCAAGATGTATTCCAGCCGCTCGATGGCGGAGCCGTATTATTATCACTTACCGCGTACTTTATAACAGTTGCTGTAGTATCAATTCCAACCCCAGCTGCTCCTGGCGCGCCAGGAGCACCGGGCGCGCCATCCTACCCATTTTCGACAGAAGCTAAAGTGATTGAACCTTTATAATTCTCTGCCATTTTAACCTCCAGTTGGTGGCGTATATGTAATTACACAATCATAAGTATGTACTGCATTGTCACCAAACGTACTTTTCATTACAGTATAAGTTGCACTTGTTGCACCAGTAATTGAATATCCGTCTAAAAGCCATTGATATGTTTTTGTTCCATTAGTAACTTCACTATTACCTTTATAAAGCTTAGCCGTTAAAATTTTGTCAGAAGACTCAGGTCTAAAAATCGTGCCGCTATTACTTTCAATTCTTACCTAATAAACAGAGGTTTCTATGTCACCAATTTCTAAATTACCAATTTTTCCAGAAGTTGCATAAATCGCACCAGTAAATGAACCAGTGCCCTCAAAATATGCATCGGTCGCGCGCATAGAACCATCTTCATATACAATAAATTTATCAGTTGAATTAATAACCTATTTTGCGCCCGCGCTATTGACGGCATAAGAATCTGAAGGTAAAGCACCTATAGCAACATCATAATTTGAATTGCTGCGTGACACATAAAGTGCATTATCAAGCCATAACTAACCAGTTGAGTCAGTACGCATCACGCTAGAGCCTGCAGAATCTTTTAACTGAATACCAAATGAATTATCATCAAGCTTACCAATTTTTACACGATCAATTGACTATGCTCCAGAAGTATCGACAACTGCAATATCATTTTTGCTAGAAACTTCAACGTAATGATTACTATATTTATTTTTAACAAAAAATCCGTCCCAGGTTAAACCAAATTTAGCGTCATCCCAAATCTAGTCTTCATTTAATGGACTATATTCGCTAGCCAATTGCTAATCGATACCATATATACCAAAATGATCAAATCTTACAAACTTACCAAGATTATAACCAATCGCGCGCGGTGGAGTAGAACTATCATAAGCCGCATCATATGCACTAATACCATGCATATCCCATCTAAAAGCAGAATACTCTCCATCCATAATCTAAATAATAGAAGTATTAATAGATCCTGCAGTTAAATACTAAGTTGCTACACCTTCCCCACGGACTGCGTTCTTCCATGTATTACCACCATCAGTTGAAATAAAAACACCACCTGCAGTGATGCGTACTACTCTTGCTGGATCGGTTAAATCAGTAACTGTTACACCCTATTCATCGGTTATAACAGACTAGTTAAGAGAAGTATGATTTAATACATTCGCATTTACCGCGATTGAGGCAGTTAACGTTTCTGCATTAATAGTACCATCAGTTTCTACGATTCCAGCTGCTTTTTCATAAGACCCATTAGCATATTGTAAATTTTGGGTAGTCGCGGCGATACGCTGAAACAAATCTTCAAACTATGTTTTATAATTTTGGACTTTAAAACTATCTTTAGATGGATCATCAAAATTATAAGTAATTTCAGAAATTAAGACCTATTCTTTGTATGGAGTTTTAATTTGAACATTATTAATAATTGGATAAGTATATCCAAAAAATTCAGTATCTTGTACAAATGCGATGTCTCCAAGTGCGAAATCTTTTAGTCCATATCCTTCAAGTCCAGTAAGTCTTAAAACAGAAATATTATAAGTTACTTTCGGACGAGAAGAAGTATAAGCTACTGAAGTTGCATCCAAGAAATATAAATTATCATCAGAATATTTTTCATCAATCCATGAGCCTTCTGATATAAAACGAGCATATTTCTTATAAAAAGCAGTAGATTTTGTTTTTATATAATGCTCTAATTCGCTCTTTCGTTCATTAAAATTATTAATTTCAGAACTATAACTACTAATTGAATTTGTTAAAGCCTAACTTGATGCTAAATACTAATCTCTTAAATTAGTCTAGCTTACGATCGCGGCCAGAATTGGTTGTACCTAAGCTTCATCTTTATGGTTATTAATCCACTTCTTTACTTCATCATCAGTATATGGTCTATCTGATAATTTTGCTAAATTACAAATCTAACGCTAATAATTAATAACAGTATCATTCGCGGCATCAACAGCGGTAGAAAATGCTTTTAATCGAGCCTCACTTTCTAATACTGTAATCTGATATTTTGCAATTAAAAGAGCAAGACTTTCATACTCTAAATTCCATTTATTCATCCAATAGTAATACCCTTCCGGTAATACACTCGCGGCTGCCTCATCAGCTATGGTTTTTAAGTATAAGTCTTTATTAAGCTCAGTTCCATCTAATAAACTATGATTTATATAATAATCAAAATTATAGATAAAATCTGTACGTGGAATATTAAATTCACTACGTGAAATACGGCAAGTACCATTTTCCGCATATTGATTGCTATTAGCCTTAACAATAGTTTTTGTCACAATTGAATTAGATTCAATGGTGCGCTAAATTGTTTGTAAGTCAATTCCATAAACAAACCCAATATTGCGCTCTACTCCAATCGAACTTAAAATTCTAACCTTTTTAGTTGGAACTCCGTTTACATAAATTAATTGTCCTGTTTCCTCATTGTGCGGCACAATAAATTTTATCCAACACTAAAATGTTTCAGCAATAGACTATAAAATATTAAATCGATTAGAATTCTTAACTGAAATTGAACGAATTTTTACGAAATTTTCATTTTTAACAGGCTCAATAGTGGAACTACCAATATTTCCGTTCCAATCACTAGTGCCTTTATATAATTCATATTCAGTTAAGTTATTCGCGCCATCAAGAGCGGCGCTAGCTTTAGTAAAATTGTAATAAGTATAAACTGTTTTTACAATTCCTTCTTTATCAAATTCACCTGGATTAATACGAGTATTATTTTTATCTGTAATATATTTAAATAGTTGAACTTCTTCTATATACAACTGTGTTGCTGTCTAGATATTTAAGAAAAAGCCAATTCGTTTACTATAAATATCTGCTCCACTAAAAGAATTCTTACATTCAAATGTAAATTCTATCCAATCATCAACAAAAGTACCGGAACTACTTGCTGCAGAAAAATAAACAATACCATTGTTTAATGGCTGTCGATAATTACTTGATTCAGGAAAATACCACTATCTAATCTCTGGGTTAATTTTTAAATTGTTTCCTAATTGAGCATAATTAGCAGAACTTAAATCAGTTTTAGCTTTAATTCTTACTACATATTGTTCGCCCTAAACCACACCCTATGAAAAATACTGTGAATTAGCACGCATCCCATCATTATAATAAGGAACATATGCATTTGATTGCGCGGGAATGGTGATATAAGAATGTTCTGGTAAAGCATTATTAGAAATTGGATAAATTGTAAATCCAACCAAATGTGTATCATCACCGTTCCAACCATCAGTAGATAGAAAATTGTTTGAATTTGCAACAATATTGGTTATATAATTTGCTGTACCAAAATCAGAACCAACATATTTATAAATAATATCATTAGCAGAAATTTTTCCAGCATAATCGCCGCTACCATTCGATAAAGCTTTATAAACATAACAAGTTTTTCCTGTTAAGCTATCCTTTACCATTTTGATGGATTCTATCAGTCTTTTCGCGCGATAACGATCTGAAACGGCGCCGCAAGTCAATATCATACTGCCAATATGTAAGTTTAATTGTGAATTAATTTTTTCACAATAGGTACTATTATTAGCAAATTCATAACAATGTGCGTTAACAACTAATTCACTATTTACTTCCCGACTATATTCCGCCGCATAAGCAAACTATAATTTTGGAAGATCAACTCTATTTACATCTCCATCATATAAGGTCTATAGTTGTGAATAATATACTAAAATAGTAGCACCACTAGGTATAGTCACTCCAGTTTGTTCCGTTGTCTAATCAGTAACAGGTGACAGTGCAGCAGTTAAAACAAATTCAAAGGTTGGCTCTTCATTTGTTTGCTAAATGGTATCTGAACTGTCTTCATCTAACGCCCAATCTGTGCCACTTAAGGTAGCCGCAACAAGTTCCTGCGCAGTTCCCTAATTTGTGAATTCTTCGTCGTTTAACTCATCATCAAATTCAATTTCAAAACCCGATTTAGCCAATTCATTTATGTTAGCATCTTCACAAGTATAAACGACCGATTTTCCATTAGATGATTCTTGAATATTTTTTATAATCAAATCATACCAATTACCATACCAATTAACCTTAACTTTTCTTTCGTTAACCAATAAATTTAAAAATGGATTCTAATAATTTTCGCCAGTTAATTCATCGTGATAAGTATAAAACATTTTAAAGGTTAAAGTGTTTTTACCATTAATGTTCTATACAAATTTTGGTTCGATCGCGCGGCACTATGCCGTCATTGAATCCGATCCGATGATGGCAATTCTTTGTTCCTCATAATGGCCAGGAATAGTGCCACTTGCAGAAACGAATATATCATCCCATAATGAGATTTCATATTTATCCTTAGCCATTTAAATCTCCATTAATAGTATAAATAGTTATAATCAACAGTAATTGATCTCGTCGCGCACTGTACATAATCTAATACACTTCGACTAGTTGGCGGCTATACAGATGATACAGCAATTTTAAAGAAGTCCCCTGCTGTGACATATTTATTATATAAATTACCAGTTTGCGCGCCAGAAGAATCCAATCCATAAATTAAATTCTTGGCAGAATCAACCACAATACTAGAGTCAGATCCAGCCTTAACAATTCCATCTAATACTAATTGTCCTAAATAATTAGTAGATCCACCCTGTCGTACATAATTGATAGTCATGGTCGCGGCAGATGGCGGCGCAGAAAAAGTAATTAAATTATCAGTTGCTACATCTCCAGGATTATATACATAAAACGTATTGGTAGCTGTTTTAGAAATATAAGAATTATTAGAATTAACAAGCTAAACAGAATCTTGCCACTCATTTTTATTGGGGTAATTAGTCGTGTTTCCAGCCGCATTAATATAAGTAGCTTGATCTAAATATTTAAAAGTATTAAGGGCATAAGGTGTATAACTCACAAATAATAAATCTAACTCGCCCTTATAAATACGATTTGTTGGACTTTCTCCAAAAGCAACATATTTCAATTGCGGAGGAGACGACATTTTAACTCGATATTTTTTAAAAGGTGTTTCATCAAAAATAAGCCAACCTTCAGCTTTAGCGTTAAAAACCTAACGTATTTTTCTAATCTATGTTTCAGTTAAATTATCAAATGCACACTAAATGTTAAAATTTCTCTATGAATAAAAAGAGTCCCAATAATAGGTGCCATCGCCGCCAGGTATCTTAGTAGTGGTATCGGTAAAATTAGGAATTGATGGGTCTATATACCGGCTTCCATCACTAACTCTTACCAACCCAAGATCATGACTATGATATTCACCAAATTGGAACCCCATGAAATCTCCATAATAACCCATTATCCTTTTTCTCCTTTAATCTCTAAAATAGAGTAGAAAAATTAATAGAAATCTCGGCGATCTTGGGGCCTCAAAAGAGGCCCCACACCGATTTTAAATTATCTAATATAACTAATGGCGTTCACGTTTCTATATGAAGCATCGTCATAAATTTGTTTTTTAATACGATCCGCAAGTCTATCAACATCATAATCAGAATCAATATCTGCTTGAATGTTAATATCAAAATAGTTATTACCACTACTGTTCTTCGCGGCGTTGGTATCATTTTGAAGAATTGCAGCTAATACATTCTTAAGCGTGATAAGATTTTGTGTGTCGGCCGCATTTAATACCATTTCTGGATGTGACTTTGAACCATCTAGCCAAGCAGGACCAGTAAAATCAGCAAGACCACCTTTCGCAAATTTTTTCGGAAGCTTAAGGACTTGACCTGTATAAATCATATCAGCATTACCAATATTATTATAACGAGCAATATCATAAGCTTTGTTGCCATCGCCATATTCACGAGCCGCAATCGTCCATAAACTATCTCCATCTCTAACAGTATAAGCCTTAACTGAAGAATCAGATGAAGAAGCAGACTTGCTAGATGATGTAGACGTGGTTGAAGATGTACTAGATGTTTTTACTTTTGATGCTGTAAAAGCATCCGCTTCAGAATTCCAATTAAAGTTTGTATATTCTTTACCTTTACTATCATACCACTTATCATTTTTAGCATTATATGAAAGTTTAGTTCCATTAGCTAAAGTCATTTCACCAGCTTCTTTTGCAACACTCATTTCCCAATTAGCGCGACCTTGCATAGCAGAAGCAATCTAACGAGCCAAATCCTATTTCCATTTAATATCACCAAACTTACTAAGTGGCCCTTCAGTATCTTTTAATAACTAATCAAGTTCACTATCAAGTTTTAAACTACCATCAGAGTTCATGCCGCTTTGAATTAAAGCTTCAACTTGGCTCCAGTAGAATCCATGCTCCTGATCCCATTCCAACTACGCATTTAACAAATCAATTTCAGCTTGACGTTGTTCTTCTGCGCGAGCAGCTTCGTCTTGCATTTCTTGAATCGTTTGATCAATTATTTTGTCTTGATAAGACAATTGATCATTTTGAATTTCTTCTTGCAGTTTTTGAATTTCTAATGCGTTCGCGCCAGAAGTATCACGCTGCAGATATGCAAGACGCATTTCTTTGTCATAAATATCTTCTTGTGCTTTTTCGTTTTCGCGCGCCTGACGTTCTTTTTCAATTTCGTCTTGAATGGCATTAATTGTTTTATCCGCAGCTTCTTTTATAGAAGAATTAATGTTCTCAAGAGTTTCAATGTTTTTCTATTGTTGATTAATAAGAGCGTCATAAATTTGTTGTTCAAAATCAATATACTCTTCTTTACCGCGTTCGACGATTTCTAAAAGCTAATCTTTTGCATCTTCAATTGCATCTTCAGTATCTTGAATTTTATCTCGAATCTCTTCTAATCGAGAAATATAAGCTTCAATAGCACCGCCAAGATTTTCATCCGTTACCTAATTGATTTTATCCCATTCAATATGAACTGTTTGAGTTTTAGCTTCATACCATCCATATTTTTGAACGCCCATAGAAGAATAAGTACGACGATTTCCTTCACTATCTTCGTAGGTTTCGCTTAAAACCTTTTTCATTTGCTTCTAACGACCAGATAACATCTGATTTTGAAGCGCTAATTGCTTTTTAAGTGAAGCAATTTCTTCATAAGAATTTTTTGTGAGATCCTGAGCAACTTTTGTATGGTCTTTTAACATATCTTGATAGCGATGTTCAAGGCGTTCGCGCTCACGAAGCGCAGAGTTGATTTTTTCTTGGAGGTTGTAAAGTTCATCGTAAGGATTTTTCCATTGCTTTGGCTTTGAAGAAGAACCTGACCCAGATTTGGAGGTTTTAGAACCATTATCGTCACGATTTTTATCTAATCCGCTAAAATCTGTTTTCCCTGATCCGGTAGACACCCACTATAATTCATAAATAGGTGCTGATACTTTCTTTAACCCCATCTCAAGACCTAACTCTTTCGCGCCGCCTCCAATATCATTTTCATTGGGGTCTGATGGTACATAAATATCCTATGATCCAATCTTAACATAACTCTGCTTTAAGCCAAGCGCTGAACCAATCGCCTGAGCAGCCTCTTTACTTATTTTTGCCAGACCATCTAATGCCGCGCGAAAAGGTCCATCTTTAAGAACGGCACCAACTTCTAAATCAGGTATTTCAAGATTCCGTAAAGTATCTAAAAATCCATCTACTTCCTCTTGAGCTTCTCCAAAATCAACATTTGCAACCAAATCAAACGCCGCAGCTTTTTGTAATTTTTCAAATGCAATTTCTTGTTCTTCAACCGTACCGTTCGCCACCTAACGTAATAATTCCATATTTTCTGCGGACTCAAAGAAACTATCGCTTAAATCCCCATGTAAATCTAAAGCTATCTAAAGATCTTTTTTAAGCGTATCAAATTTTTTAAATTCTTCTGAATTAGTAAAAACTAATGGCTAATCTTTACCTAAAGGCCCATTCTCAATTAATTCATTAACAGTTTCATACGAATCAATAATACTTTTTAAACCAGTATTTAATTTTGTATTTGCTGCAGCAACTGCGATAGAAGTATCTATAGCAAGATCTTTCGTATTTTCTAGCGCATTAGCAAAAGCAGTCAATTCATCTAAATTTAAGCCTTCTTTTTCTCTAATCTTTAATTCTTCTGCCGCTCTATAACGACTTCCAATTTCTTGAGCGTTTAGATCTTGAAGACCTTGTGTTAAAGAATTGGCTATTTGTTTGGGTAAATCAAGCTATTCAATTAACTGCGCGAATGCTGTTGTATCATAATTATTTCCTTGCCACTGATCAATTAATTTTTGAATACCACCTTCAATTCTTTTACTAATTTCAAGGCTAGCCTATTGACTTTCATTTTCAGTCTATTTTGCAACTTCAGCTTGAATTAATTTTAAATAATTTTCAACCTCTTCTAATTTTAAATTTTCTACTCCTCCATTTTTCGCAAGGTCGACAAGACCAGGAATTTGAAGATATTTGATATCTTCTCCATAAGCTCGAAGTACATTTTTAAGAGTTTCACGTGCAGTATATTCATTTTCTCTACTAGTATAAAACTAATCAAAACTTACACCTCGCGAACTTAATCCTAATTGCTCATATAAATTTCTAGCAGAGACTCTAGCCTGTCTAACCGCTTCCGAGCTTGCTTGTTCATAGACATCAACTAAATTTATTTTGTTTTCTAAGATTCGAGAAGTTTCCTCAAATCCATCACTAATTGCCTACTGTATTTTATCACCAAGACTTTCAAAATCATCACCGACATATATTACGCCATATGCAGTTTCCTAAAAATCTTCATCATTTACATAAGGACGAATTGCGGCATATTCCTCATCAGTAAAAATATTATTATGTTCGCCACTTCTTAAGTCACTAATAGTCTTTTTAATGCTATCAAGATTTTCTTTAAAATGAGTTAAATCAATTTCATCAAGCGCGCCAGTACGTTCAATAATAAAGTTTATAAAATTATTCCATTCTTCTGAAGCAACGTCTAAACCCATAGTTTCTAAGATGCCAGTAACAGATTCTATATCTCGTCTTGAGCTTAAATCGGTTCCAGTTAAGGTATTTAAAATTTTGGTAATATCTCCAGCTTCTGTAATACCCATGTCATTTAGTTTAGAATTAATAATGTTATCAAAACTTAGAATATTTTGAATATAGTCTTCAAATTTATCATTAAAAGCCCCAATAACAGAAGCGGAAACGCCAGAAAGAGACGATGTATCTGAAACACCAGCATTTCGATAATTTGTTAAAGCGGTAAAAAATGCTTCTGAAAGATTACGAATAAAATCTTCTTTATTTCCTAAAGCTTCTCCACCATTTTTGTTATAAATTTGTTCTGCATAAGTCCTAAAAGCATCTGTACTAGTCAAATCAAACGGATTTACGTCACTTCCTACAATAGCCTACAGATCTGCAAGATTAAGAAGAGTTCCACCCTCTTCAAATGCTCGCGCGGCAGCTTTTGCCTATGTATTACCTTTACTTAACGATATTAAACCCTAAGTAGTTTTTTCTATTTCTTTTGTCAACTCATTAACTATTTTTTGATTAAGAAATTCTGATCGTGCCGTATCAAATAAAACTGTTCCATCATCTGTAATAACATCTCCGTTCTCAAGTGTTTTTGCGGTCGATCCATACCGCATTTTTGCCCACTCGTCATATTCTACGTTTTGCTGAGAGGTCCATTTACTATGATCACTACTATAACTTTGAAATAATGCAATATCTAAATTATCAATTGTTTTGTCTAAATTACTAACTGTTCCTATATATTTCTACTGTTCTTCAGTTAAATCTGCTAGCGATGAGGCTTCCGCACCTAAAGCACGCTCAAAATTATCAATTTCGTGGTACATTGAAGTAATTGATTGTGCATATCGTTGCCAATCTTCAAAAGATAAATTATCAGCTAAACGTCCAACTGCCTCAACTTGATTATTATTTCTTTTAAGTTCCTTATTATATTCAATCTCTATCTATTCGAGGCTAGTTATTCTTTGATTGGCGATACCGCTTAAAACTCTACTTACAAAAAATTGAGATAAGTTAGTACCAATTTCTTTACTAACGGTTTCAACATAAGAATCTACCTAAGCTTCAACAGAATTAATCTAAGCTCCAATCTCACCAACTCTAGCACTACGATTTCGTTGATTCTAAGCTTCAATCGCTTTATCCATATTAGTAATTGTTAAAATGCCATCTTTATTAACTACCTCAAGTTCTTTATAATTGCTTAAAAGTTCTAATACCTAGGCATTATTTTCTTCGATAGCTTTACTCCAAGCTTCCGTGCCACGAGTTAAACCTTCAAATTTATCTTTTGTTTCAGCTAATTTCGTCTATGCATCAATTAATTCATTTAATTTATTTGTGGTTTTTTCGGCAGCTTCAGTTGCTTCATCCAAAGCCTTTTTTGCATTTTCTGCTACTTCTGCAGGAGTCTCGATTGCATCAGTTAAAAAAGTTATTAATGTAATAACCGCAGTAATAACAGCTGCAATCCAGCCTATAATAGGAATACCAAGAATGGTTTTTGTTACAGAAATTCCAAAAACCTAAAAAGCCCCACTAAGCACAGGCAAAATAGCTCCTACACTCATAAGTGCAGTTCCTATTGTTTTAAAAGCCTTGGCTGCTTTATTAGATTTACCTTGAGTCTTTTCAAGTATCGTGCCTACTGTTGTAAATGCAGCTCCCAAACCAAGGCAGGCTATTCGAGTCGTATTTAACGCCTATTGCTAATTTTCAAATGTTTTTTCAGAAGTTACACCAATTCTTTTTAATCCAGCTTCATAATCTTTCTAAAAGATTTGTCCTTCTTTTAAACGCTAATTTAAAGAATCAAGATATTTTGTTTTTCCACTGCTTAAATTAAATAACTCAGCAACTTTACCCGTATCATGTGAATTAATAATATCTGTTACTTCTGCTTTATCTATGCCCAAATCTTCAAAAGTAAGTTTCTTTTTAAAAGTACGAGCGAATAAATGTTTAACATTATCAAATGTTGATGACATCCCATCTACAAGAGCGGACCCCCACTACTATCCCACGCCATATAAAGTGTGTGATTGCTTAGGAGATTTAATTCCAGTAATAATTTCTTGAACCAAACCCTTAATGTGCGCAGAAGGATCACCAAATATCTTTTTAATAATATTACCACCAACTTTTAAACCACCAATTGCAATACCTAAACTTGCAATTGATTTAATCAGTCCTTTTCCGCCACTAATACTATCAGTAACCTTATTAATTCCATTTAAGAAATTAATTAATGTATCTAATACAAAACGGATCGCTTTATCATTAGCAATACCCATAAGAAATTCATTCCAGGCATTCTTTAATCTATTTAGTTTCGTCTAAACGGACTCAAGCGTCTTATTGTATTGCTCCATAGATGCGCCGGCCGCATTCTCTGCTGCACTAGTAAGCTCCTAAGTACGCTGATAGTCAGACATCAAAGCAATAAAACGAGATTGCTGACGAGAACCTGCCGCCATTGTAGCAATATATCTCTATTGCACAATATCCAGCTAATCCCACTTTGAAGCTAATTCTATGAAAATTTCATCAAGGCCGCGCTGTCCAGTTAAAAACTCATTAAGATTAATACCGGCAGTACGTAAAGCCTTAGAGACCTTATTAACATCGATCTCTTCACCTTCTTCGTCGGTTCCAAGTAATTCACCTTTAGAATATAAATCCTTAACCTCAGAAAAACGTGCTATAACAGTTTTTAATGCAGTGCCCGCAGTCTCCGCAGATTCACGAGTTGTCTCAATAATCTGTGCTAGGAACGCAGCGGTATTTTCAAATTGCATATTTGCAGAACTAGCAAGAGAAGCAACCTTAGTCATAGCGGTTGAAATCTCATCTACATCAGATGCAGAAATAGCGGCCAGCTTCGAATAAACATCCGCAATATTATCAGCATTGGCTTCATTGATTTCCATATTAAAACCACGAAGCGCATTTGTCATACGGTCTGTAGCATCCGCTGCGTCAAGACTAGCGATACGAGCCATACGAAGTGTCGCATTCGTAACAGCCATAACTTCATTAGTATTTAAACCTTGCTGATAATAAAGAGTAGAAGCTTCATATACATCTTTAACGGCTAGTCCAAGTTCATTCGCTCTTTTAGTATAATCAGGCAATTGCTTCCACATGTCTCCAATAGAGAAATCTGTAACAACTGCTGTTTCAGTCATAACTTTATCAAGTTCTTTGACAGTTTCTGCAGCAGAGTGAATCGCGCGACGGAATAAACGAACTGCATTATCAATTGAGAAAAACTAAACAAGGCGCCCAGTTAAACGTTCGATATCTGTTGCTGTTGCCTTGAGCTTTTTAAGCCCAGTAGCACTTTCATTAAATGCCTAATTAGCATTTTTCCCTGCTGCGCCTGCTTTTTCAAGCGAAGGTTTTAAATTCTTTAATAATTCTACAGCAGCTTTTTCTGACTTTTCTCTAGTTTCTTCGATTACTTTATTTAAATCATCAAAAGAATTAATAATTGGGGCCTTTTTAAAACCAAATTTAGTCCAATCAATACTGTCAATATCGCTTTTTATTTTTTCAAAAGCATCACTTTTTAAATTAGAAAGCTAATTTTCAAATTGTTTAATAGCCTCCGTAGACTCTCTATATTTTTCATTCTGCTATTCTAATCTTACTTTATTATCTGTAAGACTCTATTGAGCTCTAGCTAATGCTTTTTCTAATCGTTCTTGTTCGGCCGCAGCAGTATCAACAGTAGCACTAGTCTATTTAGCAACATTTTCATATTCCTACTAAGCACGAGTAGCATCTTCTTGAGCCTGCCTCTCTGCCTTTAAAGCAGCTATATATTCAGAATTATTATTCCAGCCTCGAGTAGAAGTTCCACTTTTTTCATACTACGCAGCTTTTGCTTTGTTTGCTGCTTCTTCTACTTTTCTCTAAGCCGCAACAAGCTCTTCCCATTTTTTCCGACGCTCTTCATCTTTTGAAGTCAACTCTTTAGTTGCTTTTAATTGTGCTTTTAAAGATTCAACACTTTCTTCCTGATTGGTGACAGTATTATTTAATTTTGACTATCTTTTGATAATCTCATCAAGTTCTCTTTTTTCTTTTTCTAAAGCAGATGTAACTTTTTTTATTTCATCTGAATTGTCTAAACTATCAGAGTATTTTTTTGCAGCCACGGTTAATTTATTAATAAGAGCCGCATCTTTTTCTAAAATAGAAGTTTTTACACCATTTTCTTTTAATTTTTCTTTTAAGTCATCATAAAATTTTTCAATCTTAGTAAAGCTTTCGCGAGTACTTTTTTCATCAATTAGTCTTAACTAATTATTTTTCGTTCTATCTTTGATATTTTTAAATTCTTTATCAAAATTTGAAAACAGTTCAGAGAACTCTCCCTTTAAATCAGCATTAAGATGCAGCTAATTTAAAGAATTTTGTATATTTTTTACCGCACTCTGAAATGAATCAATTTTTGCGCTAATATCAATTGCTGTTTTTATTGTAGCATCTCTTGTAGTTGACATTTTAACCTCCAAATAAAAAAATCGGCATTAACTTTCATTAATGCCGAAATTTCTATCATAAGTCGCTGTCTATATCATCCTATAAGAAGCAAAATTCGCTTACATAAGAACTCATTCCCGACCCCACTGGGATTCCCTAGGCTTTAAATGTCCCCACAACCGGGGAAGCTTGAGTACCCAGTCTTATAGATAAATCCGACATCAATTTAAGTCTAGGAATTTTAATAATTCCCGTCACAACCTTTCCCGTTTCATCATCTTTGACACGGGTACGACCTTCTAAACAAACAAACCCGTTTAAAAGTCGCGCTCCAATTCTACAAATCTTTGCTCCGCTTGTATAATGATAAACATATGTAATAATTAACTCTTGATAACTATTACTTGTTGTAATTTCTTGCCCATTAATCGTATATTCAATAGGTAAACCGGTTTCTTTTGAATATACAAATAACTAATCTACTGGTAAATGTTTAAGAGTTACTTTGCCATTTTCATCAGTTTCTAATTCTTCGTACTCGCTAATTTCTATTGCTTTCGCGCTCTCAACATTTATAAGTTTTGAATTTAACATCACGCTTAACTGTTCTTTAGAAAACACACCTTGCGAAAACGTTAAATCTAACTATTTTGTTGTTTCCCAATAAACTAAATCACGATCGCCATACCCACCATGAGCAGTAACATACTCTTTTAATTCGTGGAGTCCAGCAATCTAAATCCTATCAAAACGCGCGATTACTTCACCTTCAGAAATTGTCCGCGTTCCAGTCTCTATACTATAAGTAGACTTTATTAACACGTTCTCGAAATCTTTGAAGCTAAACTCACTACCCATTTTATCTCCTAAAAAATAAGCGGAGGAGTGTTTACCTCCTCCGCCTACTAAAAATATTAATTATTTATAACGATTACGCCGGGGCATTAAGGTCATACTGCACAAGCTTCATCATGTCGCCGTCTTCCGGACGAAGAACCGTAAGGTTCATGTTGAAGACAGACGGATCACCTTCAGCTTCCAGAGTAATGGTCTGTTCAGCTGTCAGCTTAGCCTTCGGAATAATGAACTGGAAGAACTGATCCTTACCATCAACATCCGAACGAGCATAGGTATCGCCAGTGACATAGTATGTTCCAGGGAACTTATCACCAGAGATAGTGATTGTACGAGATGTAGCTTTTGTCTTGTACTTCACGAAATATTTATTACCAGCAACAGCAGAACTTGCAGCTGCGGCATAAGATGCATAAGAAGCAGTACCAGCTTCATCCCAAACGGCTTCAACTGTTAAACCAGAACTTGCAAGTGCAACATACTGATCTGTATCAGGCATACTACTGTCTGCGCCAGTCCAAACGCGCTTGCGCTCAGAACCACCATCTACATACACATCGGCTACGAAATAATCTGGTAACTTTTGAGCTTCCGTGCAACGAACCATGACAACACGCTCAATATCATAAGCGGTATCCATTGCAACTGAACCATTACCAAGAGAAATACTCATTGACTTAGCACTAAACAGTGCATCTTCAAGAGTGACGTTGATTTCTTTACCGTAATCCCAAGTAACAAGCTTCGGGTTACCTTTACCACCACGAGCATCAACACTTTCTGCGGTTTGTTCAATCGTCGAAACCTTTAAAGTATCTAAGTAGAGGACTGGCTTGCCAGGCTGGCCATTGCTATCGATTTCATAGAAAGTAACGTCAGCAACCTCTTTGATACCATAACGATCAAGAATACTAGCCATTCTTCAAATAGCCTCCTTATTTTTAATCATCTAAATTTCTAATCCAGTATTTTGGTTTTACTTTTTTGCTATCTGCGCCTGCCAGTAAACTACGAATATCAATATCGTACTTTTCTTTCTCTTGGTATGTCGCCAATAGAACAGGGATCGCCGCATAGCTTAACTCTCCAATATTAAGTGGATTTAATCCATAACCCATACAACAAATTGATGAAATTGTAGATAATAATTTTAAACCCAATCCTTTTTTAGCTTTAATACGATCACGATATCGAGCTTTGGCTTTCATAGCTTTAATTCTCGGATTTTCATTTGGATTAGGAGGTTCAATTGACTTCGCGCCAATTGCATCCCTTATTAAGTTCTAAAAATCAAAAAAATCTTCTTCGGTTAAAGCACGAAGATTTTCTAATGATTTTATCTCAACTAAATCTCCAATTAAAATCTGTTTTTGCTCAAATAAATAAGTTACTTTTTCATGTAAAAAGAAATAAAAAGTTCTATCTAACAATTCTTTAAAACGCAAATTATTATATGCATTATTTAAAAGATATTCAAAAGGTGTTAGTAAGTCTTTTAAATCTAATCCTTTTTCGACAAACTCGTCTTCTATTTCTTCCTATGAAAAAGTTAATAATTTTGTATAAATATAATATTCATGATTTGTGGCCACATCATGAACTTTGGGTGGATAAACATAACAGATATTTTTAAACTCAACAGGCTCACCGAAATAAAATGCTAAATTATTCATAATCTATCAAAGTGAAAGTCATTTCGTAACAAGAAATTTCTTCGGTGATAAAGTTTAAATCAAATCCAACATGCTCCATTCTACCCAATCCATTTATTACTTTATGATTAAGACTTGTTAAAATCTCGCCCATAATGCAAAATGGCCGCAAACTCGTATCCTTGATAAACCACTGAGTAAGCGGCACAAATACCTCTATACAAAGCGTTAAGTTATTAAATTCATCATTAGATCTATCGGCACTCGCGCGCACTACACGCAATGAAATTAAACTTTTTGCAGTTTCTTTTGGACCGACACGTGGTACGATTTTAATCAACTTCTCAAATACTTCAGATTGAATCTGTTCGGGAGTTAAATCTGCGCCCGCATATGGATCTTTATCTGTATAATATAATAACTTTAAAAGTTTTTGATTAGTTTGTAATCTATTTACAATTTTCTAAAGGTTAATACCTAATTCTCCCAAATTACGGACCATTATCAATTACCTCCGTCTTTCCTTGATTCAGCCAATAGAAATCTTCTGGCTCATCTTCTGCCGTTTGAGTTGGCGGCGGAGTTAAATCAAATTCGTAAATAGGGTCGATAGAAACGTATTCAACACCTTCAGAAGACTGTATATCATAACCAGTAACTCGATAATATTCTTGAAGTGGCTTTTCACCGACAATAAGATAATCGTCTTTTCGAATCATAGGATTCACTGGTAATACAAAAAAACTTAACTTTAAGTTTTCTGTATATAATGTATCCATACGACTTCTAGACTTTAATTCGTCCTTTAACATATTATCTTCTTGTCCATATAAATAAGCCCAAGAATGATATTCTTTACCATCGCGCGCCGTCCATGTAAGATAATGAGACATTCTCAACATGATATAACGATTATAACCACTAGCCTTAATTCGTTCAAGATAATAAACCATCCAAGGCTGTAGTTCATCATCTTTATCGGCTAAATAAAGAATAGAACCATTTGGAATATTTAAATCGACTCTGGTTAATAAATAATGTAATGTTTTCGTATCATCTTGCTTATATTTTTCAAAGCTACCAATTTCTGTTTTACCTTCCCAGTCAAACTCGATTCGATAGACACTTTTTGCAAGATAATACTAAAATCCAATCTCACGCTTGCGCTGCAAGCGAGATTGATAGTCATTACCATACCGTGAAAGGCGATGTTGATAAATATCGAGGTATTTCATTCACACCTCCTCACGAGATTAAATTCATACAATCAAAAATTGTTTTCCTAAAATACTCATACTTTAAATAACGTAGAGTGCTAATCTTGTGCATTAATGTTAAATAATTAATGGTTTGCTCTTCTTTAGGAATACCATTTAATTCAATAATAATGCTATCTAAAAATGATTCCCACTCTCCGTTCTTTTCAAATTCACAAAGCAAACCGAACAATTTGTTTTTTAAGCGGTTATTATAACCCTCTTCAACTAAATTCATACTTTATCTGCTAAATGTCTATACTCGAACGGTTTTTTATTTACCGATCTGTAATAAATAGATTCTAAGCGTCTTGCATTGGCTTGTTCGGCCGCCAACATAGCATTGAACTTATCAATTAAATTTGCTTGTGAAAAATCTCGCTCAACATATAAAGGTTTAACATTTTCCCATGTTAAAATGGTTCTATTTAACCATTCACACTTCATATAGCTTGCAAGTATTTGTATTTCATCGTTTGTAAGTGTTTCATTAAATCCACACTTTGTATATTCCAAAGAGACACGGGGGAATTTAAAGCGCATTATTGCTGCTTGTAAGAGCATAAACATATCTTGCCGCAGTTCATTCTCGTCCCAGTCTTCCCACTCGTCTTCTAAGATTTTGCTTAAAAATGCGTCATAAACCACATCAAAAGAAGTCATATTACGCCTCCTTGTTCTGTGCGCTCAAACGAATAGCCTGAAGAATATCCCGGCCGCAAAGCTCCTTTAAGAATTCTGCCTTATCAAAATCAGCAAGTCTGTTAGCAACGGCATAATCTGCTAACTGCGTAACCTGTTCATAGCTTAACTTTCTAACCTTTTCTTTGAACTCTTCAAGAGAAAGATTGACCATGTAACGTCTGCGCTCTTTGTCAGTTAAAACAATAACATTCACTGGTTCTTTTGCTTCTTCGGGTTCGATACCAAGAGCTTTTTTCTCTTCCATATCTTCAATATAAAGCATACCAGTATCAATCATATACTTGAAGCCCTTATCATACATAAGCTGTTCAAGCACATCATGCTCAACGGCGAACTTAGCGCCCTGGACGGTCCAGTCATGCCGAAATGGAATTTCACGAACTTCTACGAAAACTGAACCACGAGTGGTATTCACAATATTAACTTTACTCATTAAAATTCTCCTTTAACTCCTAAATTGAAATAGGGAGAGGGAGTTTATCCCTCTCCCCTTATGATTATCCTCAGATATTCTCGTAAGGATTGTAATATGTTTGGTCAACGCCAGTGTTCTTATAAACACCCCAGTTATAATGTGTAAGGATCGCGCAACCCATTTTCTTGTAAGCATAAACTTCAAGAGAATTATCGCGGTTCTTGAAATCATTAATCTGAGTCTGGCCTTCAAGCACGACCTTGACAACCTTTTCGCCAGTAGATGGAAGGACATAAGCCAGCTGTGGGTCAACATAAGTGGTCTTGTTGTCTTCATCCGTAAAGGACTGCGGGATCTGAACGATCGGAGCGCCACGGAAGATATTAACATAACCGGTACGATGGATTTGTTCGATGTCATCCGGTGAGTAAACGCCGCCAACACCGCCGTAATTTGTGTTGTTACCAACCGTTACAGGAACGATGGCATCCGCGCCCATATCAGCGATGAATTCAGGCGGAGCAAAAATCACAGGATTACCATACGCACGAACAACGCTCATCAGCTTAACCATCTTATCAGCATTGAAGTGGTTAGATGTAGCCTTGTTAGCATCTGGACGATCAGCAGAGTCGTAAGCAGCACGAAGAGCACGCTGAACTTCGACGAACACGGCATCTGTGAGGCCTTGGGTCATGATATCCATGACTTCAGCAAGGGATTCAGCGCCATCAAGCATACGCTCGAAGTCGATTGTAGCACCGCCACCGACTGCATGAGCAGAAAGCTCGAATGTCTTAGCATCAAGACGGAATGTTTCGTACACGCCAGAAAGACCAACCTGAGTCAGGAACTTCTTCGCACGAGCCTTACCAGTCTTAACCTTGAACAGCGCCTTCTGGCCCTGTGGCACAACCTGTACTTCCGCGAACGGAGACAGAGCGGCGATAACGTTCTTTGGCATAACTTGGTCGATTGTCTCGATCATAATTTCATAAATGTCATAACGGTTCTTCATGAACTGGTTAACAGAACCAGCGAGTTCACGTAAACCATCGACAAAAGCAGCATTAACATCAACGTCCTGATTTGCAAAGCAAGCAGGAACTGTGCCCTTAGCAGCATGAAGGGCGATCTCTTTTAATTCACTAATAGTCATAATAATCTGCCCTCCTCAATTATTCTGCGATGCAACGGAACTTGATACCAAGTTTGCCGTCGGGCATCGTTGTCTTTTCAATAACTTCCAGAACAGGACCAAATGAAGGCTTGCTGGAGTCAACAAAAATTGTGCCATCGGAGCTAGCGCCACCATACAGCTTGTTGGTCTTGTAAGACGCAAGCGCAGATTCAAACGCAGCATCACTTGCATAGGCAGTACCATAACTTACGCAGTTTGTGGTGAATTTATCACCAACAGACAGGTAACCAAGGCGTGGGAAGAAGTCGTCTTCACCATTGAGATAGAAATTCTTTAAACCAGGCTTGCGTTCATCATACATATGCTCAGCACTGTAATTTAAAGCGATCGGCAGAGAGCTATCGACAGCGAACTTAACTGTGCGGTTCGCAGCATCGACAGCAAGCAGCATACCGTTTTCAAGCTTCGCAGTTGCGAAGTCTGTGGTATCAGGAGCACACTGGGCTTCGATACGACCGTCACGACGGAAAGCGCAGTTGTTAATTTCAATCTGGCCATATCCATCAATTTGCAGTCTTGCCATTATTTTATTCCTCCATTATTTCTTATAACGAGATAAAATTTCTTCGACACCAGACTTTTGTGTGTCTTTTAATACGTACCCAGCAGCAGGCTGAGTGAATGCCGCGCCACTCTTTTTCAGTTCATAAGCAAGATGCATATCAAGATCTTCGGCGGTATACTCATCAAGCTTTACTCTATAAGCATCAATGACTTCCTCGGAAAGCTTGTCAGCATACTCTGCAATAACAGCTTCCTTGTGCTGCGTCTCGACGTTGTGCTTATAATCTTTCAAAGAGTTATTTTCTTCGACAAGAGCTGAATACTGGGCGTTCAGATCGTTATACTGACCTTCAAGGGCAGTATATTTTTCTGTTCCAGCTTCCGCTTCCGTATTTAAAGTAGCAATAGTTTCAGTCATCTCGTCAATTTTGGCGCTATAACTTTCACAATTTTGCGCATTTTGCTCGGCATTTGTTAAATTTTCAGATACTAATTCATAAGTATCGCCATTTAACTTGCGTAATGTATCTAAAGTGTTTTTTTCGTTTTCTGTAACATCAATGACATAAACTTGAACGCGATCACCAAGTTCGACGCTATCAGTTTCATCATTCTTTACATAATAAACTCTTTCATAATTTCCAGTTTCAAGAGAGACCACAAGTGCATATTCGTCAAATACTTCACAGATCGAATATTCACAAGTCCAATTACCCTCTTCGCAGTAATTCGGATTTAATAACATCCAAAGCGCACGATATTTCTGGTCATCAGAAAGCTTAAAATTAATTTGTGACATTTCCGATTCCTCACTTAACATAGTAAATTCTTTGATCTTTTGAATCGTACTACGAATAGATTCTTGTAATGAGAAGAAAGATGCCCCTTCAAAACAAGGTTCTACATTATCACCAAGAACTTGTAAGCCTAAGAAACTACCATGCTCAAAGATAATATATCTCTAACCCTACAGGATAGCGGTATGGTACTGTAATGATGGCTCATACAGTTCCATAGATTGGCCTTTACCAACAATTTGTGACGCTTCGGGATATAATGAAGTAAAAAGTAAAACATCGGTGCAAGCGTATGTACGTTCAACACCATCTTCGTCCAAGTGTTGCTCCCACGCAAAATTATTAGACTCTGGTACGATACCATAAATCTAACCATCTTCGCGCGATTGGCCGTGATCACTAAAATCATCACCAACATATATACCTTTAATTGGTACATAGTGTAAGGTTGAAATTAACTCATTTGCAAATTCGTCGGTAATAAATGTACCATTGCGATTCGCGCCTTTATAGAAAATGCGGCAACGAGCTTTTGATAGAACATCATTATAGACTGTAATCTACCCATAAATACTAATCGGAAACTCAAATTCAGATTTACTCATCAGAGCCTCCCTAATGATCAAGCGACTCTTCATTCTAAATTGTCTTTAATGCTTTATCTTCATTAGCTAGCGGTGGTCTGCCCACATCACCAGTGCCAGACTGAGTATAAGAAGACGACAGCGGTAGCAATTTAGTATGAAGTTCTAATAGATCATTTTCTAATTCTTTAACGTTGGAAAGTTCTCTCTAACTAAGTCCACTTGCCAATGCTGGAATAAGAAAACTGTAACCACTTTGGGCAAGTTTGAAACTATCTTTAATATAATCGCTTTGATTATAATAAGTAATAGGTAAAATCGTGTATTTAAAAGTAATATTAGAATTTGCAAATAGTGAATTGATAATAAAACTTATAAATCTTGAGTATTTTGTACCTAAAACCATCATTAACGCCGTATCATTTCTAATAGACGTTTCTAATGCCTAACTTCCTGTGGGCGAAAAAATCTGAGTACTAGCGCCTGCTTCAGAATAGACGTTTTGCAACATTTTTTCTAATGAAGTTGACACGTTCTCTGCAGTCGTTTTTGATACAATTGCATCCACGTCAGCATAAGTTGTCAAAATTGACAAATTCTTATTACCGTGCATCATATTAACTGCGCCACGATGCATTTCTAAGGCTTCATCAGGCTCAAATAGAAGTTGTCCATCAGCTAAGTGCGGGATTTTCTGAACGATAATCTTGCGAATCTCTTCAAGTTCGCGCTCGCGCTCTGTATCGACAGCATCTTCATATTGAATCGTGGCTGGAATTACATCCAAGAAAAGTGGTCCACCTAGTTCGAAAAATGAAAAGCAAATTCCAATCTCGGCTGGTAATCTTACCCAAGGCGTTAAGTCGCTTCCTGCTTTTATAAACTTGTTATAATGCTTGCGCACTATTTCGGGGTAAGTAGATAACGCGGCTTTCCGTAAGTCGAGATCGTCTAAGGTGTTAAAATATGCTACATTAAATTCAACAATATCATTTCCATGAAAATCTTTGAATCTTGAGCGGCAATATTTTGTGGGTAGATCAAACATAACAAATTCATCTTTTGTTAAGGTATTGATAACACCATAGTAACATCCATCTATTAAGGCTTTTAAAGTAACCCGTGTCAATACTTCTTGCAAATTAAGTCTATCAACGTAATCAATTGCATTGTAATACCTTTTGGCAATATGCGGAGTGGAGAGTTTTTTACCAAAACCTGGATTTGGGATTAATAATCCCTAATAGGTTAATAAAGTACCATAATAGAAAATGATTCGTCTATAAAGACCCTTATGCTCAAAGAAATCGCGGGATAACTTTTGCTATTGTTCGATACTTCCAGAATTGATAATTTTTTCAATCTCTTCTGGTTTGTACTCGCGTGCTGCATGATGCCAAGCACGTTCCGCTGAAAACCAGCGTTCCCAAGCTTGTTCATTGGCCGCGATTATTTCCTCTTGTATTTTTTTGAAGGCAGTTAAATCAACTGATCGTTCTTTCATTTAATTTACTTCCCTCCAGTAAAAAATATTAGGCTTCTTGACCCAAGAGCAGCTTTACGCTTATTTTTCTTAAACATCTCTTCTTCGAGTTCTTTAATCCGCCATTGGCCGTAAGCAAAAGCCGAATATTTATCTTTTGGAAAACGAGAGTTGATCTATTCAAGAACTATATCTAAACCTGTTCGTTTAAGTCGAAGGTTAGCCATCTCTTCAAATAATTTAGTGGTGAGTTCGTGTGGCATTAAACGCCGAACTCGTTTTTCAAAACTCATATGCGAACCCGCTTTAGTAGCCATTAGCGCAGCACGCGCTTCTTGTTCGGTAATAAGGAATCTTACTAGGCCACTATTTAAACGGGTATACGCATTAGAATGAATTTTGGAGTTTAAAGGTCCATTTGCCTTTAATGAGTAAAGAATTAGTGGAATGTCTTTAGGTTGAATTTTCTTATAATCATCATTATTAAAAAATCCATAGGCCGGCCACTCAATTCCCTAATCATCTAACTATGGCCGGATCATTTCGTCCGCAAGACCAACGCCCAATCCATTACAGTCAATTACGACTTCTTTGGGATCATAAAGCTAAATGAGACGCTTTAAATCAATTGCCTGCTAACTAAATTGTTTTGTTTCAGCTTGGCGCCCAAGAACCTCAATGTACACAAGTGTTGAAAACATTTTGTTCTCACGAATATTAACGCGCCATACACAAGCAACAGTTTGGTCAGAAAGACGACCTACGTCCACTGATATTAAGTAGAACACATTAGGATCTTCTCTAAATTTTTGCTTCCATTCTGGATTTTTTAGTTTTCGATAACGAGAAATTTTTTCAAAGTCAAACCAACTCTCTTCACTACCACCCAACCATGTCCCCATATACTCGGCCGCAAATGTTTGCTCATTATAAGACGGAGACAATTTTAGGTTACGGACATAGTTATTATCTATAAGTCCATGCATGGCAGGAATTCTATAATCAAGACCAATACAGAAGTTATGTTCGGGATCGATGATGGCTTTTTCAAACGTATCTATAAGCGCCTCGTAAGCAAAAGACGACTTAGTGCCCGCACTAGTCGCATAAATAACTTGTGTATTGATTTTTTCATAAGGATTTACAAGCCCATTGACCATACGACGAGACACGTTCATCTGCGGCAGAATAATCTCTGCGATAGCATCACCGTCTTGGTCGCGCACTTCATCAATAAGGGTTGCGTGGGTACGAATACCACGGTCCGAGTCCAGCGCGCCCACGATGGAGAGACGTGAGCCATTCTTAAAATAAAGATCGCAATAATCTTTACCAAAATTAGCTCTTACTCCGTCACTTGATGAAGCAGAATATTCAAGTTCATTCTTTAATAAAGGCCAAATCTTCCAAATCTCTTTTATTTTCTATTGTGAGATTTTTGCGGCCTGCGATTTGTTCGGCGCAACGATCGATCCAACGTGTCCAGGAATAAATATACACTATAAATACTTTGCAAGAATGGATAAGAATGTCTTTGACGTAGCACGCGCCGCAGTAATATACAAAGTAGTATATCTCATGCAAGCTCTTAAGAAAATTCGCTAATAAGGAAAAAGATCGAAGTTAGAATTAACTGGTTTTATCGTATCCAAATATATATCTGGGTAGGCCGCGTATAGACACCAGCAATCATATAATAACTCTTCATTTTTTCTTAACCAATTTTCATTTATAACAACACCTTTTTCTAATTCGATATTGTCTCTGTATATTTTTTCCTATCGGTTAAACCGAGTTTTGGTAGGGTCGCGCAATGTAATCACTTCTTGTTCCATTACACGCCCATACCTCCTGTCGGATCAAATTCATCTTCTTCATACTTCCCATAGACTTCATTCTCATATTCATCAACATCAAATTCTGGTTGAATATCATACATATTCGAACTTTCTTCAATTTTGGTCGCATTTTTGAGCGCTTCGATACGTTTTGTAATTTCGTCACCAATGCCACCTTCATTAATATAAAGTCTTTGGTTATATGCTTCAATATTTTTAATCGACTCGTCAATTATATCGCGAGTAGTACCATCATAGAACTTATTTTGGCGTCCGCGCTTTTCAAGCCACATACCAACTTCCGCAAACGAGTCAAAGTCGGCCGCATTTTTCGTGTTCTTAGGTGTAAACTCTGCGGCCTTAATAAGTTTGTCATATGATGCCAAGAACTTATCAACTTCTTTGTCGCCCGCGCGAATTCTACTATCAATTTCTAAGGAAAGTTTACAGATTTTACGTGCTTGGTCCTCTTGTAACGATCCCGATACATTTTGGGTGGCAAGCACACCTTTGTAAAGATCTTCAAGGTACTCTAACTCTGATTTCTCATAATTAGCGCCCCATATACTCTGAAGCTCTTGAACGTGCTAATCATTTACGAGTGGGATTTCATCTTCGATTAAGCCGGCTTCGCGCAGTGCTATATATTGTTTATTATAGTCTGCCCATCCCAGGTTTCGATAACACTCGGCCGCAAATACTTTAGAGTAAACGGGCCATATACTCTGAGTATCATTTAAATCTTGAATCCTAACCCACTCTTTCACGATAAATGGGATGTCAGCCCACTAACAAAGTTTGTCGATTGCATCCCATGAATAATTATTATCTTTTAAATACTCATCTACACAGCTGTTGCAGATGGGAAGAAAATGATCTGGATAAAAGATCGAATGAGTCGGCGCGAAGTCATCAGTAGAAGTTGTCATATGACACTTCGCGCAAGTCTTAGTTAGACTCTGTTTCTTTTGAATTTTTGGTTCTATTCCCATTAACCATAGCCTCCGGCGCATTGTTCGCATCATGCAAAATCTTTAAAAGTTCACGTTTACGTTTGCGGGGAGCTGCTTCAAATGCATTTAATACATCTTCATAGATGTCTGCGAAATCTCTTACGTCTTTATCATTTACTAGTTGAACTTTTAAAATACGTGCTACTCCTAAGAATAGCTCCGGTGCCTTAATATTAGAAATCTCTAATATAAACTTTTCATTAAGTGTAATTGCTCTCATTGGGCCTTTCCTCCTTTTCGTTTAATCTTCTCGCAAGCTTTACAACGTGGAGAAAATCCGTCATTTGATCTCTATCTTCTGACAAAATTAGTCTCATTTAAAAGTAAGACTCGGCCGCAATCTTTACAAGTTTTGAAGTTCTCGGGAAAGAACAAATTTTCAATAATTTGCTTGTGAAGTGCGGCGGTGTCACAAATGCCTTGCAGGCATTTCTAAACATAAAGGGTGGAGATGTAGTTTGGGGAATATTTGCGACCAAACTAGGAGTTGATTTTGTCAGCGATAAGTTGGTTTGATTCTTTTTTGATTTTTAGGTTTAAAATTTCGCGATGTAATGGCTCTAAGGGCGCGAGACTCAAATAAGAGTGGAGGATACGTTTGAAGATGTCGTAGTTAGATGATGAGTCGGGCGCAGCTTCGAGCGAATCGTAAATATTGAAAAAAGTGTAGAGGTGATCGCGGTTGCAGAAGTCGAAGTAAAAACGTTCGGTGTCTTTGCGCCATAAAAGCTTTGAAAGCTTTTGAAGGTCTAAGTCGGTGAAATCGTCTGGTTGCGGGAAGCGATCATTGCGCCAGATTTTCGAAAAGAGATCGGGGTCGTACGTGATGTTGAGTGGGCGCAATGTAATCTCATCTCCAAAGCTTGGCGGTTCTTGGACTTCGAAGTTCGGAGTTGGGTTTGAGAGCATTGTGGACGAGTAGGAGTCTTTGAGAATGTATTGCTGTGTGCGCAGATCGACGAGTTCACGTTTTAGCTTCAAGTAGTGGTAAGGGCTTAGTTGGCGCGCCTTCTAAGCCAAGGTTTGAAGCTCGGCTTCAGAGAAACGCTTTAAAAGCTCGTCGCGCAAAGGCGTCTTACGTTTGTCGTGGTCGAGATCATATTGTTGAACTAAAAACTCGGTCTCGTCAATTTGGCGCCAAAGGGCTTCGAAGTCGGCGATCAGGTGCGCGGGACAGTTTTTGCGTGTTTGAGAACGCGAAAAGACATTGCGCGGGAGCTTTGAAGGCGGATCGGATGGCCGGCGCAATGTATTTTCGTTAAAAGTCGGGGATTCGATTAGGGCGTCGAGAGATTCGACCTTTTGATCGGATTGGTTCCACTTTGAGTAGAGGTCGAGACCTTCTTGGAGACCATTTAGACCGTTTTCACGATTTTTACCCCATAATATATAGTCGCCAATTGTATTTAATTCGGTGGGAGAGAGCTTCATGTCACTAGTAAGGTGATCTTGCACATATTTGGCGCGCTCGTCTCTCCATTCAAGTTTAAAGTCAAGTTGTATCATTTATATGCGCCAGGGTTTAGACTGGACTTCTCCTTTGTATCTATTCTAATTATATAAAAAATTGGGGAAAATTGCAAATTTTCATTTTAGGAAAATGGATTTTTGATTTCGTAAGGAAAATGTACCAGAGCCGTCGTTCTGGTGTGAACAATTTTTCTGAAATCCTAAAAGCACCGGCGGGGTTATCGTTTTTCGATAACGATATTTACTCCGAAAAAGCAGCTAAAAAAAATAAAAAAATTTTAAAAAAGTGATTGACAACTATTCTCGTCGGTGATATACTTGTGTCAACAAAAGCAAGGAGCAAACCGATGAAAACTTTCCACTTCTCGAACCTCGAACGTGTTTATAAGAACAACGGGCAGCATCTCGAGTATTGTCTGCGCGCGATGTTCGGGCAGCCTACCAAAGCTGACAACCGCAAGGGCGGAGCTGACCTCGTGATTGATGGTGTCGGCTATCAGGTCAAGGGCTTCAGAGCTACCCTTTGCCACGGCGCCAACCTGAGCGGTATCGAAACCGAATATGCTGAAGCGGACGGCTTCATCTTCGGAGACCTCGAAACCGAAACCGCCTACATCATGAGCAAGGCTGAGTTCATCCAGTTCGCTACGGCCTTCGCTGAAATCAGCAGAGAGAGCGGCAAGAACGGCGGGAGCGTCAAGATGAGACTGAACCGGAAAGTTGAAGAACAGAGAGCTTACCTTGCAAGGTAAGCTCCCACACCAAAAACAGCTAAAACATTAACGGAGGACAAAGAAATGACGAGAGAAGAACTGAAGAAGAAACTTGAAGACCTGCAGAACCGCGAGTTCTTCATCAATATGGCAGACCGCTTCACCGCTGCCGATTGGGAAGCTCTCGATCGGATCCACGCAGAAATGCGGCAGATCATCGCGGCTCTCAATGCAGCCTGAAAGCCGCTGCCGCGAAGAAAAAGATTAAAAGGGCTTGACAAACCGGAAGCTATATGCTATAATAGACTCATCAAGAGAAAGGAAAATAACATAATGAAAAGAGAAGCATTATTAAACGCAATGATTAGATTATATGGCTTTGAGCATGAGGCAGTTATTGAATTTGCAAGACTGATGGAGAATCCACAGATTAGTGATGAAGTGCTTGCCACCATCGTTCTTGTTCACGAAGAGTGTCCACTGGAAGAGGACTAACAGTCCTCTTCTCTTTAGAGACGGAGTTAGTCGCAACTAACTGGCATCGCCCGGGCGCCCGCTGCCGGGAAAGATTAAAAAGGACTTGACAAACAGACAACAGTGTGGTATAATGACATCATCAAGAGAAAGGAAGAATCAAAGATGTATATTGTAGATGTTGCCCTCTGTGGCGATGCAGACTCTGTTGTAACCCATACCGACCGCGTAAGCTTTTATTCCAAATGGGTCGCGCGCAAGTGGTCGCGCGAAGTTATCAAGTGCAAGGATGTTGCAAACGTGATGGTGATTGATAGTGAAACGGGCGAGATTGTGTTAGAACTGAACGAAGATGGTTCGGTTGAAATCGACTCAGAGGGGTGACCCTCTGAGTCGCCCGGGCGCCGAGTTAGCGGTTGCTAACTAAAAATTTTTTAAAAAACTATTGACAAAATTTTACTTTTATGTTATATTATAGTCAGAAAAAGAGAAAGGAATTCCGAAAATGAAAATCTGGTTTGACATGGACGGAACAATTGCAGACCTTTACGGCGTTGAAAACTGGTTGGAAAAATTAACCGCCAAAGATGCGACCCCTTACGCAACCGCCAAACCTATCCCGAATCTTTCGGTTTTCGCAAGATTTGTAAATAAATTACAGCGCAAGGGTTTTGAAATTTGTATCGTCAGCGCACTTGCCAAAAATACCGATACAGAATATGACGAAAAAGTAAAATCTGCAAAAATGAAATGGTTAAAAATTCACTTAAAAAGTGTGAAGTTCGATATCATAAAATTTGTTCCTTACTGGTTTTCCAAAAATGACGTAAACGAAGGAAACGATATTTTGTTTGACGATGAAACAAGACATCTTGAAAAATGGACTGGCAAAGCAATTCCCGCAAATCTGATGATGGAAAATCTCAAGAAATTAGCGTCTTGAGATTTTCCAAAATCCCGGGCGCGAACATGAAAAATTTTTTAAAAAGTACTTGACAAATTTTACAACTTATGTAATAATAAACTTAACAAAAGAAAGGAATTCCAAAAATGAATAGAAAAATGTGGAAAGAAATAATAAAAGAAACTTTCATTGGTTTTGTAAGAGTTATGGGAATTTTGATTGTATTTTTGATTGGAATTTATTTTCTTGCAAAATCTATCGAAAATGAAAAAACCATCACAAACGAAAAAAACACTTATCCAAAAACAATGAAAGTTGTGGATATTCAAGAAGATATCGTTACAGTTAAAGACGCAAACGGATTTATTTTCCAGTTTGAGGGCGCGGAAGATTGGATGATTGGAGATTTTTGTTCATGTATTATGGACTCAAAAGGAACAGATGAAATTCTTGATGATGAAATTATTGAAAAACGATATAGCGGATTTTTTGAGGAATCAAACTGATTCCTCTTTTTCTTTTTAAAAATTTTAAAAAAGTACTTGACAAATGCCCGGGCGCATGCTATACTATAATCACAGACAGGGAATGACGGCGGAAGGCGCGGGCGCAAACATCCAAGATGCAAAAAAATAATAATCCAAGATGCAAAAAATTTTTAAAAAGGGGTTGACTTTTTTTGAAAAACTGATATAATAAAATCATCAAGAGAAAGGACAATCGCCATGAGAAAAGAAACTTTCAAAAAAAACATCTCTTATATTTTTGACCCGAACAGAAAGAATGCCCATTATTCCCTTAACGGCGAAACATTTTTCAATCATGGCGATTTATGTGAGATTCTTGCCAAGTCAGTTCTCGGTTACGAACCGAAAAAAGACGCGAACACTCGCCACGATAAAGGGCATGATATTCCCGAACTGAACGCAAGCGTGAAATCTTATAAGTGCGGACTTTCCGACCGAAAAGATTTAAGAGTTGACAAATGGTATTTCTTCAATAAGTTTTTCGCCGATGAATTACCAAACACAACTTATATTTGGGTTTATGAGTACGGCGATTTTGTTGACCTTTGGTTTATGGATATGAATGAATTTAAAACGTTCGTTCTTAAGTGCGGCAGTTGGGATGATGGAGCGCACGAAAAGAAATGGCGTTTTACGAAAAGCAATAACACAATCAACAAATATTTGGAAAACTCTCTCGCAGGATGAGAGAGTTTTCCCCGGGACAAGCAAAAAAAATTTTTAAAAAGTACTTGACAAACCCGAAAATCTGTGTTATACTTAACTCACAGAAAGGGAAGGACAACCCACCAAACCCACGGGTCATGATGCCACTCGCGCAAGGCAACCGTAAAGACGGAAGACACAAGTTGTCAATGTAAGACCAATCCCGTGTAACAAATCAGTGGGCAGAGCCGACAAGGGGAATGAAAAATCGGCAGAACGCGACCTCCCCTCCCTCCCGTGGACAACTCCACGGGAGTTT